GGGGTAAGCGAGCACAAAAAGTAGAGGATTCAAAGAGGGGGGAACGGGAGGGAGACCGAGGGGGGAAGGTGTGGGGGGGTTTTAGGGGGGGGGGGGGGGGGGAAGTGATCCAGAGGTACCTGTTCAGGATTTTGACAAGGGGGGAGAAGATGAATCAAATACGGGGAGACCCTTTATTCATAATCCTCTGCCAATTAATAAAATGGGAAATAAAATACAAGGTGCGGTTATGGGATATTTTGAAAATAAAAAGGAAAAATATGAGAACCTATATAAGGTATACAAAGGGATTGAGTCTATAATGAAACAGCTACAAGAGTTTTTGGATAATACTGAATTTAAATATCCTGAATTATGTATGGGGATATGGGGGGGCTTGGATCTTATGTCAGGTGGCAAAGAAGCAGGTCTATTTATACCACTAAAAGGTCTAATATTAAATAATTTTTCGAATAAAGATGTAAAAGAGAATGATAATAGTATTGGGAAAAGGATGAGAAGAAGTTTTTCAAAAATAGGAAGAAGTTTGGGTAAAAAAGCGGGTGGTGGTAAAAAATCTAAGAAACGAAAGAAACCTAAGAGAACACAAAGATACAAAAAACCCAAGAGAACACAAAGATACAAAAAACCTAAGAAAACACAAAGATACAAAAAATCTAAGAAAGCTAAAAAATCTAAGAAAAAATCTCGTAAAATGAAATGAAAATGAAGACATTGAATTGACTTATCAGAATTTTATAATATTATATAAAATATAATGGATGAACCGTTGACAAGTGATGAAGAACAAAAATTAAGTGATATGGGGTGGAAAAGGGGGATGGAAGGTGATAGACATTATTATTATCGTAATGATAATGAATCCGATCGAGAATGGATATCTCCTCTTAATCCTAATTTTAAGGATAGGGAGGAATTAGCAGGAATGGGTTGGGGAATGGCAGCGGGCACGGACGGGGAGATTTTTTACTATAGAATTCAAGATCCCGAAGAAACTCAATGGATAAATCCTATCTATGGGGTGGTTCAAGAGTCACTGTTGGTCGGCGGGGTGGAATGGGATAAAATACTTAGTACCGATGGTTATATATACTTTTACAACAAGGCAACTGGAGAGAGTGTGTGGTCGTTGCCGGCAGAGGCCGCCGATGCGCTGGATGAGAAGGCAGAGGTCACCGATGCGCTGGGTGATGAGGAAGCGGTCGCATCTGCGCTGGGTGAGGAGGCAGAGGTCGCCGATGCGCTGGGTGATGAGGAAGCGGAGAGGGAGGCTGCGGAGGCGGCTGCTGCCGAAGAGAAGGAGGATCCCGAGATGGTAAAACTTTATGAAAGGATTAGAATAGCCGAAGAGGAAATGGAAGAGGCTGAGGCTAAGGCTAAATTACAGGCTGAGGCTGAGGCTAAATTACAGTCTGAGGCTAAGGCTAGGGCTGAGGCTAAGGCTAAGATTTTGGATAAGATTCAGGTTAAGGTTGAATTACAGGCTGAGGCTAGGGCAGAAGCTGAGGCTAAGGCTAAGGCAGAAGGTGAGGGTGCGGTAGATGAGGAAGAGGAAGAGGGATCTATATATGATATAGAATGGCTTAGTGGTCAAGCAGCATCCACCAATGATGAAGATACGAATATCAGTGAAGATACGAATATCAATAAAGATCCGAGTACCAACTTTAGTCAATATTGGGAAAATATAAAAACTGGGGCGGATTCATTAAAAAAAAGTATTTCTACTTTTGGGGAAGACAAATTGAGTAGATTACAGAATATATTATCCAATTCGGAAACCAATTCGGAAACCAATTCGGAATCTACATCTACTGGCGGTGGTATAAAAAAGAAACCTAAAAGAACTAAGAAGCATAAGAAACCTGTGAGAACTAAGAAGCATAAGAAACCTGCAAGAACTAATAAGAATAAGAAATCTCGTACAATGAAATCTAAAAGGAGACACTAAATTTTTCAATGTTTGCATTCATAAATAATTATAATCCATGTGAATAAAATTAAAACTAAAGACCACCCAATACATAAACAAATGCCCTTGTAAAGTTTATTTAAATTATGTTCAATATCATACGGATTTTCATGTTTAATTTCGTAATTTTGGTCTTCATGATCATATTCACGAATACCCATTATTTTCTTTTAGGTTTCTTTGAAATTTGATTTTGATTAAATTAATCAAATTTTAATTCAACTAATTTAGAATGTCTTACGAATATGAAAAATATCTTACATCTTCAGATAAAGTAAAAGAAATGATAGATACTTATGGTGTAGCTATTGTTCCAAATATTCTTGATGATTCAGAAATAAAGAATATGCAAGATGGAATGTGGTCTTATTTAGAGAATCTAACTCAGAAGTTTGAAATACCGATTTCTAAAGACAATCCCAAAACATGGGTTCAGTATCAAAAATTGTATCCAAAACATTCAATGCTTCTTCAGCAATATCAAGTAGGTCATTCACAATTTGTATGGGATATTCGACAAAATCCAAAAATAGTCAATATCTTCTCTAAAATATGGGAAGAAAAACCCGAAAATCTTTTAACAAGTTTTGATGGAGCATCATTTCATTTTCCGCCGGAAGAAACAAATAGAGGTTGGTATAGACAAACATGGTATCATACAGATCAAAGTTATTTTAGACCTGATTTTGAATGTATTCAAAGTTGGGTAACTGCTTATGATGTTAATGAGGGTGATGCTACACTTGCTTTTCTTGAATCGAGCAATCAATATCATAAAGAGTTTCAGGATTTTCACAAAATAGAAGATAAAAGTGATTGGTATAAACATACAAGAGAAGAGCAATCCTTTTATGAAAAAAAAGGATGTTCTGAAAAAAGGATAAAATGTAAGGCTGGTGATATGGTTTTCTGGGATAGTAGAACAATTCACTGTGGAACCGAACCTGTTAAAACAAGAAATAATCAGAATTTGAGAAATGTAGTTTATGTTTGTATGAAGCCTCGAAAATATGCCACAGAAGCGAATCTTCGAAAAAAAAGGAAAGCATTTAATGAACTTAGAATGACAACCCATTGGCCCCATAAGCCCAAATTGTTTCCAGTGAATCCTAGAACATATGGAGGACCTCTACCAAATGTAACTCCTATTCCTGAGCCAGAACTTACAGATTTGGGTAGAAGTGTGGCGGGTTTTTGAAAATGATATAAAGGTTTGTCGTCTATAATAGACTATAAATATGGATAAAACAATTTATCTTATTCGACACGGTTATTCTCTTCATAATCAATTATTTGATGAAATTGGGGCGAAGGCGTTTGAAGATGAAAGAGTATATGATTCTCCATTAATTTTTGGAGGGCAAATGCAATCGATTGAACTGGGAAATACATGGATAAAAAAATATGATATTGATTTGGTATTAGTTTCTCCATTATCTCGAACATTAGAAACATGTATGAATATTTTCGGTGATATGGATGTAGATATAATTTGCTTAGAAAATTTAAGAGAATATCCAATTGGTCAACATACTTGTAATCAAAGGAAATCTATCAATTTTTTATCTAATAAATATCCAAAGATAAAATTTTATATTCAAGAAAATGAAGATACTCTTTGGACACCAAATCATCGAGAATCAATAGAAGAATTAAATGAAAGAATTATTGATATTAAAGATTATATTCAAAAACGCACTGAGAAAAATATAGCAATTGTTGGACATGCGTCATTTATTGGTCAATTTAAAGATAATAAAATTAATTATAGAGAAAATGGAGATGAAGAATTAAAGCATTGTCATCCATATATTATGAATTTATAGTTTCGAATGTTTCTTTCAATTTTTTTAGTTTATATTTACTATTATAATTCCTTTTAATTTCATATTTATAAATAGTCAAAATATACTTATCTTTGTATCTTAAAAAACTATTAATATCTTCAATTTTATTAATAATTTTTTCTTTTATGATATTTAATGTATCTAAATTATAGAAATGTGTTATATTCTTTTCATTGATTTTATTACTTATCCAGAGATAAATGATTTGATTGATTACTTTATTTTTTAATTTTGGGCCATCATAAATTTTAACATCACTATCAAATACAATTTTCATTCACAGTTTCTATAATTTATTATAGATTATTTGCATGGACTAAAACTTTTGCGATGCCATTGAGTTATTCCATACTTTTTTATTCCCTCCATATGATTTTTGGTTCCATATCCTTTATTTTTCATAATATCATATTTTTCTAGATCAGCATTTTCTTTACACAGATTACTTATATATTCATCTCTGTATTCTTTTGCTAAAATAGAGGCAGCTGCGATATTCAAATATTTATCATCTCCGCCTGGTATACAAATATGGGGTATTACTTCGAATGTATTCATATCTGTATAATAAGGAAAATATGAACCATCTACTAAAATTCTATCAATTGAAATATATTTTGTGATTTCGGTTACTACAGAATGCATCCCTTTCACTGTAGCTTGTAATATATTGATTTCATCGATAACTTTTTCATCTATCATTTTTACTGAATATGATATAGCATTGTTTTCGATATATTCTCTTAAAATTTCTCTTTTTTTCTTGGAACACTTTTTAGAATCTTTGATTTCATAGGGGGGCGGATTATCTGTAATATCATTCATAATGACACCGGCAACAAATACAGGACCGAATAAACAACCTCTGCCAGCCTCATCTATTCCGATTTCAATATTATCTTTAGTGTAAAATGTGTTCATTTATCTTTTAAAGCAGATACATTTTAAATAATTTAAATTTGATTTATATTGACGATTGAAGAATCAATCAATATTTCTCCACTTCCAGTCAACTGGGTGTATCTGGTATGGCTGCGAACACGCCTTTTACCGATGATGAGTTCCTGGTGGCGCTGGATGACCTGCGCTCGCCCGATATCGGCTCGAAGAAGCTGGCGATGAAGATGAAGGCGGCGCATCCCTCGCGGGAGTGCCGGGGCGCGAGGGCGGTGCGCGATGTGCTGCAGGTGATGCGAGGGCCCGATGGCGCGGCGCTGGTAGCCGCGGCGCGCGCACGCCTTTCCGAGCTGGAAGATCCCAATCAATCATATGCTCCATCTCCTGCGCCCGCTCCATCTCCTGCGCCCGCTCCATCTCCTGCCCCTGTTCCCACCAATAGTATCATAATCAAAGCTGTTTCAATGCATGATGATTTCAAGGTCCGAGATTCTACTGATAATTCTATTGAAATTCGTATTATGAATTCTCATGGTCATTATTCTGTAATACTATCTGAAACTGAAGATTTTTGGAAAGAACATTCTAAATATTTTCAGAATAACTTTGACATCTTTAAAAAAATTGTTAAACAGACACTCGTTGAAAAATCGGGAGATGTGAATTATTCTATCATAAAAGAAGATATGAAAGAAATTGTTTTGAAATTGGAGTATCATTCACTATTTTCTTTTACAATTTCGATAACACTAGAAAATGAAATGAATAAGATTATGGAACTTCAAAATGAAAATAGAATTTTGAAAGAGAAGATTCGTAAACTAGAAAAAGAAAGAGTAGTTGACTCGAAAACTCAAGGTTGGACACGAATAAGACATGCTGATGCTTGGGCTTATAATAATCCGCAATCTGTAAATAACTTTAATGAAGCAAAAAAGATATGTATTGAAAAGGGATATGGTGGATTCGTCGATTGTTCAAAATATAATTGGTATGGAATAAGAACTCAAGCTCCAGAAAGTAAAGGCGGTCCAAATTATGTTTTGAATAACCTGTGTAAAAGGGACCGTCCTATTACTGAAAAACCTTGGGGTGCTGAAAAAGATGGGAGGAAAGAATGGGATGGAGATATTATTTTGAGTCCTGGAGCTGATTTTCGTCTAATTAAACAAAAACAAGATGAGGGATTCGAAATAGTATGGGATAAAAAAGATTATGGTACTTTGGAAGAAATGGGTATTGTATACATGTTATCTTGAAGTAATTATCTAAAGAAATAAATCTATAATAAATTAAATTATGGAAACAACAAAATATCTATGGAAAAATGACGGCGATCAAAATAAACAATGCGTTGTTACTTATCTTAATGAAAAAAATGAGAAAATACAGGGTAATATAGTTACTTCAAGTGACACAGAAAATCCGTATTCAGAAACTAGCAAATATAAAAATGCTGTTTGTGTTGGTGAAGCTACGAAATTTGTATCTTTTCAGTATCCCGATACCTATCCATTTCGTTATGCATAAATTTAATATGAAATAAGATTGAAAAATGCATGAGATTTATTATCATGAGAGTTTAGATATTGCGGTTTAACTGAATGTTGAGAAGAACAACTCCCTAACTGCCATGTCTTTCCTCCATCACACGAACTGGGTGTTAAAAATAAGAAAAGAACTAATATAACTGCTGCTGCTAAAATATAGGGTGATATTTTTTTTATATTTGCTTTTAGATTCATTTATATTTAAAGTTTAGATTATATTTTTTATAAATGATAAAATTGTGTGTATTTGATTTAAGTGGTACAATTGTTGACAGATTTTCTCTCAGTCCGTATATTTCTCTTAAAAACTGTTTTAAGAAACATGGAATAAATATTAATGATTCTTTAATTTTTAAGGATATGGGTAAAAATAAATTAGATCATATTAATGAGATTTTGAATGATAAATATGTCGCAAGAAATTGGTTTCAACTACACAAAAAATATCCAGGAATTAATGAAAGTCAACAAATATATAATGATTTTAATTATTATCAAATAAATGAAGGAATGAATATGATAGATATTTTACCTGAAACGAAAAAATGTATTGATATTTTGCAAAAAAATAATATATCAACGGGTGTTACCACAGGTTTTAATAAACCAATCACAATGAATATAAGAGATAAATTGATAGATAATGATATCTTTATTGATAAATATGTATCATCGACATGTCTAGGTCTTCCAGGGAGACCTTATCCTCATATGATAAATAATATTATGAATTCTATCAGTTTAAAAGATCCTACAAAAGTTATAAAAATTGACGACACAGTAATTGGTCTGAAAGAAGGGAAAATGGCTGGTTGTATTACAATCGGTGTTGCGAAATGGTCCACCTACATGTATATGAAAGAAAAAAACGCGTCTATTAGTAAAGAAGAATATGTGGAGAAATTAAAAAATTCGAGGGAAATATTATATTCAGCTAAACCAGACTATGTTATTAATTCACTAGATGAATTGTATCCAATTATTCATCAATTAAATCAAGGATTTTCCCGTAATTTTCGTATAGGAAATATTCGTAATGCTTGATAATATTCGAATGAGATGATTTCAAAACATAGGCTGTTTTATAGTTGTTAATAAGTAAGTTTTTTCCTATGGCCCATTCGCTAATTTCAATATCATACTGATTAAAGATTCTATGACTTGCGGGTCGAACAGTATTTGGATTCAATGCAAATACAGGTCCTGGAGCTCCAACTTTATTATCATATAGTGAATGAAGTGTCTTATCCATTAGAAAACTATTAGATAGTGTATCATCTTCTCTCCACCCTCCGGGACTAATATGGGCATGATCATATCCTAGTTCAAAACCAGTTATACAGCAACGATTATCATAATATTTTTTCGTTTCGAGCTTGGTTTTTTGAAGACGATTTATTGATTTTTGTTTTTCAGATTTATCATCATCATTTTTGATAGAAATTTCTTCTGATTCATTGACAGTTGTAATTTCATTTTCTTTTTCAGTTATAGATACTTCTTCTAGTCTATCTATTTCACATTCTGATGCTGAATCATATTCGGCAATATCTGAATCATAATCATAATCTTCATTTCTTGAAAGCATATTTTTGTATTCTTCTTCAGATAGCTTTTGTATATTATCGATAGCTATGTGACCAATTGCCCCATCATTTTTAAGAACTTGTATTCTTTCCTTTTTATTTTTTGGATTTGTCATTTTTTGAAATGTTCCAAAAACCAATTTCCCTTTAGTTGTTCTAACTTTATCTCCAAAAGCGAGATTGTCCATTGATTTTAAATACTGGATTTCTAGTATCAAAATCAAATTTTTATATGGTATAAAGTAGATATGGTTGATTGTTGTGAACATACAGCCAAGGCTAAAAAGTGTACTCGTAAAAAAGATAAAAAAGTATTCACATTGCCAAGGAGATTTTCTAGAGAAACTTGTCTAAAAAAAATAGCGGGATTTACAATGAGAAGCAGTTGCGCTCCATATAAAGGATGTAAAAAAGGTGGAGGAAATAGCGTGTTTTATTTGTCCGGTGGGTGTTTTTGGCATGTTCAGAAACAATATGATAAATTAAAAGGAGTAAAAGAAACTGAAGTTGGTTATATGGGGGGTAAAAAGACCAATCCAACTTATAAAGTAGTTTCTTCTGGAACTACTAATTATGCTGAAACTGTCAAAGTCAAATATGATGAACAAACTGATTTTAGAAGATTAGTAAAATATGGCTTAAAAATCCATGATCCAACTTCGATAAATCGACAAGGATTGGATATTGGGAAACAATATCGTTCTATTTTCTATTATTCAAATAATTTAGAAAGATCTATCATTGCTCAAGAAATATCCCTGTATGAAAAAAAAGCGAAGAAACCTGTTGCAAGCCAAATTTTATCGACGAAAAATTATAAATTTCATAGAGCTGAAGAATATCATCAAAAATATTCAATGAAAAAAGAATGCACACCATTAACAGAAGATATAAATGTTTATAATAAGATATGTATTCATAATCGAAATTTAGCTGAGAAAAAGTTCACCGGTAAATATTTAGATCCAATCTATCTTAAAAAGAAAGGTAAATTTGTATGTCCTTGTTGTAAGAATAATTTATATCATACAAGAGATATGTATGATTCTGGTTCTGGATGGCCTGCGTTTAGTAACACATATGATAGATTAGGACAGAGATCCAAAAATGTTACTTATCTTCTTAAAAATAAAGAATTAAGATGTAGAAAATGTAATATTCATTTGGGACATCGGACTTTTGATGGCCCGACTAATTCAAAAATACACGATTGTATTAATTCAGCGTGTCTTCATTTTATTCCAAAAAAATTAGGTGGAGGAAAAACAAAATTTCTCTATAATCCAAATAATCCTAAGAAATCATTTGATGTGTATATTGATAAAAATCCAAAAGATACGATTTCAATTCAATATAAAACATTAACAGATGTTAAAAATACAATTAGAAAACTAGAAAAATTGTATAAATCTGGAAAATATTCTCATAAACGAATATGGCAAGTTGGAATGATAATGAAAGTGCGGTTAGAAGTCATTCAAAAAATGAAAAAAAAACAATATAAACTTTCAAAAAGATATTACGAATTCTTGAAAAAGAGAACAAAAGTAAAATCAGATAAAGGACGCAAAATGATGATATTTAAATTATAAATTTGATAGTGGAACCATATATCCTTTAAAAAAAGGAATGCACACTTGTCAATTTGGAGCTGTTAGAATAGATGATGTAAAAGTTCAAAAGAAATCTTCTAAAAAGAAAAAAAATAATAATTACTAAATTAATTTCTAATTAATAGTATAATAGATGAATAAATATATATATGGTGGCGGAAAAAAGAAGAAACAAAAACAAAAAAAGAATACTAAGAAAACTCATTATGGAACTAAAAAGAAGAAATCTATAAAAAAGAAATCTTCGCACAAAATGACCCGAATTCAAAGAAAAAGCAGAGGTAGATATGCACAAGTACACAAGAAAATGAAAACAAAACGAAATAGACAGCGTGGCGGCGGGCGCGGCACTAAGAGAAGGAAACAAGAACCACCCCGGGCCGCGGGGGACTCGGATGATGAGGGAGGGCCCGGGTGGGAGGAGGAAGATGAAACATCGTTTATGAGGGGAGCCCGTTACGCCCGGATCGCCGCGCCCCCCGCAGGGGGTGACTCCAAACCACCACCCGGGCCCTCCTACCCACCCCCGCCGAAAAGGCGGTAACCGTCTTAGTTTTCAACGGAACTCGGGCAGCTGCTCAGTGAGTATTTGGATGAAAATAATTACGCGCTGGCGCTGGAAGTGGCTAGGGCAATCCCGGGAGAGGAAGAAACGGTAGAGTTTCTAGAGGGACAACTAGAAGCAGAACTCCTGTCAGCCCCCGAACGAGCGGCTGAAGAGAAAAGAGAAATTCATAAAAATTCCAGAGGATGAAGAAAATACTAAGATGTTAGAAGATTGTGAAGATTCTATTGAAATCAAATTATAAATTTGATATCTTGTTCCATATATCCTTTAAAAAAAAGAATATGCATTCTTTGAATACATCTTATCCTACGCTTGTTTCTGAAGAATATATAGTTGATCCTTCAATTATAGAGCATCTATTGACAGATACAGATAAAAAAAGACAAAAAGAATATTATGATTATACTGATAAATATAATCCTTATCTTCATTTTATAAGAGATATTACATCGGGTTTTTTAGAATTGAAAAATTTTGAACATAAAAAAGATAAATGGTATATGGATGTCATAAGATATAATTTGAAGAATGAAATTCAAGGGGTTGATAGTGGTTTAGCATGGCATTGTGAAAATGATAATTTTCCAAATGTTATAACAGTTCTAATGTATTTGCATTTAGATGATGAAGTAAAAGAGGGAAATCTGAGATATATGGATATAAATAATAAAAAACTTGTCTTGAAAATAAAAAGCGGAACAACTGTTATTATGGATGGAAATGTTCCTCATAAACCCCAAAATCCCTATGGAACTGGGAAAAGAGATTTAATTATTGTTAGTTTTGAGAAGTTATGAAATTAATTATTTTAAAGTTAATTATTTGAAAGTCCAAGAATTTAATTCCAATATTCGACTTCATTATCTACATAATAATCTTTAGTTTTTGCTGAGTCGTATTCAAGATAATATTCGAAATTCATAATATTATCTACTGAGAGCACCAATGAAAAACACTATACAAAATAGTATTATGAAAAATAAAGAAATATCACTGTTAGGATCAGGATAATTATGATTATATGCGTAAACAATGTCGAATATAGGATTACTGTATCTTCCTCCGGGACAATTTGTTCCCCTTTCATCTTTTTTTGCGACTTTGATTCTATGAGAATGAAGGATATTTTGCTGATATAATTCAATCGTATCTTGATTATTTTCTCTTTGACTTTTCAATGAAAAGTCACATCCAGTGTTTATCGGAGGACAACATCCAAACTTACTATTTTCACAAGGTTCAGTTTTATAGTGAATATTCCAAAGATGAACTAGTGAATCAAGTGAAGGACAATTCGATTTTATCCTGTCTCTTGCAATAATTCTGTAAAGAGATAGTTTATAATCTTCGTAATCTAAATAATCATCTTCTATTCTACATTTGTAGTAGATTTCACAACATCCATATTCTAAATCATCACAGGTTTTTCTGTGATGATTATGGGGTCCACGAACAGATGCTGTAAGATCATTTGGAGGAATAGATTCTACTATATCTTGCGTTCGATTATAATCAAATGATACATCATCGTACATAACATACAATAATGGAAAACATATATACAAGATATAAATAACTAAAAGAATAAATAACAGACATAAATTTGAGAAACACATTTGTTTTAGAGTATAAGTTTTCTTTTTCTTTTCTGTTTCACCTTTTTCAATATCATATTCTTCAGAAACAACTGAAGGATTATTATTTGATGGAAGTTCATCATATTCAGACATCTTTGAATTCAAAGATAATTAATTGTTAGTAATCTTCTAACAGATACAATCAAATTTATTTCAAATAATAACCATTAATATGTTTTTTAGCATAGCAAGCAGATGCATAATGGCCTTCTCTGCCGCATCTGAAACAAACTATATCTTCATCGCTCGAATCTGAATATTCGTCTGATTCAGACATTAATTCTCTCAATTCCTCTTGTAATGCTCTAGCGCCATCAAAATATTTATTTCCTCTTTTGCGAGGACAATATACATTTTGATGAAATATGCAACCTCTTTCACTATCAAACTCTTTACCACAATAAGCACAAGACCACACTGTAAATGAATCTTTGATAGGTTTGCCATTTTCATAATTCGTAGCATAGCAAGAATCTTCGGCATGACCAAATCTTTTGCATCTTTTACACACAATTAAAGAAGTTTTACTTTCTCTTATTTTTTTTCGGCTTTTTGTACAATTACTCGCAAAATGTCCTGTTGAACCACAATTATAGCATTTATCTGATGAACTTTTTAAAATATTTTCTATTGCTTTTATGCTGCTTGAAATATTTATCTTACACCATGGTCCTCCTCTAACATTTTCAATGCCATATTTTTCCATATATTCTTGAGTTATTCTTTGTTCATCATATTCAGTTTGTTCTGGTATTAATTGATATAACTGTACGGGCTTGTATTTTTTTGTCCAAGCAGAACCACCTTCAGTAAAATGAGTTTCTAATCTATAAGAAGGATTCTCGGTTTTTCCTACATAATATTTATCATTTTGACATTTTAAGACATAAATAAAAGGCATATTTTGGTGAGTATTTGAATTCAAAGATAATTAATTGTTAGTAATCTTCTAACAGATACAATCAAATTTCTAAATTTCATTTACACCTTTGAACATTTTAAAGCTTGATTTTCCTAAAATAAGGTTTATTTAATGTCCATCATTGTTAGATAAATCGCCACTTAATGGTATAGAATCAACAATCATAGGTGGTTCAGGAATAAGTGGTCTAATGTAATCAGCGCATCTACTCTGAGCACGCGGATCTTTAATACAATCTTCATCAGCACAATCAGTTAATCCGTCTCCATCATTATCTAGATTATCAAAGCATTCCCTACCATATTCTGAGTTAGGTGTCCTACAACGACCATAAATCCTACAATCCGGGTCATCGCAATCGGACAATCCATCACCATCATTATCAATTCCATCAAAACATCCACCTCTTGTTTCATGTGTTTCAGTAATGTTATCGTGATGTTCTCTACAACTCGACTCGCCCATAGTTAAGCACATACGCCTCGAACAGAAGTTAATTCCTCCATTTGTAACAGAACAAGTATTACAACCATCATACCATACAGCACAATTTGTAGGGATTTCTTTCGGTTCGGTGGAGCCACTTGTTTCTTGACATAACCTATGGAAATCTGACCACCCTGTTTGACCAATAATATTGTCAAGATTTAAAGTTGATTCGCAATTAGTGAATACTAGATTGACTAATGAAGCACATTCGGGTGAACATTGATTCGGAAAACCAGAAATACACATGTCTTTGTTTGTGCAACAAATATTATTCATTTGTGATAAAACGCTATAAGATTGAGAGCAATGAAAGAAATCGTTTTCATTGGTAGAATATCTTTCACAACTTGCTTCACGCTTCGCCGTGTAACATGCATTTTCTGTACAATCTACTAATGAATTTGTTGCTTTTTCATAAGAACAAGAATTACAACCATCATTCCATACTTCGCAATTATCAGGTAAACAGTTCCCCCATTGATCGCGGACTGTTGGGCAAGTTGGACGGCAGAAACCAGGAGCATCTGCTATCATTGGTCCAAGAATATATACGCATTCTAAATTCTGGTCACAATTTGACATCATATTCATCGGAACCATTCCACCACACATGTTTCCTTCTTGAATAATAGTGGGTTCAGAAATACCACCTGTGAATTGTGGCTGAGCAAAAACAGAATTAAGCATACATAATTTGAGAAAACTAATCATTTATATAATATATATATAATATATTTTTTTAAGTATTTTTAAGTATTTAGTTATTTAATGAAATTATTTAAATATTCGGCGTTAAATGTTCAAAGGTGTAAATAAAATTTAGAAATTTGATTTAAATAAAGTAATCGTAATATATTAAGATTATGACAACAAGGAAATTATTAGTTGATAATTACAACCTTTATCTGAAGGCGAAGGGAGTAAGACTTCCGGGAGAAAAATCCAAATTGGGATGTGCTCTCGAATGTCTGGTAGAGAATATGGGTCAATTTAATCATATTGATACTATAAGAGAATATGTTGTAAATAGAGGATTCAAACTATCAGGTCAAGATACATTACAAGTAAGACATCTGAGTACTCAAAATGGTTTCAATATTATTAAGGAAGGTAGAAATTGTCATAAATTAGTTAATTTAACCGAACCGCATCCAGGGTTCATACCAGAAAGAAGAAATATAGAACTGATAGATACAGAGTGGCAAAATCTGCTACAAGAATATAATTCCATGTGTGTGAATTGCGGTTCAACACAAAATGAACCCTTGAGATGGAATCCAACTGAGACTACTACTTTACAGAGAGGACATATGGATCCTAGATTACCACTTACTTTGGCGAATTGCATACCACAGTGTCAGTTTTGTAATCAGAGATACAGAAATAGAGCGGTCTTTGATAATCGTGGAATGGTTAAAGAATTATTGAATAACTAGAGAATTGTCATAAATTAGTTATATTTAATTTTTTTATATGAATTAATATATATGGCAAGAAGACCGGGTCCCTCTCTTAAAAATGCAGTTATAGATGGGGATTATGATCGTGTTGATCAAATTATTGGTAGTGTAGATAATATAAATCAAAAATATGAAAACGGAAATACATTGTTACATCTTGCAATATTAAATGCAAAACCACAGAGTGATGAAATAGTCAAATTATTACTAGAAAAGGGTGCTTCAATGGCAATTCAAAATAGCGCAGGTGAAATACCCACACAAACAGTAAGAAGATTATTAAACCCCGCAGGTAGTCAAGAAGCTAAAGTATCACCTTTGGATAGGGGAAGAACCCCGCAAAGTGAAAGATGGGCAACAACAATCGCACCCACCCCCCTATACAGTTCGCCCACAGCCTCATCTCGCGCTGCCCCAGATCCCCAGCGTCGGCACACTGCACCTTCGCGTACAATAAGAACTTCCAAAATATCTCAACAAAATTTGAAAAAAAGAAATGATGCCTATGATAATATTCGTGATAATATTGAAAAATTATATAAAATATACCCTGCTTCTGAACTGGACGATTTATATAATAAATTCACAGTATATGATGGTAATTGGAATAAAGAAATATTAAGACAAGAAAATCGCAATCTTTTTGTTTTTGCTGATAATAAGCGTGATTATGGTACTATGAAAGTTGGTGCCAATCAAGCAAGAATAAGAGGCGCGCAAAATGCATTTGGATTTTCAACGGGTGATTTTGGTGGGTTCAATGGTAGATATAAAGATATAGATTTTGATAAAAATATTCCAAAAATTAATTCAGATTTTAAGAAGCTAATGGGAAGTTACAGGCGTTTTATAAAAATCTATTTTTCGAAAGGATTTCTAGGGACAGGGATTTTTAAATTACAATATTTTTCACCAAAAACTTTCATGTATTTATATTATTTATTAGTTCCAAAATCTCCAGGCACATTTCAGAACCAGTTAAATATGAGTGTTGTTGCTCGCGCATCTTTTGATTATAGTTTTTTATTCAACACTATGGAAGAATATTATTCTGCTTTTTCTGGGTATTCATTAAGTTATGAACCGCGTAATCAAATATTTGAGGGAATTACAGGACAGAAAGAAACAAATCCGGGTATATTCAAAAAGATCATTTCAAACTACAAAAATTATGTAATTGGTGATGATTCATCTTTATCAGCAGATGTAAACTTTGAATTAGAGAGAGGTATTTTATTTGAAGTACTTTATAACTATTCTGAAAGTAAAGAAGACTTTTTGAAAAGATTAGCAGAGTATTATGGTCCATCTTCTGATGACCTCCTATTCTCGCCGCGATTGAGGATGAGATAGATATAATAAGAAGAAAATTTAGTGATTCTCAACTGGACAATATAATGAGTCAGTATAGAGACTATAGAGCGTAAAGAACACTTTTTAAAAAGATTAGCAGAGTATTATGGTTTTTCACTAGATTACTATTTAAAATTAAAATTCATAGATATATCAATAATATGCAAACAGAATTACTTGATAAATCTCAAGAGAATAAGAAAACTGAGAAATATGTATGTAGAGAAACTATTTGCAAATGTGGAATAGCATTATTATGTTTTATGATAGGGGGTAGTTTTTCATTTGTTATAGGATATCGTTATTTTTGTGATTCAATAGATGCTTCGGAAAGTGGTGATGGACTATTCTAGAAATTTGATTTTCAATTAAAGATTATTAGCATTATATAAGTAAATACTGATGTCTGGTTTTCGAGAAATCACCGATGTTATTGGAGAAAATGTAGGGGATCATCAAACTGATAATAAGATGTATATCGAAGTCGCTTCGGCGATAACATATGAAAAAGAAGAGTTTGAGAAAACAGTTGACTCTCTTTTATCTTCGGAAAGTGTTATCTCCCTGTTTATTCAGGGTGAGCTAAAGGAGTTGGGTTCAAAGGATCCTGCTTCGAATTTCAGACAGAAACATGATATTATTGAGAATAACAATGTAGTATCGAATCTCAAACTTCTAATGGAGAAATACAGTTTGCTATTTGGAAAACCGATTGTGATTTCAACCGTAGGGAGGCATGACCGTTATCTTTCATTCTTCATAGAGGAATCTGGAAGGATTGTTGCTACAGATAGTCGCGATTGTCAATCAGGTGCATTTACAAGGACGATGAATAGTTTTCAGGAAAAACATGGACTGACTGGACAAACAATGGTGAAGATGCGTAATGCTTGTATGGGAAGCAGATATAAAACATATATGGCGGATGTTTTGTCCTTTGTCTTTATAATTGATAGTATTTACTTTCCAGAGATGTGGGAAATAGTCAAGAAGAAGCCTGTTATTTACAAATCATCGGATATTCCAAATGTTATGAATAAAGATTCAACTCAATGGTCGTCAAAAGATGGTTTTGATTATTTGTATTTCGAGTCATCAGATGATTCAGAGAGTTTGGAGTTTCTTGTTCCCAAGAAAGGTGTAGTTGGGAAAGTATATTCCCAGATTCTCCAGTTGCTGTCAACATCTGAGAATGGATTCAAAGAAATGGTGAGGAGATCATTGAAAGATAATGTGAGATATTTGAGATTTTCTGATTATTTGGTCAATGATATTGATGATGTTATTACTATCTTTGCAATTTTGAATGCTTTTAGTTATTGTGAGTTGGATTCCGATGAAAGAATGATGAAAGAGAATCTAGAACAAATTGCGAAGAAGATTGTAGCGTAAGTAATTTCTTAGTACAAATTTTATATAAATTTTTTATGTTCTTTTAGTAAGTATATGTCTTTATTAGAAGAAAACAATGTATTATTAGATAATTATGAATCATATCAACAAAATATGACCTATTTATTTAATAAACTAGAGTGTAATTTCAAACAATGTGAAGGATTGGAATTTGAAGGTGGGGATAGAAAGGCTATTTCTGAGATGATTAATTCTGTATCGGGCGATACTAATAGTATTTATGGGGAATTTGATTTCAGTGAGGGAAATGTATTTAAGGAGGATGGTGGATTTTCTGATGAATTTAGAGAGAGATTACAAGATGCCTATCCACGCGACGGCGCGTGGCTACAGGGTGGTGCAAAATATGAAAAAATGGAAAATGCCCTGAAAAAATATAGAAGTGGGTCTGGAAGAATTGGGAAAAAATGGAAAGATCTTCGAAATGAATTTAAAGATACTGCAGATTTTCATATGAGAATTTCTGAAGCAAAAACTCAATTAGATAGTTTTAAACAAGAAGGGCAATCTGTTGAAAATTTTTATAAAGATTTAGATATAGATGGTTTAAAATTAGATGCATCCAAGGGAAGAGATAAACAAGCAATGGAGAGTTTATTGGAGTCAATGAAAGGTATTTCAGAAGGTCTTAAGGAACCGTTGAGCACGGAGGAGAGAAAGTTTCGAGATATGGCAGAAAAAATACAAAGAGATTTAGCCAAAGAAACAGATCAAGAAGGGAAAAGTGTTAAAAAATCTGGTAAATTTGCAATGGGAGCTGGCTTATTAGGAATTGGTATAGGTTCGGGGGTAGTGGGAGCTATCCTATTAGGAGGAGCTGCATTAGCAGCAAAAGAGACAGAGAATACACCGGGCCTTGCATATCAAGCGGCTCAACAAGCTAAATGTGTTTGTTCTTGTTTAAGCAATTCGAGTAGATTATCGGGAGCCGTAATATCGGATGTAAAAGATGAAAAAAAGGAGATATGGGATGATTTTTGGAACAGAAAAGATAGAGGGTATGGAGATAATGATGATAAACATAATATGGATGATTATTCTTTAGTTTCAGATTTTTTTAGTAATATTCTCCCTAGATATATATTCAATAGTGATAATTATGATAGGATAATAAAATCTTTGAAGTATTTGTATATTACAAAAATAGGGGGGTCTATGTTTTTTAGGGAACCGCCCGATAACTTAGTAAGAGATGATGGTAAAGACCTCGGTGAAGATGCTCAAGATATTGCTACGCCTGTATCGGGGTTTTGGGATAATTTAAAAAAAAATCTTAAAATAGGCACCAATGCGGCGGATACTTCAGAAAATCCGATTGAAAATGCAGCATATGGAGCGCAAGTCGGCGAATTAGTTTGGGGGATTATAATATTCCCACCATTTGCCTTTTCTATAATCTACTTCATATCTGTAATCTTACTAATGTTTGTTTATTTGACTGATGCGATTATATTATCTTTATTGAATAAGAGTTTTATGAATTATAAATTATTAAGATATTCAGTATACATCATAATTTTTCTTTTATCTCTACATATTTTTTATCTACTAGTAATATTTCAGATTTTCAGAAAACCACATGATTTGGATGCTAATTTACCAGGTAATTTTCCTTGGGAATGGTCTGAAAATACAGGGGCAGATAATATAGAATATAGTTTAGATGATCCAAATGCTTCCACATGTTTTCCAGATTCTTTAAAAGTAGATAAGGAGAATATAATTGCAGATGAAGCTGAATGTGATAATGGCATTTTAAGTGGCAAAGATACATATGATTTCAGAGCATGTGATTCTCCTGGGTATGGTGTAGTTAGAGATGAAATTGGTCGTGATGTGGAAAATAAAAATACTTGCGATAAATGTTGTTATTTGGGTATTAATAATACAGATTATGAATATCAAAAGAATCATATCAAAAATTGGTGTAAATATATGGGAGGATGCTATCCTTCTGAATTTGTTGCCACTCAAGAAAATAATTGGTGGAACTATAGTACTCATACCAAACCGAAAGATTATTATTGCTGGGCCAAAGGGGATACTGAATTCAATGAATTAGATGCATGTGATAAAGGCACATCAACTCCCGCTGTATTAAAAGGAGAAAAATGTTATAATAGTTGTTATGAACAATGTATTACATCTATTTCAGAAGAACCTACTGTTGGTATCTATGAAAATATATTCATTTATATTCTAACAACAATATTTTTCCTAATTTTATCTTGGTTTATAATGAAATTTATTCTTTATAATTTCGCTAGTTCTAAAAGTTTTACAGAATCAGTTTCTTCTGCAACCAAAGGAATAAATGTGAAATCTCCTAGTATAGAAGATTTAAAAAAAACTGGTTCGGGGAAAATGGGAACAAAACTAAATGAATCTGGTAATTCAAAAGTAGCATATGTATATAAGGTTTTTGCAAAATTATTTTATCTTGTGTATTATATTATAATTGTGCTTATGGTCATTTATGGTGGCAAAAAATTAATAAGCTATATATAATAAATTTGATATTTACATGAATATTTATTAACAAACTTATGAATAATTTAGTGGGAATTATATGTATTATCTTTTATTGGTGTTCAAGTTATAAAATATTTCATTATTTGGATAAAAGGGAAAAGGAGAGAGATAAAAGATTCTCGAATACTAATCTTAAAATTGTAATTTAAATTTATATTACTTATTTATTAATCTACTATATAGTAAGATTAATGGATAAAAAAGATAATTCTATAATTGAACAAATTATAGACACGATAACAAATCCGTATATTATTATTGGACTTCTTATAATTCTAGGGATTTTGATAGCAGTTGGAGAATTATACTATGTTCTTTCTGTAATGAATCCTACTTTTTTGTATTATTTTGCAACGGGGGATTTAACAACTTATATAAAAACTGATAAAAATACGATAGAATCTTATCTTCAACCTAAATTCACACTTAAATCTTCAACAGATAAGTTTAAGAATTGTTCGACTCTGACAAATACATATAAACTGAAAACATTAACGGAAATTCAAGATTATATTTATAATATTTATCGTGTAGGAGATTTTAGTGAAGAATCGGAACAAATATTAAACTCACAAACAAATCCCGATATTGTAGATTTATTAAATAGGACAGTTTATAGTATTAATCCATATAGCCCCGAAGGATTATCAAATATGATAGAATATAATTATAGAGATAATATATTTGATTTAGATACACCATCATCTGATTATTTGGGTATTAATTTTGCACCCGATTTACTACCAGATTTAGTGAAGAGAAATATTGATTTACAAAAATATACAAATCTCAATTTTGGGAGTAATTTTGGTAATTTCTTAAGACTTGACAATAATCTTATTATGAGTCATCGAATTAATTCTTTATTTCCAGGAAAAGAAATCACTTTCAATCAAACTAAAGTAAGTAATTCTGAAGATGCTAGAAATTATGAAGAAAAAATACGAATTTATTATTTAATGAATAAAGTAAATTCAATAGTTCCATTTAATGGAGAAGAAGATACAATTAGTACAAATAATGATATACCTACAGAAACTCTTACTATTTTTAATCCATCCATAGAAAAATGGTTCACGATGTATAATTTTAACGAAAAAACAGTAAATATTGATAATGGATTGATAAGATTGAATAATACGAGAGTTATTGATATGTCTATACCTGAATTAATAGTTGAATTTAATTGGTCAGAATCGAAACAACATTATAATACAAATTCTCTCAGAAAGTTAATAAAAAGATATTTGCCAGCAGAACAACAAGATTCTTTGTGTCAAATGAATTATAGTGAACTTAAAGCTTTAACACAAAGTGACCCTTCTCTAACCCCTCATCAAACTGAATTCAGTCAATATCCAGACTCTGCTACAGCTGATATTATTGATCAAGATGCACTTTTTTTAGAATTATTGACAATCAATGTAGGTATTGAGCCAGCTTTGCCACCTTCAACTACTGAATTGGCCGATTTGGTAGCATGTGGATTAGATGCAAAATCAAATTGTGATACAGCTTATCAATTAGATAGTAATACTAATCTTCCCTGTCGTATTAATGACGGAAGTACATTTAATGAATTACTTTTGACTATGAGAGAAAGAATGAAAACTGATTTTGGCGAAGATGGAGATGATACAACACCTACACCATTTACAAATCAATATATTAATTTTTTGAATAATCAATATTCTGCGCTATATACAATCAAGAAATATGGAGATACTACATTTGATTATGCAGAAGGAATGAATGTTGAAATATATCTATCGGAATTATCTGATGATCCTTTTAATAGACCTACAATCATGGGAGTAATAAGTAGTTATAGTCAAACAGAAGAACGCCTGGGTGGATTTACAGCAGATTTCAGTCAATTATTGAATTATGATATGATAATTCAATATAGTTCTAATGATTTGTCTTTTCCTATTAATTTTAAAACTCGAAATATAAGAATATTAGGTGTAAAAATCGATGTAACTCCTGTAATGACATCAACAGTTGCTGATGCAGATAATAAATTTTCATTTACAATCAGAACAAATGAAAATGTATCCCAATATTTTAAAGATGCTATTAGAGTTATTAATTGTTCTGAACAATCGCCACCAGATCCAAATTGTCAAAATAAAGTCCCTAGACATTGGTTTGGTAAACCTTTTTTGCCGAATGCACAATTAACATTATCTTTACTTCTCGGTGGTTCAAAACAAACAATTAAGAGTTCATTTATCCAATATACAACGATGAAAGAATGCAAAAAATCTAATAATTGTGATACTTTAGATAAATCTGAAGAAAATATTCTTGATAGAGGCCAAACTTTATTTATGGATATTATTGGTTTGAAAATGTTGTATTCTGCTGGTAAATTTTCATATTCAGCGATATCTTCTATTGCCAAGTTTGCCGATAAACATATGGCCGATGGAGCAATATCAAAAGTTAAGGCTGAAATGGCTGGTAGATTTTTAAAAAAATCTATTACTAAAGAAGTATCAGGTGAGATAGAAGATGGTTTGATAAGAGAATCTCAAGAATCTGCTGAAAAATATGGGACCACACTAGGTAAAGACGAAATGAAAAAAATAATAGAAAATGATTTGAAAGAACAGGGGATAAAATTATTTGGAGGCCTGGGGGGGACAGCGGCATTAGAATTCGCTGGAGATTTGATGAAAGGAGAGCCTCTTTCATTATTAAGGAGATTTGCTGCTAGAAGATTTGCTGGAGAATCTGCGGGAGAAAAGGGAGCACTGAAATTAGCGATTAAATATTCTATTAAAAAGAAAGCACAGAAAGCAGCAATTAAAAAGATTGCTAAAGAAGGAATTGCGAAAGCACTCGATAGAGGTCTTTCAGAAGATGAAGCTAGAACATTAATAAGAGATAAAATACAGTCCAAATTAATAACAGTTGCAGCATCAGAGGGAGAGAAAGATATAGGAGCAAGAATAGCAGAAGATATTGTAAGAGACAGTATTGAAAGTGGAATGGAAGAGGGTCTCGCTGAGGCTGCGGGTAGAGATATAGCAGAAGATTTAGCAGAAGATGTAGTGGCGAATGAAGTTGGATCATTGGAAGTACTGGGTGAAATTCTTACAGATGAAGCCATAGCTTCTGCAGCCGGAGCCCCAGAATCAGGTGGATTATCTTTTGCCGCTGGAGCCGTTTCAATGTTGCTCACAATTCTTATTTTTATAATCGAAAATATAATCATGATGTTACCAGATTTACTTGAATCATATGATAGTTTACAGGGTATAGTCTATCATGATTATGATATATATGATACAAATACACTTATTCAAAATTTCGGTGAAAGAAACAATCCATTAGGTAATTCTTTATTGAAAATTAGAAATTTATTGGAAGGTAATATATTATTACATGTATCAAAATTATTAAATAAACCTCCTCCTCATTTTTTTAGTTTAAATTATCTTGGAGGTAAAACCAATCGAACATTCATAGGTGATATATTGGAAAATAAAACAAATCCAACATTTACAGATCCGGGGATGAATAAAATTGCAAATGATTTTAAAGATTTATACGAAATCTATATTTATTCTATATCGATAGTTACACTGAATGCGAATATATTTTATAAAAATATTGGTAAAGGTGGTATTTTAAGAAAAGTTTGTGATTTAGATGACAGTACTGATAATCTAAGTGAAGGGGCGAAATTATTAGACGATAATCCTCAAATTAGAGATAAACTAATTTATAATGAAATGCTTAAAATTTTAGAAGGTTCAAATCCAGATCCATTATTGGGGGAAAATAAGTATACAAATGGTTCCAAAATTCATTTAAAACGATATATTTGCTGTTATTATGAAGCTTTGTCAATTCGAGATATGATTGGAGAATCAATTATACTTTCTAAATTAGGAACACAATTATTAGATGTATTAATAACACATGTTTATAATACAAAATGCAAAAATATATCAGATAATCCATATGTAGAAGATGCTTCAGATGCGGGTTGTAGTATGCCTTCAAATATGAATAATCTAGTTAAAAAACAAAAATGTTTAGATAATTCTTCTTCTGATAAAGCGGGTTGTATATGGAATGATAAGTATAAAGATTGTAAATCACCCTGTAGTATATTTAATAGTTCTTATGGACGATTTTACAGGCAAATAGATACTATTCATAGAACAGGGGATGAAAATGGGGTAACTTTAAAAGACTATAAGCCATCTATTAGCCCCGAAGATATTGAAAGTATGAAATCAGCAGATATACCTTTACCAGAACCAGATTTATATGGGATAGGTACTAATTCAGATAATTCTGTAGTTTATGTTAAATTATTAGATGATAAAATAACATCAAATGAATTAAATTTTATCAAAAATTCTGTAGACGATACTTATCGAGAAAAAGATCATAGTAATACTTGTTTGAGATGGACACTTGGTACAGATGGTAAATTGGATAAGTCTGACATAATAATTAATTATAATAAACCAGAAATTTATGATGGTTGGAAAATGAAATTTGATGATTATGATGAAATAATTACTTTAAGTATTGAAAATTATTATGATATTGAAAATATCGATGCATCAATAGCAAAACTAAATGAAAAAATTGCAGAAATAGATGCCCACGACAAGTTTCCATGGTATGAAGGGACTCCTGATACTCCAAGGGAAACTAATGCAAGAAATAGAGAATACACCCAAAATGAAATAGCAAAACTAAATTCAGATAAAAGTAAACACAATCCGACTATCAAATATACAATCAATAATGGTAATAAATTGACATCTTTGCCTTATAAATATCGAGGTAAAAAATATAAACTGTATTGGGGACAAGAAGGAATTTCAATGATATCATTTCATCACTTATTTTATGAAATTTGTGAAGGCCATACATCATTGAGGGGAACTCATTCAAAAACAATCAACAATTTAATAAATACTGAAACATTGAAAACGCCACATACAGGAGATACAACTGCTCTAGGAACAATTGGTAATACTTTTGTTGGAAATGCAGATTATTTGGCAGCTAGAGAAATACAAAATCTTGCTGATTATCGTTCTATTGAACCAAGAGATTATGAAATTACACTTAATAAAGAATTATCATTATGTAATTATACTCAAAATTATTGTAATAGAATGGGTCGTTCTTTCCTTCCTTCATCGGATGGATTTCAAAATGATATTTTTACAACCAGTCAAAATGGTACACTGACAACTTTAAATGTGTCAGACTGTATTAATCCTTGTGAAACTTCGAGATGTTTTGATTCAAGTGGAGATACAATAGAAGAAGAACAATCTAATTTAAGACCCGGAACTGGCGTACAAGTTTCACCTGGTTCCGGAATATGTTATGAATGTCGCGAAGATAATTATGATACAAAAAAAGTAGTTGAATATTAATCTTAAGATATATCCTAAAAAATTTTTTTGATGATAAATTTGATTTGAAGAATCTCTTGTTTCTTCAAACCAAACAAAATTGCTCTTTACACTTAGAGACAAACCAACTTTCTACAGAGTTCACCAAGTTCAACGAGTTCACCAAGTTCACCAAGTTCAACGACTCTGTCATGGCATTCCATGCTGGACAGAAAACTACGGCATCATCCATCATCACCAAGCTGACTCAAGAACAACCCTTCACCATCCTTCTGGCACAGATGCAGTCCGGTAAAACCGGGACATATCTGTTCGCGGCTTTCGAGATGATAAGACAGGGGATAATTGACCGCGCAATTATCATCTGTGGTTCTTCTGATACTTCTCTCAGAGAACAAGCAAACAAGGCAATGCGGGAGGACAAAGAGAAATATCTGGGGGAGATTGACCCAGATGGAGATCTACCTCGTCGTATAACGGACAAGTTCAACAATATTGAGGTTGCTTTCTCTCAAGATCTCAAAAATGTTGTTCCTGTCACCATCAACACATTGGTCATCCACGATGAAAGTCATCTTGCTCAGTCAAAGGACAATTTGCCTTTCAAAAACTTCTACGAGAAAAATCATCTGGATGGTTCTCTCTACGGGGATTTCTCCCTTCTTAGAGAGAATCGCAACTATATTCTTGGAGTTTCGGCAACACCATTCTCGGAGATAGTTGCGAACCGAAAGGTCCAGTTGAAAGAGTGGACTACGGAAGAATTCAATCTTCTGAAGAATATTCCACTCAATGAGAAGAACTTTCATCCAATGAAAGCAGGTGAAGACTACATTGGTGTTTCACAATTTTTGAAGTCGAAATCCATACACTTCAAGGCCGAGACAATCAAACTAGGAGATTGTGGACACATCATTGGGGTACTTCACAAAGGCAAGGGGAAATATGCGAATAAATACATTGTCATTCGGACACAATGTGCTGAAAAAGACAAGGAGATGATGATGGCATTGGCTTCCTCTTGTGGCTACGGATACAAATCTGTCTTCTGTGGAGACGGAGGAGATCTATCTTTCATGGAAGAACCTCCATTTGTGACTACAATCATCCATATCTGTGGAAGATTCAGAATGGGGCAAGTTGTACCCAAAGAACACATTGGAATGGTTTATGAACAGAGCAAGTCTCCGAACGCCGATACAATCCTTCAAGGTCTCCTTGGAAGGATGTGTGGATATTCTAGCCAGGGTGCTCATACGAATGTTGACATCTTTGTGTCAAAAGAAGCCGAATCACTTGTAAAAAAGTACGATGAAGCTTGGTCAAATGACAACATGGATTGTTTGGCCGAGGTCACGAAGGCAATGAATCTTGGCGGAGTAAAACGCAGGAATGGTGGAATGATTGTAGTTGACAAGGAGGGTGTAAAACACATCAAGACTGTCCCTGTGAAATTCAATCTTCGTCAGATTGAGAGAGATTTTGGAGAGATGGATGTTGGTGTGAGAAAACTCTTACCAAATGATATTCTCAATCTCTTTGAAGATTATCCCGAATTAATTGCCTCAAATCCTGATAAGGAAGAGATTTTGGGGATTCTGAGAAGAGGTGTGAAATATGTTCACCGTCATTCTGCACACAAAGTAACTCCAGCTTCTATGAAGAAATTCAATACTCTTGAAACTGCGTGCGAAGAATCAAAACGGGAGAATATTGGTCCTTATGCCCAGAAGTGTAGAGAAAGAAAAACTTCTGTGTTTGAAGAGACACCGCTTTCCGTTTATGGTTCTGATAGTGAGGGGAACTGCTATCTAATGGGCTATGTTCGATACAATCCATCGAAGCATCCACCTGAGTTCACTGAAATTGCGTCGATTGATCCAAAGTGCAATTATGTACCAGGAAATGTGACTCTTGAAGATGACACTATTTTGGAAGGTGTCAATGGAGGTCAGATCATTACTTTCTCCCTAGATACATCAGATAATCCTGATATCCTTTTGAGGGAGCTTTCTTCGGCAATTGAGAGGACAATCCCAGAATATCGTACTTATGTACAATCAGCAGAAAAATCCATCAACAGTCTTCACGATAAATCTAGCATTTCTTATGAAGGCATTCGACTTTTGAAATCAGTATATGGAGAAGAAAAGATAGAAAACATGAAACAAGCATTAGAAAATAAGTATAGCATCAAACTGAAATTCACTAAATGTAGAGGTAGACAACCGAAAGAACACCATAAATTTTCAAGTATATCGTGGTAAATATATCGTGGTAAATATATCGTGGTAAATATATCGTGGTAAATAGATGGAATATAAATTTTTTATGAAAATGATTCAATGGATATCATAATTCTTAAATATAAGTTTAATTTTATTATTATAAAATACTTATTAAATATAATGGGACAAACTCCAAGTAAAGAACAAAAATATGCTGAACTTTATTCTTCATATATTCAACAACAACAGAATCTTATTCAACAACAGCAAAATCAACTTAATTCTCTGTATCAAATTAATTTAATGCAACAAAATCAAAATATGATGACTCCTTCAATGATATTTCAAGCAAATACGGGTCAACAAAATTCATATCAACAACCTCAAATATCTAATCAAACTCCTAAATTACCACAAATTGAAGATAAACAAAAAATAAATCCATACAAAATATTAAATATTTCTAAAGACTATGATTTATATACACTTAAAAAGGCATATTTAAAAGCGGCAATGAAATGTCATCCTGATAGAGGTGGTTCTCCCGAAAAATTTCAACAATTGTCGATTGCATATGCTTTACTAACAGATAAATTAAAAAATAAAGAGAATAATCATCTACACGATGAACTAAGAGATGCGTCGAAACAATATATGAATACACAAGAGAATAGCCCAATGACAAATGTAAATATGTCAGAAAAATTCGATGTAGATGTTTTCAATAAAATATATCAAGAAAATAGAATTCAGGAGGCCTATGATGACGGTTATGGAAATTGGATGAATAATAATCCAGTAGAAGAAGTATCTCAGAAAAAATTATTTCAGAATGGATTTAATAAAGATCTATTTAATGCAACCTTTGAAGATTATAAAAAGAAACAAGCAGAAAAAATGAAATCGGAGCAGATTGTTGAATATCAAACACCTGAATCTCAATTATTAATGAAAAATAAAGATTCACTTGTAGTTTTAGGACAAGGGAAAATAACAGATTTTAGCGGAACTTCAGAAAATTTACAATTCACTGACTATAAAAAAGCATATACAGATGGAACATTAATAAATGTTGACTCGGTTAGTTTAAATGGAAGACCTCAATCTATGAATTCTATAAAATCTCAACGATCAAATATTCAATATCAAATGAATGAAAAAGAACAACAATATTATTCAATGCAAGCAGCTGCGGCAGAACAATCTGAAAAATCTAGAATAGAGAGATTAAATCAATATGATAATGCAAGTGCTCTTGCATACGATAAAATACATTCGTTATTATTACACAAGTAGCTTAAACTTCTATTTCATCGACTGGGTTATCATCTGATGGATTTTGTTCAAGTATTCCTCTAGCAGCTATAAAATCTCTCTGATTTTTTGTAGTACATAAACAACCAGTACTTGTTGTAAAAGTAGATGGACAACATAGCGGACTTGATACATTATTTGCTAATATAAACATTTTTTCATCAGAACCATCTACACCATCAATTGGGGGGCCAATTAATGCTGATTGATCACTAATTTTCATCTTTATAGGACCCTGACTTGCCAAGTAAGTATATAAATTGTCATTTGGAATTAATGGAACCTCATAGGGGGATTTCTTCCAATACTCATCATTCCCCGTTTTCAAACAAAGTCCATCATAGGGGCCAGTATTTATAATTGGAGGATCATCCATTTTACCAGATTTTCCGCCTCTCGGACCAGATACGGCATTATTTCCTAAAATAGAATCTTCGCTTCTTTTAAAACCACTCATATCCATTTGTTCTGCTGTAAAGCCTGAAATATTTTGAGAAAATGATATCATTAAAGCAAATATAACTATCGTAATTACAACTGTTCTACTACACCAACCATAAAAATGGAAAGCAACAGATAAGACAATTAATGCTAGAATAAATACTGGAAGTGAAACTTGATTATTGATATTCATTGAATAACTAGAGTAAGTTGATTCTGGAGTATACATATTTATATAATAATAAATATATTATTTTCTTATGTTTATAAGGAAATAATATAATATTTGAAGTTTTAAATGAAGGATTTATATTTAAATTTAGGAATTGATAAAAATTCAGATCAAAAGACTATTAAAAAAGCATATCATAAGCTTGCTATGAAACATCACCCGGATAGAGGTGGGATTCCAGAAAAATTTCGAGAAATATCAGAAGCTTATCATATATTATCAAATAATGATAAAAAGATATTATATGATAATTTTGGATATGATTCATTATATGAATCAGAACAATCACCTGATTTTTCATTTGATCCAATGGAAATATTTAAGGCATTTTTTGCAATAGATGATATTAAAACACAGGGTTTATTTTTTACTGATTTATCATCAATTAATTTGAAAGCAAATAATCATAAGATACATAAAATAGATGTTACACTAGATGAATTATATAATGGTGTTCAGAAAACAGTTCATATACATCATAATACACAGAGTGGACCGAAAAGTACAAAATATGTAATTAATATTCAAAAGGGCTCAAAGCACAAAGATAGTATACTTGTACCTAAAGGTGGAAACTATTTAGCCGATTTCAATTATACTGAAGATCTATTAATACAATTGAATGTTTTAGAAGATAATAAATATAAAAGAAATAATGATGATTTGATTTCTGAAGAAAATATCACTCTATGCGAAGCTTTGACGGGGGCAAATATTATTCATAATCACTTTTCGGGTCCTATTACAATAAATATTGAAGAAATAATAAATCCCAATAAAATATTTAAAATAGAAGGTAAGGGGATGCCGATTAAAGGCGAAGATAATTCATATGGAAACCTATTATTACATTTAAATATTATCTTCCCTAATGAATTATCTGAAAAACAGAAAGAATTACTATCAAAAATTCTTTATCATCCTAAACAAAAAAATGAAGGAACAATTGTTAAAGGTATTTATTTTAAAGATAAAAATGATATTGAAAAAGAATTATGTAATGATGAAGAAAATATAGGTTGTATACAACAATAATTTATTTCTTTTTAAATTTTTTTGTTTTTTTGATCCTTCTTATTTCTTTTAATAAGAATTTATTACCAACTAATTTTTCACCACCCGGTTCTAACATCCACGGATTATCTCTAATCTGAGCCTTGATACAACTCTTTGAATTGATATTTTGAAAACATATATGCTTTTTCCCCACTTTAGAGCTTCTCCTTTGTTTTTTTGTTTTTTTTGGTTTCTTTTTTTTTGTTTTCTTTTTCTTCCCTCCACCTGTCATAATGGCAAATCGAAGGGGTCCAGATATAATTCCACTTGCTGTTTCAGGGAAAATTGTTGTGTATAAAGAAGTCATATATAATATTATATATAATATTATTCAAATGATAAATAAGTTGTTATATGATTCATATTCAATCCTCTAGTTGCCGATAAAGATAGTTCTTGTCTTTTTTTTCTTTCATTTGGATTATTTTCTTTTTTTATAGTTTTCAAACAGATGTTCATATCTGTTTCGATTAGATTTTTATTATCTTTAATATAATTAACTATTAAATTATTAATAGCCCATCTAAAGAAATTCAATTGTCCCAATGTTGTTTCTAAAATAACATTGTTATTTAATTCAAATTCTATTCTATCTCTTCGACAAAATGGATCAAATAATTTCTTAGAATAAGCTTTTAATTGAGATTTATATGAATGAAAGACATTTATATTTTCTTTGAATTTATATGAACTATCGAAAGTTCTTAATTTATTCTCATCTTCATAAATTGAATAAATTGTATTGTTTTTTTTGGAATAATTAGTAATAAACCAATCGATCGATCTTAAAGAAATTGAATAATCTCCATTTAATATATTTATAATTGTATCTCTATTATAGGTATTGCTATAAAATTTTTTTAGTGATTCATATAATAAATTGTATGTCATGATTATTTATTTAAAGGATATATATTCTTTAAATGATTTAATATTTAATAACAGACCTTGCATGAACAAGTGAACTCCGTATTAAGTTTTTCCCGGATTCAATTATTGCATCTGATTCTTCTGTCAATTTATCATTTTGTTCTTGGAATTCTGACATTCTTTTTATAAAGTCTTGCATACTCGTTATAAATCCTTCAATTGAATTAGTTGAACTTTGTTGTGGCTGTTGTAAAGAACCAATGCTATCGGTTAAAGAAGATACTGCTCTTGATAATCCAGCCAAACTAGCGTCTATACTTGTTGTATCCATTTTTAATCCACCTATTGTTCTTATTAAATCATTTGCCGATAAGCTTGTCTGTTCTTTAGCTACTTTTAATTCAGTATTTTCTTGTTTCAATTGTTTCAATTGTTTTCCAAGTTTTTTTTCTATAGCTGCTACAGCTGCAGCTGTAGCTATCTGATTGCGCTTCCTCGTTTGGTCAAGCAGCTGCTTAGCAGAAGCCTTGTCTGCTGCAGCCTGATCGGTTGTTGACTTCAGTGTAGCATCCGCTGCAGCCGCCGCCTCCTTTGCAGCCTTCGCAGCGTCATCCTTCGTAGTTTGCAACTCCGCCGCTGCAGCTGTTTTCGCTGCAGCTGCCTCGTCCTCAAGCCGCTTCGTCGTGTCAGAAAGCAGTTGCTCAGCTGCAGCCTTGTCTGCTGCAGCCTTATCGTTTGATGACTTCAGTGCAGCATCCGCTGCAGCCGCCGCCTCCTTTGCAGCCTTCGCAGCGGCATCCTTCGTAGCTTGCAACTCCGCCGCTGCTGCTTCCGCTGCAGCGGAAGCATCATTCAAATTTCTCTCTGCTTTGGTGGCTGCTGCTTGCGCTGCAGCCGCCGCCTCCTTTGCAGCCTTCGCAGCGGCATCCTTCGTAGCTTGCAACTCCGCCGCTGCAGATGCTTGCGCTGCAGCTGCCTCGTCCTCAAGCCGCTTCGTCGTGTCAGCAAGCAGTTGCTCAGCTGCAGCCTTGTCTGCTGCAGCCTGATCGGTTGATGACTTCAGTGCAGCATCCGCTGCAGCCGCCGCCGCCTCCTTTGCAGCCGCCGCCTCCTTTGCAGCCTTCGCAGCGGCATCCTTCGTAGCTTGCAACTCCGCCGTTGCTGCTACCAAACCTTCTTTCGCCTTCGCTTCTTCAGCCTCCGCGGCTTCCAGAGCAAGACTCAAATCTTCCTCGGCTGCTTGATAATTAGCTTCTGCCTCCTGAAGTATATCACTTGTTTTTTTGAATGATGCAATTAGTTCCATTGTGATAGTTTCTGCGCTTGCCTCTTGATCATCTAACTCTTCGCCTATTTTTTCCATATTGCTTAGCATTTTTATTATCCCTTTTTTTACTTCATCTGTTTCTTCTTTCTCTTCTACCTGTCCGGATATACCAGCAATAATCTCTCTGCAATATATTTTTACAGAGTCTATTTGTTTTAGATACTGACTGGTTGTCTGTTGGGTCGATTCCATTTGTATTCTCATATCTTTTACTATTTGTTCCTGTGCTGACTGAATATCTACTTTTGCTGATTCCACTTGCTTCCTTGATGAATCCAAGGTTTCTTTCATCTTTTTTATAAATTCGGATAATATAGTTGAAAATTTTTTATTGAATGATTCTATATTTTCAAACATAGGGATATCTGAATCCTCTACTGAAAGATATTTAGATGTATTTTTGTTTAATATCTCTTTCATTGTTTCATAATTAACAGTTCCACTAGAGGTGAGTGAATCTATAATTTTTGAAACTAAATTTTTCAACCATCCATTGTATAATTTTATAATGTTTTCTTTTACATGTACACTGTTTATATCGTATATATTTTTACAGGGGAAGGGTGTGTGTTCAGTTATTCCCAATGTATCTAAACTACTTGATCTAAAAGCTAACATTTGTGTAATTTTATATTCATCTCCTATATTACTATAATTCTTAAGAAGGACTTCTTTTGAAATATATCTCCTTAGAATACCGTATTTATAATAAATAGAACATGGTATTCTTTCAGACTCAATTTTAGAATAATCACTATATGATAGTTCGGGCTCTATAAAAATCTCCCCTGTAAGTTTTTCTTTCGTTTCACCATATTCATTTATATATAGTTCTAAATCACTTTGTGAGGCATCAACATTATATTTTAATTTTATATTAGATCTTTCATTATATTTTTCTAAATTTGCACATAATGTACTAGTTTCCATCACTTTAAGTAATTGAACACTATTATCATTATAGTTGGATGGGAACATTGCGATGATTATACTACCATCTTGTGATTCTGGAATAGTTATATCTCCTAAATTTTCAAATAACCATGAAATTAAAGTCGTTGTTGGAGAACCCTTAATTTTCCAGGAATTACTATAAATAGAATTAAATGTTTTATATAAACCTTTTGAAGATTTGATTGATTCTATGATAAAATTATACTTTTTATTTAATAATGATTCAGAAATTTTATTTCCGACCAGTTTTATTCCAATAATACTTTTGCCTTCTTTTTCCAATATAACAGGTACAATTTTAATATTATTTTCCCCTTCACAATCGGGATTCTTTTCTAGTGGCTTTGAATATGTTGTATTCCATGTCTTTAGTTTTTCTATAATATCAGAACCCATATTTCCTGGTCTTTTTATTTCGCTCATTATCCCTTTAATATAATCATTAGTGCTTCGAGATTTCATAAATGTTTCTATTTCTCTATTATGATTAAGTGAATTCTGTTTCCTTTGTAAAATTTCCGCAGCTTTGTCCATCAGACTTCTCGTTTTATCTGAGGTCGGATTACTTTCTAACTCTTGTAATATCCCTAAAATTTCTTCAGTTTCTGAAGAGTCATCGCAAAATAATTTTCCATATTCTTGAATTGCATCGACCAGTTCCATACCTGTTTTCCCTAATTTATCCGATATGTTATCCCAGTACAATCTTTTGAAATTCATATTATCTTTAATTATATCCTTAAGTAGATGCTCTAATATATCTTCCCAACCACAATTACTTAATTTTAGATGTAATATAAATATATTGTTGAACCAGAAATCAAATAGGATTTCACATTTCAGACTTTCTATATCAGTATTTATCTCAATCAATTTAGATTCCATAATCTTACCTATTACACCAAATGTTTCACTATCATCTCCAAGTTGTTTCAGTAAATCATTGATAGATTCATTATCTGGTAGTTGTACGGAAGATCTATCAACCTTGAAGCCACTTACCGATTGACCAGTCTTGAGACTCTCTTCATAAAGCCCTTGTAATCTTGGGTCTCTCCTCCCTAAATCTTTCAGTTTTTTAGCAAGCTGATCCGCTGTTAATTCTGAACTCACACTCATGGATAACCCTGTAGCCGCCTTTTCGTCTGCAGCTTTCTTTGCCGCAGCTGCATCCGCAGCCTCAGCCTCAGCTTTCAAGGCTTCACGGATTCTGCGTTTAGCTTCCATATCGCCCTCGCCGGAGTAGTTATGAGCATCTAATAAATCTCCAAGTCTTTTCCTAGATACAGATCCGCGCCACACGCGCTGCAGATTAGTGGCCGCGCGATGCTGCACCTCAGGCGTCGCAGCCTCAGCCTCAGCTTTCGCCTTATTTTTGTCTGCCTTTTCTTGGTCTGCTTTCTTCTTTCCATCTTCTATTTTAGTCATTCTTTGATTTATAAATTCCAAATCTGAAGTATACTTATCTATGGTTTTTTTGTTATTCTCCATAAAGCTTTTAAGATCAGTTATATATTGGGTAATACTTACAATTAATTCATTTTTCTTTTTTTCCAACTCACTGTTACCTTTATTTAATTCTTCAGAACCTTTAATTGTACTTTTTAAAGTCGACAATTCATTCAGAATTCTTTCCAAAAGTTCACCGCATTCTTTTCTATTTTCTATAATCTCCCTATATAATTGTTGTTGTGTTTTGTTTTGAGTTATTAATCTATCATATTTTTTAACTCTTTCTTCTATATCAACATTATCAACTGTTCTTAAGTGCTCTAATATGTCTTTTTCTGCATCCACTATAAATGAAACTTTTTTTTGTAAAATCTCTTGTAATCGTTCATTTTCTCTCTCCACCTCCACCACTATTTTATTATATGATCTATCGAAAGAATCAAATTGTTCTTGCTCTTTAGCTTCTTCCAGCTTAGCCGCTTGTTCCCTGGCTGCCTGATCTCGAGCCGCTTCTTCCTGCGCTGCCTGCTCTCGAGCTACACGCTCTCTTTCCGCCTGTTCTCGAGCCACTTCTTCCTGCGCTGCCTTCTCTCGAGCTACACGCTCTCTTTCCGCCTGTTCTCGAGCCGCTTCTTCCTGCGCTGCCTTCTCTCGAGCTACACGCTCTCGAACTGCTTGTTCACGAGCCATTCGATCTTTAGCTGCTTGTTCCCTCTCTTGAGCTGCACGATCTTGAGCCGCCATGCGCCCCGCCCCCCCGGCGACCCTTATATCATTAAGGATTGTAAAAAAATCTTTGCCGGTGTCTAATTGAGGAGATGGTGGTAAATCTTCTGATATGATTGTACCTCCTGTATAGCCCAATTTTTTTAATTTTCTTTGTATTTCATTGTATTGAATAGCATAATCTTTATACTTTTTTAGTGCATTTTTACAGTTTAACGAAGAGGTACTTTCCATCAACACGGACAGTCTGGGATCTCTGTATATTATATTTCTTTGATATTCTATATCTTCCTTAATCTCACGAAAATGTTGATTAATTATATCAAGAGTAATAGGATTTCCATCCCTATCAATAAAAGAACTACCACTACGCGAAAGTGACGCCAAATCTCCTGACTCTAAATTTTCCACTTTTATTTTGAAATTATCCATAGTTTGAATATATCCATTGTTTACTAATTCAAATTCTTTACATAAATCATAAATATTTAAATAACCCTTTGCTAGCTTTAAATAATTTCGAGAAATTTCTGTATAGTAACTCCTCATATTGTCTTTATGTTTAACTAGAGAAGGACTCCGTTCCGGTTCATGGGTATGCCGCAAGTTTGTTTTTGCTTTATCTATACTACCTTTTAAACCGTCGGCGCCAATGGAGTTGTTAAATTCCATAATATATCTTTCCATCTTACTTTTTGCACTAGATAGTTCAGAATGAATCCTGTTATATTCATCAACAATCTGATCGACCATCTATTTATAATATACTTATAATAATATATTTATAATCAACATTTCTTCCATCCTTTACTTTTCACGCATCTTTGAACCCTTTGCTTCAAAGATTTGCTTGCTGATTTTATATCCTTAAAATTCTTTATTTTTTTACCATCAATATATAACACTTTACCCTTTAATTCATACACTTTGTTTTTTACTTTATTATTATTTCTTTTTCTGAGTTTAATAGTCATATTTCGCTTTACTTTCCCATTATTATTTGAATATGACATTGATGTCATAATTCCTCCGGTAGCAATGGCACCACCCAATCCAGCGAATCCATTCATTATCGATGGGGCAGCCGCTGCCATACAAGGTACACATCCACCACCTTTCATATTTCTCCGTTTTTTTGTTTTGTTTTTCTTGGGCATTTATACTATATTATTCAAAAAAAATTAATTTAGAATATAGTACATCCCTTGTAAATATGAATCAGCTAGATCATCCTTTTTCTTAGAATTTTTGAATAAATTCACAAACTTTTCATCTATCATTTTATTATCTTGAATCATATATTCGCAATGTTGAATTGATAATATTTTATTTCTTTTATATCTATCTTTAATCTCTAATTTAATTGGAGGACCTTTATAAACTTTTAATTTATTACTTGCATTTGCTAAAATAATATTCTTTATTTTATTTTCACAAACACCCTTTGTTAAAAAGTAAGAATAAATAATCATCTGAATAGTTTTCATAATTGGATTTTTAAGAGCAGGTTGATTTTCTATACACACAATATCAACATTTAAAAAATCAGGTTTTTCATTCAAAATATCTACTATTTTTATTCCTATTTCTAGTAAATGATCTTTGGATTTTTTACAATTTACAAGTTTTAATCCTTTGTATTGCTTGAGTTTTGAATGAGAAGTACACAACTGTAAATTAGTGTCTTTGATAAATTTAGTGGCGGATTTATCACAACAGATACCTTTTGTATTAATATGCTGACAAATCGATTGAATAGATATATTTAATATACCCCAATCTAGGATGATATTATTATCTGAATTTATCAAACAATAAGATAAATTCTTGATACCAACATCAAATGACAAAACTTTCATATTTTATCATAACAAAATAGCTTTAAATTAAAATATTAATTTATAATTACCATGGAGAACCTCCATCAGAAGAAATTGAACCAAAACCACTAGTTAATGGTTGTGACATATTTTGTTGAGTAGTTATTTTAGGAAGAGAATATTCTGAAACCGTTGGAACTGCTGGAGGTGGTGTTGTTGCGGGTGGAGGAGAGGTTATTTGAGGGGGGGCGGGTCCCTTAGATTCAAGTAATGGAGAAGACATCCCAAATGATTGCTGTTGTGGAGATTCTTCGGGGGCATTTTGAACAGCACTGGCAATATGGATATATAACAATACATTCTGTATAATTACATAAATAATTGGGAATATTAAGAATATCCATGCTAATTCTGTTTTATTATACTGACATAATCCAAACATAATAATACCGAGTGTCAGAATATATTTCAATTCTTGATAAGTATGCATAGTTTGAAGATTATCCATCTTGACAGTATTATATCTCATAAGTTTACTTCTGACAGAATAAATACAAACTAAAGACATAATCACTAGGATTGAGAATATTATTACTGGAGAACACATTTTCGTAGTTATTAAATCATTCACTTCATTTAAAGCTTCCATTATATAACTTACATAATAAATTATTTTTGTCATAATTTATTATAAATTTGATAAAGATATATAAAATAATTAAATATATAATATTTAAAATGTGTTTCACAAGATATAAATCGCGACAAAAGAGAGTAAGAAAAAATATAAATAAAGTTTATCCTATGAAAAAATATACTCCTGAATTTACAATGGATGAAATTATTGAATGTGCTGGATGTTCAAATAAATATGAATTAGATCAAATTAAAATACATTGTGCTGGATGTAATCAATTCTTTCATTGTAAAATCGCGGGTACCTGCTATGGAAATAATTGTACACATACAATTAATCGTAATATACATAGACTATCTTATTGTACAAATTGTGTCCCTAATTTGCCAATTAATAAAGAAAAGACGGATAGGAAAGAAAAGTGTATTTGTAAAGAATGTCATAATTAATCATTATTTAATGACATCTCGATGGCCATTTGAAGATCATAATCAACTTCATTATTATCATCTTCTATATTTTGTGACATTCTTTCGACATTCATTCTATTCATTTCTTGCTGTAAAAGTTCAATAATTCGATTCTCAATATCATCCATATTCTGAATTATTTGGGGTTCAGGATTTGGTTGTTCAGGATTTGGTTGTTCAGGATTTGGTTGATCAGGATTTGGTTGTTCAGGATTTGGTTGTTCAGGATTTGGTTGTTCGCGATCAATAATATTAATATTATAATTAATGATATTAGGTATTACCGGTATTCTTCGAATAACAGGAATATTAATTTGTATATCTTCTTGTTCAACTTGTTCCTGTTCTTCTCTCTGAATGGGGACTTCTGTATATGGAAACTCACTTCGACATATAGGACATGTATTATTTTTTTCTAACCATGGCATTATCCCCAAACAATTCTCTTGATTTTCTGAGAATTTATGGAAATAATGCGGATTTTCATCACAAGGGAGTTTTATGCATTCTTCATTTTCTTTAAATTCATCTTGACAGATTGAACATGATAATTCCCCATACTCTTCTTTATTGTAAATAATAGTTACAAGATTATTTTTAAAATCTTCAGTAACAGGTTTCTCTCTTGGAGGCTCATTAAATGAATTTTCAAGAATATCATTTTCCGCAGCTTCTACAAATATATGTTGAAGGAAATGTTCCATTATATCTATTTCTGAATTTATATTCATATAATACTATGTATCAAATTTATTTAAATATAATTCATTTATATTTTAAATAAATGTTGAATAAATTTCATAAAACGGGTTCATATAATATTTATAAAGATATTCTCAAAAATATCAGTAAATTAAATTATTCCAAACAATATGAAACTCGTGACATGAAAAGTATTCATAAAATAGAGCAAGATTATATAAAAAAGCAAAATGAGATAACAAATTTTGTAAATAATAAAAAACTTATAATAAAAAGACCACAACATTTAATGGTGGATCTAAATGAGTTTATTCAATCTAAAAATAAAAATATGCTGGACAAATTTGGATTTAAATTAATCGGAAGATAAACAGATAACCTATAAATCCTATAATCAGAGAACTAATCCATCTATGTTTCATCTCTTGATAAATATCGGCCCATGCATCCACCTGCTGTTTTGTATTCAAGGAATATAACATTAATGGTTTTTTTGGATGTATCTTGTAAAATCCTAGTTTGGTGATATAGATTATTGTCAAAAATTTACATAATCTATACTTATCATTTTTATATTTTACTAAAAATATGAAACCAAATAATAAACCTAGCAACATCCCTGAAAAATATATCTTAACTCTTTCAAATACAATTTCTTCATAAATTCTTTTTTGTTCAGAATTCAATAAAGTATTGAATTTTATAAATATTTCATTATTATAACTTAAATTCATCCATATACTTGAAAATAATAGTGTAAAACCGATAGCACAATATAACATATTCTATACTTTAGTAAATATATGTTTAAAGATATAAATTGATATCTATTAAATTTATAATGTCTGTTTATGAATATTATTTTTCGGTAAAAAATAAAAATTATATTTATGGATTATTAAAAGATCTATTAATGAAGGATTTCAATATTAATATTGACTTGGATTACAAATATCGAAATATGTATGATAAAAATTATGCGAAAATATTTGAAGAATCTAAAGCTGAGAGTTTACAAGATCTGAACAGAGAAAATATAAATATAATAGGAGAATTGATGATAAATGAATATAAATTAAATGAAAAACAGAATATAAATGAAAAAGAGCCTATAAATAAAAAAGATAAAGCTAGTATTAAAGAATATATTCAAATATCAGAATTTATTGATGATATATTTTACTCAAATAATAGAGATAGTTCTTCATCTAATACGGAAATGATATTTTCAAATAATTATAAAAAATTAGTAATACAAAAAGTAATTTTACCAGATAGTATCAATTTAAAAGATATAAATTTATATATTTATGTTACAGTGAATGATAATAATTTAATGTTAGAACTAGATGGCAAAGTAGAATTAGATAATATTTTGTATTTTTCATATAAACCAGTTGAATCAAAAACTATAGATATTGATGATTCGTCTATCATAATGATTCTTAAAGATAGTCATAAAAAAAAACTTGCATCAACAAAAGATATAATTATCCCTATGAAATGTAAACAGATCATGATGAATAATAAATCTTATCTTTGTTTTGAGATAAAGAATATAAATCAATACAATATGCATAAAAATGAAATGATAGGATTATTTAAAAGTTCGGATAAACAGATCAATATACTTTATAAATGCAAGATTATCAACAAGACAAAAAATTATTTGCTTTTAGATTTACCGAAAGACTTTAAATCTACTGAATTATATAATCTGATAATAATGAAAGAACAGCTAATGATAAGAGTTAAGTGTGTATAATTTAGCAAAAAATTTGATTTGATAGATTGATATTTGAATATTATATTAAGAATGAGTTACATGGATCTTTTGGAAACAAAGGAGTACACATGTGCAACAGAACAATGCGCTATCAAGAACTATATATGTGAATTTCAATCGGGAGAAGTTGATCTTGAAGAGTGGCAAAGATGTGATGGATGGGATTCTATTAAAGGTGATGATGGGAAAACAGCAAATTATAGAGAAAAGCTTATTTTCTCAATTTTGAACGATTCAGATATTCCAAAGATTTATCTTTATTCTAAGCCTCCAACGGAAGAAAATCCTGCTCCAAATAAACATATTTTGGATGGGGGTCATAGAACAAGAGCAATAAATGACTATATTACAGGTGTTTATGGCATAAGATTAAGGGACAATAATATCTATTGGTGGCTGCTTGTAAATGAAGAACATCATCGCGATGTAGCTAAAGGACAAAATAGAGTTCTTCCAGAAATTTTGAAAAATAAAATCAAAAATTATAGATTAACACTTACAACATATGAAAACATGACTGAAAAAGATGCTCGTATTAAATTTAATGAATTAAATAATCATAGACCCATGACACAATCTGAGGTTATCAATAGTCATTCATCGAGACTTGTAGATTCATTTAGAAATTTAATGTCAAAGGATGGTATTATAAATATCAAAATAGGAGAAATTGATGAAGATTCCGAAATTATTCGAGGAGTAAATAATCATTTGGATATAATTTCAAGATATCTTGGAGAAGAGAAAGTCAGAGGATTTATTAATCTGGAGGAAGATTCCCCTCTATTTGAAATATTTCAGTGTAATGAAGAAGATGGGAAAAAGAGTATTTATCTTTCAAAAGATTATTTCATGGAATGTTTTAAATTGAAAGAAAAAGATATTGAAATGCATGGTTACATGAAAATTTTAACAACACTATTTTCAATCATAGAACGAGGTTCATCAGAAATAGATGAGTTTTCCTATTGTGAGCCAAAGAATTCTCTCAAATATATCCGGGCAAATGATATTGAAAATCTCAATACCCAATATGATGAAGAAGAAATGTTAATAAAATGGTATAAATTTGAAAAGAGTATTTTGAAATGGATTATAACCTTTTCTCTAATCAGAGAAAATGAGGATTTTGATAAATGGACTTGTTGTTCAATTGCTGAAGCTGCTAGTATTTATCATTTTATAAACAAATCAACAGCGTTTATCATTAATAATGGGAAGATTAGCAAAGAAATTATAGAACTTATTCGAAAATGTAGAATTTACCGAACTCGATCTTCGCCACTTAAGAAAGTGTTGAAAAAAGCAGAACTAGAAAGTCAACAAAATATTGAAAAAACAAAAAAAGATTTGATAAATCTTGAAGAAGATGTTGGGTCAAATATTGTTCTTTGGTGTGATACATTTCAAAATAATGGATTGGGTAAATCGAATCTAAAAAAGAGATATCAAGTTCTATCTAGCATTCTAACCAATTGAAAATAATACAGAAAATTCGTATGGTATCTCTTTATGTTCAAATAATGTTACTATATTTTCGCCATTATAATAACCCACTAAATTAAAATGATTTTCATTTTCATACGACAAAATTATAGTTTTTTTTCCTTTATCATAATTTATCATAGTATTATAAACAGTATATAATTTTTTATCTTCATTCGTATTTAAGATAAGTATGTTTATATTTAATATTTCTATGGCAAATTGCAGTATATAGTAATCAACCCAGAAATCAATTGTTGAGCTTTTTATAATTTCTTTTAAATCGTCTAGATTTATTATTTTGTTAGCATCCCATAAATTATCATTCTCATTAATACTCTCAATTATTCTGTAATATTCTATATAGTTTTCAAAGTGTGATTGAGTCAATCCTTCAGATATAATTTTACGGATATCAATATCATCATATAAATAAACATCATTAATATAGTTGTCAGTGAAAGCTTTAGCTATACAATGATAAAAACAATTTCCATCTTTGGGTACATCATATATTCCATAAAGAGAATTTCTTTCTTTGCTTTTCGAAAGTTTGTTCAATTTAATAATCCAATTTTTATTAATTTTTTTCCAACCATATTCACTCAATATTTTATGCCAATTGCTTTTTTTGATAGGAATAAATTTTTTATCTTTTCTATATTTCAATATATTTTTCTCAATTTTTAAAGTATCGGTAATATAATGTTCATCCAACATGAATAACTGTTATTAATTAATTAATGTTTTTTTTAAATGGGTATTACTTAAAAATTTGATATACATATAAATGTATAAAATATCCAAAATGCGAGTTCTTAAAAGAAATGGTAATTATGAAGATGTTTCATTTGATAAAATTCTTACAAGATTGAAGTCTTTGTCACATGGTGAAGAGTTTAGTAATAAACTTTCAATAGATGAAACTGTTGTTGCTCAGAAAGTTGTAAACGAGATTTATGATGGAGTTAAAACAACAGAATTGGATGAATTATCTTCACAGATAGCCATTTCACTTTATTCGGTTAATAAAGAATACAAGATACTAGCAGGTCGAATAGTTATTTCAAATCATCATAAAAATACAAAAAATACTTTTACGGAAAAAATAGTAATAATGTATAATAATTACAAAAATGGAGTACACAAACCACTCGTAAATAAAGATTTCTATGATCTAGTTTTGAAGAATACCGCAAAGATTGAAGAAAATATAGATTATTCTTTTGATTACAATTATGATTTCTTTGGTTTTAAGACATTGGAGAAAAATTATTTATATAAGATTGATAAAGATATCATTGAAAGACCTCAGGATATGTTAATGCGAGTCTCTTTAGCTATTCATCGCGATGATATTGAATCAGCAATGAATAATTATCATTTGATGGCAAAGCACTATTTTACACATGCTACACCTACGCTTTACAATGCAGGTTCTCTCAGAGAACAATTTGCCAGTTGTTTTCTTTTGACAATGAAAGAAGATTCAATAAGTGGAATTTATGATACATTGAAAGATTGTTCATTGATTTCAAAATATGCCGGTGGTATCGGATTATCAATTCATGATATTCGGGCGAAGGATTCCCATATAGCAGGAACAAATGGTACATCGAATGGTCTTGTACCAATGCTCAGAGTATTTAATGATACGGCTAGATATGTTGATCAAGGAGGTGGGAAAAGAAATGGTTCATTTGCTATGTATCTTGAGCCTTGGCATAGTGATATTTTTGAATTTATTGAATTGAGAAAGAATCATGGAAATGAATTAGAAAGAGCTAGAGATTTATTCTATGCTTTGTGGATTCCTGATAAATTTATGGAATGTATGCAAAAAAATGATGATTGGTACTTGATGTGTCCCCATGAATCTCCTGGTTTATCAGATGTTTATGGAGATGAATTTAATGAACTATACAATAAATATGTAACTGAAGGTAAATATAGAAAAAAGATAAAAGCTCAAGAATTATGGAGAGCAATTATTACATCTCAAATAGAAGTCGGTACTCCATATATCCTTTATAAAGATAAATGTAATCAAAAATCGAATCAAAATAATTTAGGAACAATCAAATCTTCTAATTTGTGTACAGAAATTATTCAGTATACAAGTCCATCTGAATCGGCTGTATGTAATTTAGGGTCTATATCATTAAAGAAATTCATAGATCATGTTGATACATCTGGAATGAAATTCAATGTATATACAAAACCGGATTGTACTTATTGCAAGTTGGCCAAGGGTCTTCTAAATAAAAAGAATATAGAATATAGTGAAATAGATTACAAAAATTTATCTTATGAAAAGGGTACTACATTTCCACAGATTTATTTAATTGAGAATGATAATGATTCTAAATATATAGGTGGATATGATGATTTAGTAGTTTATTTGAAACCTACATATAATTATGATAAACTAGGAAAAATTGTAAAGAATCTGACTCGTAATTTAAATAATATTATCGATAACAATTATTATCCTATTCCTGAAACGAAAACTTCAAATCTAAAACACCGTCCAATAGGAATTGGTGTTCAAGGGTTGGCAAATGTATTCTTTGAATTTGGTATAGGATTTGATTCTGATGAAGCCAAAAAAATAAATGAAAATATATTTGAAACGATTTATTATTATGCTCTTGAGGCATCGTGTGAACTTGCAAAAGAAAGAGAATATTATATGATGAGATACAAAAGCTGGTTGAGTCAAACTGTGGGACCATCTGTAGAAAAAGATGACTTTGTATCATCTGATGAATATTCGATAATCAAAAAATATCTTAATCATATTCTACCAGAAGAATATAACAGAGAAGAATATCTTGGTTCATATAGTTCATATATTGGATCTCCAATCTATCATAATACTTTCCAATTTGATATGTGGAATTATAATATTACAGATATTAGACATAATTGGACTGAACTAAGAAATAATATTAAAAAATATGGGATTCGTAATAGTTTACTCGTGGCTCCAATGCCAACCGCTTCAACAGCACAAATTTTAGGAAATTATGAATGTTTCGAACCTGTTATGTCTAATATATATACTCGTCGTGTTCTTTCGGGTGAATTCATGGTAATAAATGAATATTTAATGGATGATTTGAAATCACTCAATCTTTGGAATAGTAAAATGAAAGATACTATAATTGTGAATGAAGGTTCTATTCAACAAATTCAGGAAATTCCAAATAAATTAAAAAATATTTACAAAACGGTATGGGAAATAAAACAAAGAGATATCATCGACATGGCTGCAACTAGAGGTAAATATATTTGTCAATCTCAAAGTATGAATTTATTTTTAGAAAGTCCTAGTTTATCAACTATATCAAGTATGCATTTGTATTCTTGGAAAAAAGGATTGAAAACTGGGATGTACTATCTTAGAACAAGACCTTCATCCAAAGCAATACAATTTACAGTGGCTCCAGAAGCATGTGAAAATTGTTCAGGATAACTCTTTGATTTCTTCTTTATGTTGATTCATATACATATCTATTATTTTCTTAGTCTCAGGATTTCTCAGATAATTAACATAGACATAGACTAATGCTAGATTAATGAAAATATATGATATTACTGATAAAACTGCCGTTATCCATAGTATAATATCACATAATTTACCTATATATTTATATTTTTTATTCTTGTTTCTGAATGACTCTGAAAGAGTACATAAAATTATTAAGAAACAACTGTAAACAGCTAATTGAATCATCATAAAGAATATTGATGCGAACATCATTGTATAAGAATATGGGATGTCTAGACTATTCATTATTGGAATAAGTAACATTATTAATACCAAATAACCAATTATATTCGCATAGATAGTTATTTTCGCTGGATAACAAATTTTTAATTGCATCATAATATTAATCATATATTTTTTTCATCTTTTATTAATAAATAATCCATTTTTGCGCTATTTATTTCATCTACTTTGGATTTTTTTGGATCTACCTTTTTCTGATAATCTTTAACTTCTTTATTTTTTTTAGATTTAAACATTATATTTATATTAGACTGACATTGAATAAAAATATTGTAATCATTTCGAATCTTTTGTTCCCATTTTACCGGAAGAGTTAAATATCCTATACTATGATAAACATATGGAAGTCTTGATAATTTTTTCCCACAGGTGTAATCTTCTATGAAAAGTAAATATAAAGATTTTATTTGTTTCTTAATATTATCATCCCTTTCTTGAAGTTCATGAAAAATCGTTTCCCATATTAACCAAATACAATCTTTACAATACTTTGATTTAACACCCTTAATATCCCTTTGTTCTATTTCATATCTGATATTTTTCTTTTTATTGATTTTTTCCCACCCAATTAACCAACTTAACCAATAGGAACATTTATCATAACCTCCATTTTTGTTTTTTAAATTAAAATAAAATTCATTCATTATTATTTTTAATTCTTCGGGATCAGTAAAACGAATAATTGTTGAAGGTAGTATATTCATTGTTGCATTTAATTTATTTTGTATCTCATATATTTGGAAATCTACATCCTTTTTAATTTTAGGATAATTGTCATATTTATTTGTTTTTGTTGTAGTTGATAATGTGGATACTATATCAAATAGCATATTTCGAATCGACTGTGTATTTCTAAGATGAATATATTGTCCTTTATCACTAATATGATTGATTGATTTCTTAAATGTTCGATATTTTCTGAATAAAAAATAAGGTAAATTTGGATTATTAATATGAATAATTTTTGAATTATAGATCATTAATTTCTCAAATAAATCGAATATTTTTCCAGATATAAATAATTCTGTCAACCAGTAACAAGCATCTTCTATTTTACCCTTGTCCATTGATTCATATAATGAATTATATACATCTTTCCTTTTGAAACCAGAAAATGTTATATCTTTGAAACTTGATTCTTCACGATTATCACATATTATATACTCTTTATTCATATAGTAATAGTAAATAGTTAATTTGTCCACTTTTGACCACAACCATTACATATATATATATACTTTATTTGATCAAAATCATATTTAATATATAATATTTTATCTTTTTTATCACATTTATCATTTGGACATACTATCTTTTTATTTTGAATAGTGGGTAATGTAATATCATTTACAATATATTTATTCTTATTCAATTTTTCACAATTATCATATCCTTTAAATTCTGTTTCATAAATACATCTATTTTTATCAATAATATCTTCTGTTTCTCCACATACTGAACAATAATGTACTAATTTATTTTCATTACTACAGTGTAATGATGTCATGTTTTCACAATTGTTGCAATAATTTATATCCATTATCTTATGTTAATATATAGATAATTTTAAATATAATCAAATTTATTAAATATTATAAATATTATAATGGAATGGATTCGACAATTTGTAATTAATATTGATGAAAATAAGGATGATTTATTCGAAAATATAGACAATACAGTTTATTATTTTCCTCTCCAACACGCTGGTAAATTATCAGATATTTTAGATGCAGTTTTTACCTGCAAAGATGAATATAAAAATCACCTATTTTTAAATACTCTTCAGGGGAATTGTGGACCTGTTATACAAAATTTAGATATAATTATTGATGAAATATTGAAAGATCAGACCTTTGAATATAATTATGATATTAGACATCAATCTATTTTTCACTTTTTATTCTTTTGGTTATATATTTGTTATCTTCGTAGGAATTATATGAGTAATGGTTCTATCTTCGGAAATATTAAAAGGTCCATTAGAGATCAATGTGAAAATATTCGAATGGGGACAAATGGATCGAATATTTTATTGCTGCCTTTAAAAAATGATAAAGATTTAAAACGCAATTTTCTAAAAATATATGTTAATTCACAATATTTAGATGCAAATAAATTATTCCTTGTTAATAATAATAAAGATGATAAACTTCATGTAGATTTAATCAATATTTTCAAAGAAATTATCAATAAAATAAAAACCGAAATTTATGGAACTAAAATGTTAGATAAAGATATTGTATATTATGAAGACTTGAGAGATAATTTCAACAAAATAAAAGAAAATATTGAGAAATCAAAAGAAAAAATAATATCAACATTTGGAAGATTAAATATATGTAAGCTTCGAAATTCTAAGGGACTAACAGATTTTATCAAGGGGTACCGACCTGACGATTTTAGGATGATGCCATTGGATGCAATTATAAGAGGTTATTATTCAGGTGGTCCTCAAAAACTTGTAGATTTTTTAGAAAAGGAAACAGGTTATAAAAGTATAGAGGATCGTATAGAAAAATATAAAGATAAAATGTTAAGTAAAGATGTTCCAATAAAAGAAATATTTGAAGGTTTAAAAAAGGATTATAGAGAATTTGAGGAAATTTATAAAAAAACAAGATTAGATAATAGTATACAACAATATGAATTTTTTTTAAAAGCAGGATGCGAAAATGAAACGCCTGAATCTAAATTCACAGGTTCTTTATATGGAAATCAAATGGTAATGATGCAATCATTGCTCCCCTTCGCTATGATTAGCTCTTTGATGCAATCTATTTCTGGCGGAATTTCTCCTGCTCAATTAAATGGAATCACACGGGGTATGGGACTAAATACTCAATTTACAGAAGAAGGATTAAGAGAGTTAAAGGAACAACTAAAAGACGAAAGAGTAGCGAAAAATTCTCTAGAACAAGAATTAAGAGAAACACAGGCGGAACTGAAGCAGCAGCGGCAGGCAACATTCGCGGCAACAGAAGCAGCTGGAAAGACAAAGAAAGAACTGGAGCAGCAGCGGCAGGCAACATTCGCGGCATCAGAAGCAGCTGGAAAGACAAGGGAAGCATTAAGAGATGAAAAGGAAAAAGCAAAATTAGCAGCTGAGAAGCAGTCTAGGGCAGAAAAATTAGCAGCTGAGGCACGGGAAGTAGCACGATTAGCAACTGAGAAAGCAGCAGAGACAGAACGATCGGCAGCTAAGGCACAGGAAGAAGCACGATTAGCAGCTGAGAAAGCAACAGAGACAGCACGATTAGCAGCTGAGGAAATAAGTAAGGAAGAGACAGCTGCAAGATTAGAAGCTCAGAAGAAGGCAGCCGAAGAGAAGGCAAAGGCAGCAAGATTAGCAGCCCAGAGAGATGCAGCCCAGAGAGAGGCAGAGGCAGCAAGATTAGCAGCCCAGAGAGAGGCAGAGGCAGCAAGATTAGCAGCCCAGAGAGAGGCAGAGGCAGCAAGATTAGCAGATGAGGCAAGAGCGAAGAGAGAGGAAGATAAATTGAGAATAAGTCAAGCTGAAGCTGCAGCAAGGGTCAAAAAAAACGAAGATAAGATTCGGAAACTTGGGGATCTAAAGAGTAGAAATGAAATATCTCTTTTCAAACCAAATTCACAATATTCGGGTGTAGAAATGTATGTTCCGGCCGTTTGGGATGCTTCCAAAGTCACTTTCTATGGAGAAGAATATTTAACCGATGGTTCCTTCTATGCACTTTTATATGATGAAAAAAAAGATACAATTGCATTTTGTGGGTTAAATTTTGAGTCAGAACTATATTTTAATACACCAATGGAAATATATCACATAAATAAAATATTATATGAGAATGATTATTATATTATAGATTTTAACGGTATAGGTATGAAATTAATATATTTGAATAATGGTGGCCAGAAATATTTATTAAATTCTTTCGATCGCAGTGAGAATGATATTTCTGGATCAAAAAAATCTGATATTATTGACAATATAAAAAGTAAAACTATTGATATATTTGTTCAACATAACATATAAATAGATTTTAATATTTAAAGAGGTATTGGTAATAATAATAATATGGGTATCCCTGTTTATTTTAAAACTATATTAAATAATTCCTCGAATGATTTATTATGCAAGGAAATTGAAGAAGTTGATGGATTGTATTTCGATTTGAACTGTTTAATACACCCTTGTTGTCGTAAACTAAATGATGAGAATGAAATGATTAAAATTATTATAGAAACAATGGATTCAATCATTGATATGATTGATATTAAAGAATATATATATATCGCAATCGATGGAATTGCCCCTGCTGCAAAAATGAAACAACAAAGATATAGAAGATTTAAAAGTCTTTATGAAAAAAAAGATGATAAATGGGATACAAATTCAATTACTCCGGGCACTTTTTTTATGGATAAATTAAATGAACAATTAAAAAATTTCAAAAATACTAATTTGAGAATATACTTTTCAGATTCATCTGAAAGAGGCGAAGGAGAACATAAAATATTCAATGATTTAAAAAAACGCCATAATAAAAAAGTTGTTATTTATGGTTTGGATGCTGATTTGATCATGTTATCCCTCTTAAATTATAATCATACTATCTATTTATTAAGAGAAAGAACAGAATATAATATTGAAAATATAGATTCTGAATATATCTTCTTGCCTATTAATGGTTTGGGTAAGGATATACATAAAAATATAACTGATAGAACAGGTATAGATACATTAAATTATGAAGATATTATTAGTGATTATATATTTATATGTTTTTTATTAGGGAATGATTTTATTAATCATATTCCAAATATAAATTTAAGATATGGTGGACACGAAAAACTTATAGAGATATATTGTAATCTTTTAAAGTCTTATGGTGGATATTTTCAATTAATTAATCTATCCTTAAAAAATATTATAAATTTAGATATGTTTCGAGATTTTGTAAGAGAATTGTCAAATCAAGAAGATTATATGAAAAACAAGTGCATAATGATTCAAAAAAAAATAAAAAAAAGATTACTAAATGAATATATTCATATAAAGCAAGATTTTATAAAAAGGGTTGAAAATTACTCTCTGAAATCTATTTATTCTTTTAATGATGATAATAAATATTTACCTGAAGAAATAGATAATTTCATAGTAAATTTACCTATGATAATTGAAACAGGACCGAATGAAACGATATCAAGTTTTAATCTTTCAGAAGATTTTATAAAATCATTACTATGGACAACTCATTATTATTTTAATAGATGTATTGATTGGAGATATATGACAAAATATGATATAGGCCCATCAATTAGTGATTTAAAAATGTATCTGGATAATATAAAAAATATAGATTATTTTTCAAGTAATTTGAATGAATATTCATATGAAGAACAATTTAAATTTATATTTCCAAATAATAGTCATATATTACATTCATATGATATAATTACAAAAGAATATGATATTTATCCTATAATGGACCATTGCAGATATTTATGGGAAGCACCATTATTATTTAAATAAGTTTATTAATTATCAATAATTATATTACAAGTAGATATACTATGGAATCAATTCATTACTTAAAATTGCCTAAATTTGTTGAACTTACAACAAATGGAGATATTTGGCCAGGATCTCAGATAACATTACCAAGTGTGAATGGTAAAACATCTCATAATATATCATACATGAGTCATTGTGAACATTTATGTAAAAAACATAATACAAATTTGTTAAAATTGCTATCTGTTATCTTGCAAAAAATAGACAATGATATGATTATTCGATGTGGGGATTCATCAAGATTTGAAGATAAATTGAAATCTATTATTTCTGATAATAATCAAACAATTGATCCTAGAGAATTATTTGAAAATGATTATGAATGCTTTGATTGTTCTCAATTAGATGGAATATTTGAAAAAATTAATGAAAATGATACTAGTTTAAAAGAAATTGATCTTTCTGGATATGGAAATGATGACGATATCATTTCAAAAATAGAATATCTTCAAAATAATTATCAAGAGAATGTTGGTGATCTGGATGATAATTTATTGTTAATAGAAGATCATTTATTAAAATTAAGACCAAAACATAGTGATATTATTTCGGATTTATCAACAAAACATAAGCCTTTTTATTTAGATGTTATTCAAGGAGATAGTAATTTAGAATTAATTGATCATGCAAATAGAGTTTCTCATGATAATATTCCAAATAATATTAGCAATATATTTACATCTAAATTATTAATCTTATTTCAAATGATGAAAGAATTACAAAAATATAAACATTCTACAATTCAGAAAAAAAAAGATATTTTATCTAAATTACAAGAACTAGAAAGTGTAAAAGAAAATATGAGAACATCCGATACATCTGAAGGTTTATTAAATTATATCTCTAATATGATAGGAGGATATGCGGATAGTGGAGACTTGGAGATAGATGGGGGGGATGATGAGGAAGATGAAAGTTTAATCAATCAATTGAGTGGAATATTAAATACTTTCACAGTTGAGGATGGAGATGTTGATAATTATATGATTGAAGCACCTTCTAAATCTGTAAAAAAACACGATGTTTTACCAGAGAATAAAGAAGGGACAAAAGCTGATGAAGGTGAAGCTGATGAAGGTGAAGCTGATGAAGGTGAATCTGATGAAGGTGAAGCTGATGAAGGTGAAGCTGATGAAGGTGAATCTGATGAAGGTGAAGCTGATGAAGGTGAAGCTGATGAAGAGGAAACATATGAAATGCGTTTTTTCTAAAAATTTGATAATAATTTGAGAAAATTAAGTAATTTAAAGTGTTCAGTAACTATTATGCCCTCAGAAGTAGGCCGTGCTTTGGGAAGAGGAAGAAAAAATGGTCTTACACATAGAGAAATCATGAATAAGAAACATCAAAATAAAAAGAAGAAAATGAAAAAGAAATCTAAATCAAAGAAAGAGAGATTGCTAGAACAATACATGGAACTAAATGAAACAGAATATGTATCTCATAAAGATACATCTATGAAACTTATGAATATTTTTGAAGATATAAAAGAAAATGGTATGAATGATAAAAGATATCTTGATGGCATGAATTTGCTCATGGCCTTAAATAAAGAAAAGATTAGTCACAATAATGAATATACCCCACCCATCACCGGCGCCATTCGATGGGACGCGTGGTACGGGCCCGTGGAATATGGGTTATTCTGTAACAAATGAAGATATTGAAGGCATGTATGGAATTGGTCATAGACATTCCCTCCTGCGTGTTCGAGACATTCTTTACAGCCCATAATTTTTGGATCGTTTATCATTTGCATTCGTTGTATTTTCTATTTCAGATACATGAGATCCTTGAACGAAAATGGGTGGATAATAAAATTTTTTAAAATATTCTAATTTTGCTAAATGAATATCATAATTTTTTATGTGATCAATGATTGTTGTTTGAAAAAGTTCAATCGCTTCTTCAAATGATTTTAAAAATAAAGCGTGTGTCATTAAAATATTGTACTTTTTATAATCAATTAGATTTAATCCTTTTTTTGGTTTAATATCTATCTTTGCTTTTCCTACCTTAGAAATTTGAGGAGGAGTTATCCAACCTCCCATATAACAAGATTCGGAAGGAGGAACCGGTAAAGTAGAATCTAGTGTCGCGTCCGATTCTAATATAATATTATTATCAGTTTTATTCATATAAATTGATAATAAAGCATTTCGATGAGCCGCTATATTTCCTAATTTTGCTATGATTTTCTTTTGTGATGTATTATATCTTGTATTTAAAGATTTCAAAATCTTTTTATTACACTGTGTTAATTTAAGATAGACAGCGGGGACCCATTCAAAATAACATACTTTATTCTTATATTTTTTTTCAATTTCTGTTTTTTTTTCAATGTATTCTTCTTCTTCTTTACAGATAATATAAATATTATATTTCACCATATTATATTTATAATTATATTAAAAATTTGATATAAAGATAACCCTCTCTGTATAAATTAAAGAATGTACGATATTGTTGCTTCAATTAATCCCCATGGTATTATTGGAGAAAATGGCCAACTATATATAAGATCAAAAAAAGATATGAATAGATTTTCTCAGATTACGAAACATCAATATCATGAAAAACAAAATGCTGTTATAATGGGATATAATACATGGATCGATATCCCCGAAAATAAAAGACCACTTGAGTCTAGAATTAATATAATTATAACTAAAAATCACAAAAATCAAATAACTGAATCAGAAAATACTATTATTAAGTCTTCTCTAGAAGAAGCATTTCAATATACAGAAGAATTACAATTAAAAACATTTGTTATTGGTGGAGAACAAATATTCAATGAATGTTTGGAAAATTATAAAGATAAATTGAATGTGGCATATATTACCATATTTAATGAAGGTATGCGCGAGATAAATCCTATGTATGACCGTGGTGGAAACCGTTGTCCCAATGTTTCATTATTTCCATTAAAATTACTCGATGATTTATACGATGTCAAAAATTCGGAATTAATGGATGATATAGGTATAAAAAATGGATACGAGCAACCAATCAAGCTTCGATTTCACTATTATCAAAATCTGAAATTATACAATAAATGGGAATCTCAATATTTAAATCTTATGAATAATATTCTAATTAATGGCGATAGAATACAGACTAGAAATTCTGAGGTAATCTCTACATTCGGTGAAAAAATGATATTTGATTTATCTGAAGGATTTCCTCTGTTAACTACAAAAAAGATGGGATATAAAACTATTTTGAGAGAATTACTGTGGTTTATTAGTGGTTCAACATCTAATCAGGCTCTCAATGATGTAAATGTACATATTTGGGATAAAAATGCATCTAGAGAATTTTTAGATAGCCGTGGATTAAAAAATAATCCAGTTGGAGATCTAGGACCAGTCTACGGGTTTCAATGGAGAAATTTTGGTGCATCTTACTTTGGGATGCATTATAAATATGAAAATGGAGTCGATCAATTGAAGTATGTAATAGATCAGATTAAAAATGATCCTAGCTCAAGAAGAATAATACTTTCAGCCTGGAACCCCACTGATTTAGATAAAATGGCTCTACCACCTTGCCATGTCATGTGTCAATTTAATGTTGATACAAAAAATAAAAAATTAAACTGTCAATTATATCAAAGGTCAGGTGATATGTTCTTAGGAGTTCCATTTAATATTGCATCCTATTCATTTCTACTGTCAATTATAGCAAAAATAACAGGTTACCAACCCGGTAAATTTATCCATATCTTGGGAGATTCACATATTTATAATAATCATATAAATTCTGTAAAAAAACAAATTATTCGTGTTCCTTATAAGTTTCCAAAACTAGTTATTTCTGATGAACTAACTGATATAGATTCTATTAAAGAAGAATATTTCACTATTGAAAATTATAAATATTATGAGAAAATCGAAGCAGAAATGATTGCTTAACATTTCAAACATTGTGTTGCCAATCTATCCGCAATTGAATTACCAATAGAATGTTTATCTGTCAAACTTGTATGACTTCTTATATGAATAAATTCTACATCCAATTTATTAATTAATTGATAAATATTATCTAATATATCAATATTTTTCTTATTATTGAAGTCTTTTTTTTTTATCCATTCTGGATACCATTTCGTGATACAATTTATTGAATATTGAGAATCTGTATAAATGGTTATCTTATCAATTTTTTTAATGGAACATTCTTCTAAGCTTTTCTCAATTGCCTTTAGTTCTGCTTTATTATTTGTAGGGTTAAGTATATCAAGTGCCAAAGATACATCTTTTAATTTTACTACATTATTATCGCTATAATGAATCCCTATTCCTGCTTTGGCCATTTTAGATCCATTATGTGAACAAGCGCCATCTGTATAGATGGTGAATCTATTATTAATTTCGGAATCTTTATTATCTGAAAGCAAATGAATTATTTGAGTTCTCATATCTTTGAATTTTGTTTTGAACCATGTTTGTTTAATTAACCATTCGAGATATTGTCTATCTTTATTATAAATATCATAAATTTTCTGATTTCGATATTTACCAAAATGAATATACATTTATATACTAATTATAATTGTATATTTAAATCAAATTTGATTTATTTTTAATTGGATAAATAATCAGTTAATGGATCTTTTTAAAGATCTTATTAAAATAAGCAATGAATTATTAATAGAAAAACTATCCGAAAATATGGATGAAGAAAATTATCAATTATTCCAGTCCGAATTTATTAAACAAAATAATATATTATTTACAATATCTAGAGAATATAAAATAGATGGATACGAAAAGAAAATAGATGCGTTCAATAAAAAGAAAAAAGATATACAATTAAATAGCATTAGAAATAATGTGAATGGTGCTTCACAACCATAATTGTGGAAAATTGTAAAGTGTAGATTCTTTTAATATGATGATAATAAGCATCTATAATATCTCTTCTTCGAGAATTAAAATAAGTATCATTGATTTAAAAGAAATAAATTATTTTTATACAATAATCAATTATTCTAAATATTGATTAATCCTTCCTTATAAATGAATAGTTTCTCTGTTTTAAATGATTCGCTTAGATTTTTGTATCTAGTTTTACCGGATTGAGAAGCTGATCTATGCGTTTTCTTTTCCCATATCGGGATAAAATCATCCGGGGCTGTTGTTTCCGATATAAATACATAGTTTTTTTTGCTCCAGTTTCTCATTATATTCCAAAATTTTTCATTATCAAATGTATCATATACTTTTGTATCTGTTCTGTATTTTATCGGAAATCTAGTAGTTTGATATGGTGGATCGCAATATATTAATTTGTTTTTAGGATTATGTTGATCATATGATAAACACTTGAATTCAACATCTTTGATTTTAGGTGTTATTTTCTTTATTGAATTAATTGCTTCTTGAAGATAGTTCTCTTTTTTTGAATTTTTATATTTATCACTATATCCTGAATAAAATTTACCACCAAAACTCATTCCAAAACCAATAAATCCTTTCATAGCACTGGGACTTTGTAATTGTTTAGATTCATTATAAATAGTTTCGTTCATTTCTTTAGGTGCTATGAATTTATTATCTTGAATATCGATCCAAAGTTGTATTAGATCCGGGTGATAATCTGATGCAATACAATCATAATCTTCAATCATTTTCATTAAAACATTCAATGCTCCGCAAAATGGTTCTAAATATCCATCAACATCTTCGGATTTCACTAATGTCTTCATAATTTCACTTATTTCTTTAGCTAAAAAATATTTACCGCCCATGTATTTCATATTATAATTTATAAATATTATTTTCTAAACAATATTATAACATGGATCCCGTTAAAAATGAAATCTTGGATATTCTTTTAAAGAATATGAAGTGTTCTTCAGAAAATACAGATAATGCATATATTTTAGTTACAGATTTAATCAATAGATTAAAAGATCTAGATTGTAAGGGAGAAAGTAAATCCGGTATATCTCTTCCACCCATGAGTACCGATAAAAAACCACTAGGCATACTTAGTTTCAATGATAAATTAGAAAGTTCTAATGATTCATCAAGTTCACCAAAGCCTCCTATGGGAGGTCCTCCTGGTTTACCAAAGCCTCCTATGGGAGATCCTCTTGATTTACCAAAGCCTCCTATGGGAGGTCCTCTTGATTTACCAAAGCCTCCTATGGGCGGTCCTCCTGGTTTACCAAAGCCTCCTATGGGCGGTCCTCCTGGTTCACCAAAGCCTCCTATGGGCGGTCCCCTTGATTTACCAAAGCCTCCTATGGGCGGTCCTCCTGGTTCACCAAAGCCTCCTATGGGTGGTACCCCTGATTTACCAAAGCCTCCTATGGGCGGTCCCCCTGGCGGTTCTCTAACTTCTACAGGGACAAATAATTTAGCAGGCGATAAGGAAGATGGAAATAAGGAAGATTCTTCTGGTAGTGATTCATCTGGGAGTTCAACTATTAGTGTAAATAAACCCCAAGAAGGCAAATCTCCTGCCGATGAATTATCAGATATATTATCCGATGCTACTTCAGATAAATCGGAAACACCACCCGCGGGTAATCCTATGAAGGGGGGTGGTCCATCAGGTTTATTTTCAAGGATGTTTGATGATGATCCAACACATCGTGATGCAAAAGGAAAAATTATTTATGCAAATAAATCTATTAAGAAGAAAAAAGGTCCTAAGAAAACTAAGGGAAAAGGAAAAACGATAGGTAAGGGTAAGGAATCTCAATATACTGGGTTATTTTCGAGAATGGGGGGCGAAGAAGATCAGTATTCTGGTATTTATAATAGAATGAATTATGATCCTACGCATCGTGATCTAAAAGGAAAGATAATTTATGCGAAAAAATCAATAAAGAAAGGAATTAAAAGTGCCACTAAAGCCAAAAGTGCTAAAAAGGCTCTATCTAGAAAACGAACCCAAAAAAAATCGCATAAAAGAAGGGTAAATGCAGCACGGAATAAGAAAAGGAGACCTAGAACTATAAAAAGAAGAGTGAAGTTCGGAGGTGGAGTTAGTGACTTTTCGAATGCTTTTGCATTGTATTTAAATATGTGTTCATTTTTAAATTATCCTCAAAAAAATAATCTGGGGAGTATGGTCTTATTTAGACAAGATACTTCTCCGCAGGATGGGGAAATAGAACAGGTGTTTCAACAATATGGATATATAGATATGATACATAGATATAAAAAAGAAAGAACCAAAGTTATAAATTATTTTATCGATTTTATAATTAGAAATATTACAGGGGAGAAAATGGGTAACTATAATGGAGACGACCAGGAATTAAAAAAATTCGTGGAATCATCGGCGTATTTAATAGCAATCTTGACAAGAATTTTATTTGCTATATCAGTTCGTCAAATGGACAATGCTATGAAAAATAAAAACAAACGAGTTATCGAACTAATTCGTGAAAAATATAAATTATTGCCGAAGCGCGAGGGATTCTTTAAAGACCGGGGGGCAAAATTAAGGTTCCAAGTAGGTACTTTTGGGGTCCGTCGTATGGAAGATAAAAAGGTCCCGTTTGGTTTAGTTATCACTGGCTATGCACACTTGACAATAGAAGCACTTGTTATACTTGCATTAAATTTACTGGGTTTTGAGGGAGGTAAGGGAACAGAGGTAGAAAAAATGAAACCAGAATATATGGACCCCAACTGGTATAAAAAATGTAATGAGATATTTAAGATAGTTTTGTTCATGTTCGTGAGCCAGGGAGAGGGGGAGAAAGAATTTAATGATGCTTTATTCAACTATGTTACTGATGATGGAAAATTGGGCGTAAAAAACACAACACAAATTCAGGTAGAAAAATACGATGTATCAAGTCGATATAAAATAAAACTCGGTAAAAACCCTGACACACAGGGTCAGTCACCAGCTGCTCCCAATACGACCCCGACAGCCACTGGGGGTCAACCGCCTGTGTCCGACACTGCGCCCGGCGCACCACCGACCGGGCCCAGGTCTTTGGATGATGATGGTAGTACGGCTATTTAGGCAGGCGGCAGGAGATCTTCCCCTGAGAATAACTAAACTTTATAAATTTGATTTAAAAATTATTTTGATTAGTATCCAAATAATACTAATTATAATGACAATTTGCTTTCATTGTAAAACAAAAATGGATGGGAAACCATTCACAACGATTGATAAATGTTTAGTATCTCCGGATACTTACCAAAGAGTACATGTTTGTGGTTATTTATGTTTCAATCGAGTCGATGATATGGGTATTTTGCCGAAACCTTTATGGGAAAATATAGTTAATAAAGAAGATTATGAAGATTTTATTAAATTGCAACCAATTATTCCTAAGAAAAATAAGTTTCAATTATTATCATCAGAAGAAATATCTAAATTATCTGAATATGATAAAGATCAATATTATCAAACGCGGTCGACGATTTATGATAGAGAAACATTGGATGCGATTGATGAGCAAAACGAAGAAGATAGAATTACAGAAGAGATAGAAAATGAATACTATTTATATTCTGAAGATTCGACTGTGGATGATTACTGAAATTATTATAAATTATGTAATTATAATGGAAGAATTACTATCTACTTTTACGGAAAATGAAGAAAAACAATCTAAATCTTATACTTTACTTTTTTTTACAGCATCATGGTGTGGACCTTGTAAAAGAATTTATCCTTTTATACAAGAAATACAATCAAAGATAGATAATTCAATACTTTCTGTTCAAAAGATTGATATTGACAATGATAGTTCTTTAATTAAAACATATAATATCAGAAGCGTCCCGTCTTTTATCTTATTATGTAATGGTAGTTATGTTGATGGATTAACAGGAGCAGATAAAAACAAATTGGTAGAATTATTAAATAAAAATATTCAAATATGAATTTAAAGATTATATAAAAATATAAGATAAATGGAAAAATTTGAAGATTTAAATTTACGAGATGAAATTTTGAGAGGAATATATGCGTACGGTTTTGAGAATCCGTCCGAAATACAGAAAAAGAGTATACCATTGATACTTAATGGGGATGATATTATTGCTCAGGCACAGTCTGGAACCGGGAAAACTGGTTCATTTACAATAGGCTTATTAAATAGGATAGATGAATTAAAAAATTCGACGCAAGGTATCATAATTCTTCCCACAAGAGAATTGGCCGAACAAGTTTACGAAGTAATTACAGAACTATCAAAATATTCAAAAATAAGAACTCTTATATTGATAGGTGGAACAAATGTAAGAAAAAATATATCTGATTTGCAGAATGATCCACATATAATAGTTGGTACACCAGGAAGGATTATAGATATGATAGAAAAGAGACATCTAATAACAGAGGAAGTAAAGACACTAGTTTTAGATGAAGCAGATGAAATTTTGTCAATTGGTTTTCAAGAAACTATTAGTTCTATTTTTTATCGTATACCAAAAGAAACACAGATTTGTTTATTTAGTGCAACTCTTCCAGATACAATTTTAGAGTTAACAAAGAAGTTTATGAATAATCCAAAAAATATTCTTATAAAAAAAGAAAATCTTACTTTAGAAGGTATTAATCAATATTATATAAATTGTAAATATGATTATTGGAAAAATGATGTTATTTTAGATTTGTATGAAAATATAAATATTCAACAATGTATTATTTATGTAAATCATAAAAGAAATATTATTAATCTTTATAATTATCTGAAGAATTCTGATTTTCCAATAGAATATATTTCAGGTGATAGAAGTGTCCCAGAAAGAAATGAAATTATGGGAAAATTTCGTTCAGGTGAAATAAGAATTTTATTATCATCTGATTTACTTTCACGAGGAATAGATATACAACAATTGTCTTTAGTAATAAATTATGACCTACCATTATCAAATGAAACATATATACATCGCATAGGTAGGTCGGGTAGATATGGTCGTAAAGGGACGGCAATTAATCTAGTAACAGATAATTCTATAAAAAAATTACAAGAAATTATAGAATTTTATGATACAGAAATTAAAGAGATGCCAGAAAATATTGAAATATAAAATATTATTATTAATATATGAAAAAGAGAACAATTCATTATAAAATGAATAAAAGACATAAAAAGAAAAAAAAGACAATATCTTCATCAAAAAAAAGAATACAATATGGAGGTGCTCTAAGTGGTGCATTTGATAGTTTAAGTATGCCAAGTGTCTCCAATTTTATAGGTTTCCCAGGATTATCGACGGGTGTTAAAATCGCAATTGCTGGGGTAGCTTTAGTGGCAATTAGAGAAGGTATAAAAAAAGGAGCCAAAAAGGTAGAATCTATTTTGAATGATGAAAGACAAAATATTATTATGAAATTTAAAGAATGTACAAAAAAAAATAATATGAATGTTCGTCAAGAACAAGATCCATTTATAACTTTAAATTATAATACACTATTTATTCATAAGATAATCAATAAAGAAAATTTTTTAGAATTATCTGGATCTGATAATTTCATTGAGAAAAAACACGATGAAGAAGGACTTTATGAAATATTAGATAAAGAAGCAACTGCCCGTGAAAATGATGAGTATAATAATTATATAGAACAAGAACCTACTAAAAATCCTATGGAAGGAGGGGGATTAGTACTAAATAAGTGGAATTGGATAAGATATCATGGTTCTCAATTAAAACAAATGTATCTAAATTTATATAGTTTTGAACATTCATTGGAAAATATGGATAATGATCAAAATGAAAAAATCGCTTTATTAGATAAAGATTTAATAAAGAATTTCAATATTACAAAAAAAATACTGAAAACACTCTATAAGAATTTAAAAAATATATCAAATATTATATTTAATGAAAACTATAATATAGTGAGACCCAAATTAAGCGATAATAGTATAACTAGCTTGAATAATTGGGTAAAAGAATTATGTACAGCTTTTGACGCTATTATAAAATATTTGAAATCCACTGCTGATCATAATATTCAAGATAGTGATGTTAAAATTAAAAATTATAATAATTTGAAGTTCAGATATGATATAATCGTCGATTATGAAAATAAAAACTCTTCATATAAACCTCTTATCAAACAGTTATTTAATTATTATTTTCTCAACTATTCTCTAAGGGTCTCTACTTTTAAAAATGAATTTGAAACAAAGATGTATCTAAAAAAACTGAAAGATGAAAATGGTAAATTTCAAAATACCCGTAAAACTTTACGGAATTTAAAAAATAAAATTGTTCGACAATTTGAGAAAGTTGGTAAAACAAGTGATAAAATATTCGAAAATATGAGAACAACTTTAAAATATTACGAATGTGAAAATATTTTATGCAATCAATATAAAGCTCCATCTATAGATCTAAATGAAATCTTGAGTTCAAATAACCCAATGCGGATGTTTTTGAAAAATACATTACGAGAAATACATGCAAATATTTTGAAAGAAACTCCAAATGAATCTTTTAAGATTTCCTTTTTAGATAAGTTATCTTCTTTATTAAGAATTATTTCATTCAGCGACAAACCAGAAGAACAAAAATATATATCTAATACAGAAATACTCGCATCTGCCATTATTCCGTTGGGTGGATTATATAAAATGACGGGTGATAAAGAAATTGAAGACACTAAGTTGAATCTCAAACCAGATGAAAGAACAGTCGATCAAATTGTAGATACTTTAAAAAATCTGAAAAGTAAAGGGAAACTTGCAGCAACTAATTATTTCATAGAAAAGATGAGTGATATAACTGTTGAAACAAGAACCAGTGAAAGGGCTATGATTGAAAATTTTAAATATATAAAATCTTCAGAAATTCAATTAAAACGAGATTATAATTTCAATGCATGGGATCCATGGTTTAGTCTTTTATGGAAAAAACCCCTTCCAAAAGGTGTACATTTGCCCCCATATAAAATTGATATAAAAGAATTTGTACCAAAAAATAGTGAACAAACTAAATATCTCAATTGCGGTGTTATACATCATGATTACAGTGATTATGCGAGTAAAATTAATAATGAACAAGAATATACAGGTGAAACTGTAAAAAATCTTTTTAAAGAAATATTCAACGATTATATTGCATTATTTCCTGAAGATTATAAAAAAACTTATGTTTTCCAGACTGAATTATTAAAGGGTGGGGAACAATATGAAGAAATGGCAAAGGCTTTAGATGTATTATTTAACGAATTTAATTATATTACAAGACAGTTATTGAATAATATAATAGAAGTTATACAAATTGGAGATTATATTTGGGGATTATGTGGATCGACTGGATATTATATTTTATTATGTTATATTATTGATATAAATCGTATTCCAACGCCTTTTTCAGATACAATAAATACAACTACTAATCTTGATTTTTTTAAAAAAATTCAACAAAGTGATAATGATATTATAGAAAATTATGATATGAATGAAGAAATGATTATGAAAAATAAAGAAATATTAACAATAATAAAAATATATGCAACTGAAATTTTTGATAATGTGGATAGTATAGATTGGAACGAAACTTCTGTAAGGAAAGATATATTAGAAAAAATAATTTTAGGATTATTTGAAAAAAATGATATTAAAAATCTTCAAAGGTCTAGAGGAATTAAAAGACCATTCTCCGAAGAAAAACTTAGAGAAATACTAAAAGAAAATAGTGTTGATGATATAATAAAATTCAATCCACAAGATTTTGAATATATAGATGTCGATTATAAATATATTAGTGATATATTTAATAGAGCATATTATGGTAGTAAAAAAACAAATATTAATGAATATGTGATAAATTTGAAGGAACAAAAGACAGAATATGAAAGACGCTATAAAGTATTAGAAAGCACTGAAAACATTTCAGATGATATTAAGAAAAATTTTACGAATGAATATGAGGAATTTTGTGATTATTTAGATTTCTTTGAGAAAATAGAACAATCTAACAAACTGTATGGTGGAGGAATCTTAAATCTAAAAGATCTGAAATATCTAAGACACTATGATATTATTGGAACAAATAGAATCATGCCGAAATATAATGATTATTATGTAAACAATAATTATTGGTTACATATATGTTTTGGTGATAAAGATGAAGAAGCATTACATAAAAAAGTAATACGCTGGATTACTAACGATACAAATGTTACTCGATATGAAAATGAGACAGATAATAAAGATGATATATTAAATGAAATTCTTATAACAATTTTAAGAAATTTAACTGAAGAAGACAATAATTTATTAACTATTGCAAATGGTGAAGAATGGGATATAATAAAAACTGAAATAAAACTAGCAATTTCAAAACTATTAAAAGCTTACAGTAAAGACGACACTATAAATAATTGTGATAATTTTGTGACAATTGAGGACAAAATAGTTTCAAATTTACTGACAGAAAACCCCGATGTTAATGACGGGGATGATAATATAAAATTAAAAGATATTTTATTAGAGGAAGATAAAAAAGAAAATATAGTGGAATATTTAAAAACAAAGTTTTCTAAATTAGATGAAATGAAAGATACAGAATACAGTGATGATAAAATTGAAATATTATATGAGATATACGATCGAGCAAAAGATGCTGTCGAAAAAATGAATCTATGCGAAATATATTTTAAAAATATGAGTACAATTGTTTCACAATTAATATATATCAAAGAGTTTCATAAATCAAATAATAAAGCAGAAAATAAAGCAGCAAATATTATTTATGGCCATAGATATATTCAAAAAATAACAGATATAAAATGGAATATTAATAATAAATTGATAAGTACAATTAGTTCAGAAGGCGGTAATATATATTCTAAAATACAAAATGATATCAATGGTAAATGCGACTATTACAAATATTTGTATATGGATCATCTTAGCAAGGAATTATATAGTTATGTAGGCTCAATGAAAACTAGTGAATATGATAGATTAAAAACTATAACTCAATATGTTGAAAATATACGCCACACTGAATCCTCAAATAGTTATGAGGATAAAATATTATCTATTGGAAAAATTCATGATTTATCAAATATCAGATATTTTAGACATTATTCAAAATCAACAATAAAATCATGGACATATAAATGCAGACTAGAAAGTTATGCCCATCAAGAATTAGTTGACGGTATTACCGGACGAATTAATTTTTCAATCCTTTCCGAAGATTATAATGAAAAACCAATTTTAGGAATAATCAAAGATAGAATGATAATTTTTTCAATTATTATGTTGGATAAATATTTAAATCAATATATGTTGAAAATATACAAACTTGGATATAAAACACATGTAGAAAAATACAGTAATATGTTAGGTCTGATATTTTCTGACCCTGATTATGGAAAAGAATACTTTAATAATATTAAAAATATAGCTGCATATAAATCATTACAAGAATCATTAAAACAAATATCAGATACAAGGGCAGGTTTCGATACTATTTTAAAAACATTGGATTCTGAATATAGTGATTTGGATGATGATGAAAAGATAAGCATGGAAAGGGAAATACAAAAAAATATAGATGAATTACAAACTAATCCATCTATATTTCTTAAAAGTAAGAACAGTATTATTGATTTTGTTAAGGAAAAAATAATCATCAAAGTCCAAAAAGTAATAGATAAAACGAAAGATGCAATAAACTCGAGCCTTAGAGGGGATATTAATTATTATCCGCATATAATAGTATCAAGATGTGAAAATGTATATAAAATCCAAGGTATTTTTATTAAGGGTAAAAACGAACAAGGGGATTACTCCACTGAATATGAAATAGAAGATATAAATAATCATATTGTACCAATAATAAATGGAGTAGATATCTCAAATATTCCGAATTTAAAAGATAATTTTAATATAATTTCTATGAATTCAATTGCAAATGGTGAACCAGATGTGAAAATAATGATTAATTTGTATACAATTATTGTAAAAAATTTCTTAGGTTTCGAGTATCCAATAGGATTCGATGATATTTATTTAATCCTTGGAAATGAAGGATCTAAGTATATGTTTACTTTAAATAAAGGGCAAAGTATTGATAATTTAACGCTATATAATCAAATAAATAATAAAAAATATAAAGATTTAATAACATCTATTCGAGATAACCCTCCGACAAATGAAATGGATCGTGAAGAGCTAAAAGAAATCGTTAAAAAATGGTATATAACACGAAAAGAGATAACAGATGAAAACAGCCGGAAATTACCTGGGCATATTACAACTGTCGGAGCGGATATTTATTATCTGAATATGTTTGGTGATATGAATGATAATCCTTTGGTGTGTCCTAGAAAAGGATATATTTATGATCATACTAAGACCATATGTAAAACAGGTGAAATAAATCATCTATTTCTAAAGAGTGAAAGAATAAACAAACATAAGGATAAAAGTATAAATGATAATGATTATTATTGGTTAAATAAAGGTTCATTTATCAAACACATGTTGACAACTCGTAATCCTTTAACTTATCTGGGTGATTTAAAAAACCATTATATTGATTTCAAAGGGGGATCTGTATGTACCGGTAATTATATTAATAATATAAACGATATTTGTGTACAATTACACGATACAGATCAGTTTGATGAAAGCGCAAATATTACAAATTTTCAAACTATAATAGAGGAGATAATGGATACCAATAATCCCGAAGCATATAGTGGGAATAGTTCCTTTAATAAATATTTCTCAATAACACCTTTTAGAATTGTATCTTCAAAGAGAATTTTTGATTATATTGGAAAAGACGCCGGCGATGTCTTTCCTATTATAACAATTCGACCCGGTGAACCCATAAATGTAAATAATGCAACCGCTCAACAAAAAGAAGAAATAATAATGAAAAAATTAATCTACCCATATGTTTTTTATTTAAGACTAATCTTGGAAGATTACAATTATTATTCGAATCGAGAATATATAAGCAATATAGAGAGACAGTTTCATCTAAATTCTGGCTTGAAACTTGTGAAATCGGAGGAATGGGCGCCCTCGAAAAAACCACATGGTGAAACAAAAAAATTAATTAATGACCAACTAAAAATTATTTTTGCTTATGATAAGGATAGTAAAGGGGACAGAGTGAGAAGTTATAAACAACTACATGATAAACCCTTCAATTTAGACGAAATACTACAAGTTATGAAGGTTCATCATCTTAACAAAAAAATATGGTATGGAGATCCAAATCCAAAAAAGATTTTTAACCCTTCAATGGAAGGTACATTTATTGATAAAATAGATGATTATTTATCATCATATGACCCAGAATTTTTAAAAGAAGCTCTTAGAGAAGGTGATTTCACAGGTGAATCCAAATCATTCTTATTAAAAATATTAGTAGAACTCAATAAAGCAGAATATTGTATTTCAGATTCTTATCCGTTATCGTCAGAAGAAGATCCTTCCTCGGAATTAGTTGTAAAAGGTATCAATTCTACTATCGTAAGACAAATATTAAATTCACGGGTTATGGCTGGAATGCCCAATGACAAGAAGTATTTCTTTGCAGAAGATGAACCATCAACGAATCTTCCACAAGATGAAAATATGGAGGTATATCTGGTGAATAATAAAATGAAAAATATTTTGAAAGATATTATTGATAAAATGAACAAGGTAGATTTCACAGGGTCACCCATAGATAATGATAATTGTGATGCATTATCTTATATTTTGAGGGCATATTTACCATATCATAGTGATATGAAAGATAAATTGATTTACTTTTTGCAAGAAGAATTTAAAGATAGAAAGCTAACTAAATTAATTCATTCATCTTCTTTAAATATTAGTAGTGATAAGATTGATATATATCACAGGAGTAATTTATTCGAAAAATTGAAAAAGATATATAATATACCAGAAAAGGATGATAAAAAATTAAAAAATGCTATCAATAAAACATATAATTTGATAATGAATGATCTTACTATTTATTCTTTAGAAAATTTCTCTGATTTATTATCAAATATTCTATTTGATAGCGAATATCAAAATATATATTATACACATGTGAATATAAAATCTTCTACAGAAGATTTTGGAGAAGATTCTGGAAAAGATTTTTTAAAATTGTCACCAAACTCAACACCGGATGGAAATATGAAAATGTATGTAGAAGATATATACAGGAATACTTCTACTGTCGATGATTCTACCTATAGATTATATATATCTATTCGCAATCAGGGGGGTAGTATTAATAAAGAAATGTGTTTCACTATGAAATTATACGATGATGAAATTCGTGAATTACAAAAAATAATGACCGATGAAGTGGGAGATGAAGTTGTTAATATAAATATTTACGACAAGGAATCTATCAATAAAGATAAAAGTAATACATGTAAAAAAATATATACAGAATTATCCGCCATGAAAACAAAAATAGATGAAAAATTATTAGAATATTCTATTTCGAATTTAGATAGTGTTAGTTTATCTACTGTTTCGGAAGAAAAAATGAATCAATTAAATTTTGAAGAATGGCTTAATTATGACTCTATATTAAAAAAATTCAGTTTGAAATACATGTTTTCCGAAATTGAACATAAAAAATCTAATAAAGAATTAAAAGAACTTTTATTAAAATCTATATGGAAATTATATATTTTGGAACAAGGCGACGATAAAAAAACATATTATGAAAATTTGTTCTCTAATAAAAAAGCGGATGAATCTCCTGTCGCGGATGATGCATCTCCCGTCGCAGAAGAGAGTGTAAATATCTTAAATTCTATAAATATATATAATCAAACGAAAAAAGAAATTTATAATGATAAAACTGAAACGGATAGAAGTAAGGATTTGATTCAAAATTTAGATACATTTATAACTGATTTGTTGAAATATTTATCAAAATCAGAAGACAATATATTAGATCTTAAAAAAGAGTTAAAAGAACAAATTAAAGAGAGAATATTAAAGGCCAATGGGCGCCAAGACCTAGACAACATAAAAGCATTTTTGAAAGGGGAATCTGATGGTGAAAAATATAGACATATTACAGTCGGTTTTACTGGCGATATAGAAAGAACATTTGATAATATGTATTCGGAACTAGAAAAATTGGGAGATGAATCGATTCCCTATAGTAATAATCCATCTTCCTTTAATATTTTGAAGAAATTTACCAAAGAGATTTTGAAAATATTGGAATTCACTCCATATAATTATGATGTTAATACCATCGACACATATTATGAAACAGGGGGTAAACAAAAAACACAAGAAGAACTAAGTGAGATCAAAAGTGGAACTATCAAATTGAAAAAGAAAAATTTAGAAGATGAATTTATAAGATTCATAATAGAAAAAACAAACGAAATTATTCAGTCTAATCAATCTGGCCACCTATCAATTCTTTTTAATGAGGATAGTGAACTATTTAATGTAATTGAAAAATACATTTACGAATCTGAAGAGAAGATAATTCATGGACAGACTTTAACAATACCGAATTCAGAATCATTGATTAGCAAAATTTTCACCATAAATATGGACGATCTTAGTATTCTAAATGTTCTTGAAAATGATAAAACAATAGAAAAAATAAAAGAGATGTATGAATTTTGTGGCAAATCTCTAAACGCTTCAGTAAATGGAAAAAATATAAAAGGGATTATTGGAGATGATATACAAAAATCAATTGGTCCTATTGGAGGGGAGGGGGCTCCTGATATTTCGGGAGTTCAACCTATGGTAATAACTGAAATTTTAAAAAAACATTATAAAACCTTATTTGAGGAATTATATCAAATAATATTGATAACTACAAATAAAATAAAAGAAGAAATAAGTGTAGAGGATATTAAAGAATCGATTGTGACAAGAGAAGATCCATATATGCCAGATTCCGAAGAAGAACAATCGGATGATATTGAATCAGAGCCACTAAACGAAATTGAAAGAGTGGTATCTGTAAATATGGCACCCGAAATTCAATCAGAGGTAAGAGAATTCAGATTTAAAAACTCCACAGAAGTATTTCTAATAAAAGATAATGTTGATGTTATTAAGAGGGGGGGGGTGTTCAATACAGATTGTTTATTTGAAACACAGATGAATCCCCTGCAGCCGAAGTACAAGACAAAAATATTCGGAATAATACCGGCTAATTCCGTTTTTAGAATACAATATCTCTTTGACCCTCCAAATCCACAAAGAGTTGCTGATACATGCATTCAAATACTTGCCGAAGATGGGAGAGGAGGATTCAACGACCCGTGTAGGAATACATTAAAAGAAATCGTGGAAGGGGCGATCACGAAGGGGAGAAGATTTAATAGAAGTAATAATATCTTTGTAGATATGAATAAATCAGGAGAAGATAAAATTGGAATACTTACACCTTCAGAAAATAGCAAGGAATCTAAATTAGCTAGATTTGGATGGATAAAACTTTCTACTATATTCCCAGATATGGATAATGTAGATAATATACAAAGGTTACTTCTGGGTCATGAGTATGCCGGGGTTTATCCCCGCAAAAAACCTAATTCTTGGCTAAAATTTAGTAAACAGGGTTATCTTAGATTACAAAATTGGAAAAGTATCATCGGAAATAATTCTGAAAATTTATATGTTAATATATATCGAAAACCAAGATCATCTGTTGAAAAAGATGCCAATAAACTTTCTAAATTAAGAATACCCCTTAATATAGAATTAGTCCCGAAGGGAGGGGGAAGAAATAAGAAGACAATTGGTAAAAAGATAAGAAAGAAAACCAGAGGTAGAAAGACAATTGGTAAAAAGATAAGAAAGAAAACCAGAGGTAGAAAGACAATTGGTAAAAAGATAAGAAAGAAAACTAGAAATAAAAAGACTATCGGTAAAAAGATAAGAAAGAAAACCGGGGGTAAAAAGACTATCGGTAAAAAATCTAGAAAATAAATTAATTTAATAATTTAAGTGCGTATATATTTAAACAAATCTTTCTAATATCAGGTAAAGATAATTAGAATGAATAATTTAAGTTTAGATTTTGATAATGATGTTAAAAATATTACTATGGATAAAAATAATTCGAATGATAATTTATCATTTACATCTAGAGATAGCAGGTTAAGTGATGATAAATCTGAAAAACAATTATTATCCCCCAAATTAAATGTTTCCGACCCAATGGGAATAGAATTCTTGGCAAAAAAAAGTGTTTCTGTAAATAGTAAAAAAGAAGATTTATCACCGAAACCCCCAGCTGAGAAAACAGATGATTCTTTTTCATTTTTTAAGCCTTCAGAACCTGAAAATATTCCCAAAGAAACGCACAATGAAGAAGATGATATGATTATCAATCAAAAAAAGCAAGAAACAATCCCCGAGTTTAAACCAATTCATCGTCTTAGTCCACAGGATATAAAAAATGAAAAAATAGATTTGCTTTATAAATTCAAGAAGTTAGATTCTCAGGGGATAAGAACAACAATGAATTACAATATGAATTCTCATTTAGAAGATATGAGAAATGAGTATATTAAACTAAAAAATCAGAGAGAAATAGAAAATTCTATAAAATTTCAGAGAAAAATGATGATGGCTTGTGTAACAGGATTAGAATTTATGAATAATAAATTCGATCCATTTAGTATCGAGCTTGATGGTTGGTCTGAATCAGTGAATGAGAATTTGAATGATTATGATGAAATCTTTGAAGAACTACATGAAAAGTATGGAGGTGCTTCAGATATGGCTCCTGAATTAAGATTATTGTTTACATTAGCGGGTTCGGCATTTATGTTTCATTTGAGTAATACGATGTTTAAATCTTCTATTCCTGGGATGGATGATGTATTGAAACAGAATCCTGAATTAATGAAACAATTTGCAGAAGCTGCTGTAGGCTCAATTAATAAAAATCCGCCTCCACCGAATCCATTATCGGCAATGATGGGAATAAATCCACTAGGTTCGATGATGGGTGGGGGACAACAAAAACCTCAAGGTAATACTAGACCTGTAAGTCCATCTAGAAGTGATATGTCCGGACCCGACCCAAATGGAATAGATGATTTAATTAATAAAATGAATTTACAGCCAGATAAAATACCAGATTTAGATAATATTTCATTAGCAAGTGGTGGAACTGATAGAAAAAGTAGTGGAGGAGGAATTACTCTAAATTTATAAATTAACTTTCATATTTTGTAGTTGTTTGATAATTTTGTCTATTTCATTTCGATTTAATGAGATAGCTCCTTCACCTTCAATTACTTCTTCTTCTTTTTCAAAAACAAAAATCTCATTAATCATTAAAATAAAAATTATACTTAAAATTATAGCTGTCAAAAGATCTCTTGTGGCCATAAAAAACGAACAAAAGATAATTGTTCGACGAATAATTGTTTTATTAACAAGATCTCTTAAATCTGTATCTAATTCATCTATGATATATCTTGCTCCAATATTAAGTGTTATCATAGATAAACCTATAATGTATTTGTTTTCATTAATACATTTAGTATTCTTTTGAAAATATTGAACGAATGATTCCATATATTATTAATTAATATTATTAATCTTCAATATTCATTATATTCGCCATTCGTAATTCTCTTGTTCTATCACCTCTCTTAGATTTAATTCTTAATTTATTCTTCTTCCTTGAATGTTTCTTATGAGAACTAGAATGTTTCTTGATAGATTTAATATCGTGAATTGGATCTATATTTGTTTGGACTTTAGAAAAATCTATCGGTTCAGCTTCTACATCTCCAGCTGGTTTTAGCTTATCATAAATATCACTCAAATCAATTTTTTTTCCTAAATTTCTGAAAATTGATAATTTGAAGGAATTTTGAATTACAGGATCATAATGTATGGTCCTAAACATGCTTCTACTATTATTCGCCATTTCAATTGAACGCTTTACCCTCATATTTCTATGTTTATTGTCTAAACTTGAAGGGAATCCATCCAAATTTAAAACATCAATTATGACGGCTATATAATCAATGACTTTATTAGGATGAATCCAGGAGTATTTGACTTTTGTTTTTGATCCTATTTTCATAGTTTTTTTCTTTAATTTCACACTTCCATAAGTGTTTGAAGTTAGTGCTGGCATATTGATTACGATTTGTGGTTGATCGTAAGCTTTTCTATATATTTTGCGAATAACTTTTCTTTTTTTGTCTTTCTTTTTTGTCCCTTTAGATTTTTTATGGATATTAGACTTTCTTAATAATATATTTCTAAGTTTATCCTGCCGTTTCAATTTATATTTACTTCTTGTCATAGGTTTACCTCCTCCAACGCCCACATAATTTGTCCAATCTTGACTCCTCCAATTGGATGCTGATATTACTTTTTCCCATTCATTATCCGACATACTAGACAATTTTATTTTATATAGATAGTGATCTTTCATTTTTTCTTCAACTCTAAAATCTAGAACATTCATTGCGCAAACACAAAGTGCTGAGCGAATTTCTTTCCATTCATTGGAAGCGGGTAGTATAGGTGTTTTATTCCATTCAAAATATTGAATATCTGGACTAACATCACCAGGATATAAAATAGCATCTGAGGCCCATTTAAGTGTATTATCTTTCATATTTTTTATTCTATATTGAATCCAATCCGGATCGATTATGTCTTTTCTTCCAGCTAAGTGTAGGTCTGGATATTTAAATTTAGACTTCTCTTTTTTTGGTGTTTCTAAGAAATATTTTTGCCATGAACTGGAATGGGACCCCCCTCCATCTTTTCCACCATTCTTTTTACCTGCTAAATTATCCAGTACTTTTTTCAGTTCGGTTTCATCCCACCATTTTGAAGAATTAATATATGGATAACCAGCAGATTTCAATGTATCCCATTCACTATTATCATCTGCAATATCCCAATCAAGTGCCAAGAATGGAAAATTAGATTTCATAATATTACATCCAGGATGTGCCCATCGATACAAAACCCCTCTTCTCTTTTTACCGCCCCCACAAGGTAAACATTCAGCTTCGGAAACAGCTGATGCCGCTTTTTTTGAATCATCATTATCTCCTATTAATATTGTTCTCCAATAATTAAATTGTTCAAGAGATATATTAATGCCCTCAATATCAATTATTAAATCTTTACTTCCATCCGGTAAAGTTGTTTCTGTACCATTTTTTTTAAAATAATTTTGTATAGAATTTTCATAATCTTGACCACTTAAACCACATAACATAGCCATTGCACAAACAGGAACTAAATGTTCACACTGGGAACCATTCGGATCTGAGCCATTGTCAATATTAATGATTTCACCACATATATAACAACAAATACCTTCGCTATTTGTGGGTTTCTTTCCACAAGATTGAATACACTGCCTATCTGTCACTCCTAACCCAGATTCTAATAAACCATCTCTAGCTGAAAGTATGAATTTTTCATTAAATTTTGCAATATCTCTATAAATATGATTACCATTTGAGAATGGTTTTTTAAAAGCATCAAAATCTTGAACGAATGGTTTGGATTTTTTATCAAATTGAATTGCCCATTCATAATAATCTCTAGATTTTCCAAAATAATCTGTTACAATTTTTAATCTAGCATAATTTTCAGCTGATAAAGAGGGATTTCCAGTTACATCTGTATCTTTTAATTTTTTCCCATCTATTTTACTACCGACTAATTTATTATATTCTGTCAAAACCTGTGATAGAATCTTGGGTTTTGAATTACTCTTATTATAGATTTTTGTATGATATTTCATTTTTTTTTTGATATGTGAATTTTGTGTATCTTCCCATATTTTTTTCACGGTCGTCTCATTGATACCTTGCATAACTGCACTCAAAATATACCGATGAACATCTTCTCCAAATGTGAAAAATGAAGGACCTATCATTTTATTTTTCACCACCATTGTATATATATACACATATTATTTTATGCTTTGATATAAAGATTATTTTTATGAATAATAATAGGATTTATTGATTCTACATTATAATTTTCACCTTCATAAATATTATAAGGATAAATTTTACGCAAGCATTTATCGGGTAAAATACTATCTATTCCCATATAATAAAATGTTTCATTGATATTATATTTTAGTTTATATCCTTCTAAATTATCTTCACTAATTAATTTATCTAATGATGGAAATTTATCCATATTTATGTATGTATCTAAAATAGAATCATCTAAAGAGTATATTTCTTGATAAACAGAAAACTCTTTTCCTAATTTTGAATTAAATGGATGATTTTTAGGAACATAATTCAAAATCATTTGTGTATCTAGATAAATATCACATAATCGTTTACCATTTTCTCTTATATAACGAATATCTATATCTTTTTTATCGGTTGAATATTCATAGTAAATGAAAATATTATTACCTTCATCATTAGCGGCTGAAATAACATAAGTGTTTGGTTTTATATGATACATAAATTTAGCTTTCAGTTGAATTACATCTGTATTTTCTAATATTTCAGCATTAATACCTGGAAAATAAGATATTTCTCCAATTAATTGATTTGAAAATCGAATACATTTATCATTTAATTCTGGATCATCTCTAGTATGTTTAATACAATCTAAAGAAGATTCTTTAATTATTGAGTTTATCTCTAATGATAATTTATATTTTGTTTCCATTATTTCAAATAAATGCTGATCTGCTGAATTATTATTGGTATCTGTATTAATTCTTAAAATTGAATCAATTTTTTCTTTTATATCTCTATTTTCAACTTTAAATAATTCTTGCTTGATAGAATCTTCAGAGAATGTAGGAATTTCCCAAGTTTTATTAGGATCATTCATTAAAGAAAGATATATTTGTTCAAGATTTGTTCCTTCTGGGAGAGTTGAAAGATATAAAAACTGTTCAACATCTCTTTCTTCCTTGGGTAATTGCTCGTGAGATTTCATTCTTATAGCTCTTCCTAAAACTTGGTCGATTCTAACATAATTCCAAAAGGGTTCCAATATATGAACTTGTCGCACACACCATAATGAAATACCTTCTGCTCCAGCGCTAGAGATTATCATTATTTGAATATATTCGCCATATTTATTGTTTTCATCATTGTAATATTGTTTACTAATTTTTCTTTCATCGGGACCTTCAGAACCAGTTATAAATGTATATCTGAGTTTTTTGTCTTTTTGTGGTTTTTTAGTATCAAACTTTTCATATCCATTACATTTCAAAACCAGTTCAAAAGCTTCAGAACCACCATCTGATCTAAAATCACTATAAAATAATATTTTTCCTGTAGATTGTTTATCTTTTATATATTTATTGATATTATTCATCATAGCATACATTTTAGGTGATAAATACTTTAGATCTTTTGTAATTTTAAGAGATTCGTCCGATATAATTGTTTGATATGATTTTGCTTTTAGAGTTTCTAATTCTGTTGTATTATTTTCTGTCTTTTTTATATTTCTAAAATCATCATCAACATATATCATATTACATGTTTGTCTTGTTCTCATATAATAATGCCATGTATCATCTTCGCTCGACCATTTTTTCATTTTATTAAGTGTATCTAATTCTTTTTCCTTTGACCATTTTTCTGAATATTTTTCAAATTGTGTTTCACTCATCATACAGGGTACAACATTCATATTCTGTACAATCTCATAATTCTGATATTTTTCTGAATAAATTTCTGGTTTCAAAACAGCAGGCATATTTACAATTGATGATCTATCTATTGGATAATAAGATGTTAATCCCATCAACATTCGTTTTAAAAGTGTCCTTTTATCATTTGGTATTGTTTCTCCACCTTCAAAGAAATATCTCATAAATTCATTATTATCAGTCATATCTATAAGTGAACCATCAATAGATATATCAAATAATCGTTGATATCTATTGAAAACAACATCTGTTTCTTTATCATAAATTACTGGTTTCCCGTTCACTATATTTTTTTTATCTTTTTCAGATAAACTATCATATGTTTCTTTAGTGGGTGTTATATCTTCCTCCTGAAATATTTCATGTAATCCATCATATATCTGTGAAATAAAGATATCAAATGAATTTTCTGTTTCTTTATCCTTTTGAATCGTATAAATTATTTCATTATCATCCTCTGGATCCATCACAGATTCGAAAGTTGATCTATTTTTAGTGAATGATATCACAATTTTACCCCTTTTAGATTCAATAAAAAATAAATCTATTAAAGAAGATTTATCATAGAAAATTTTATTAAATTGTTCAGTGAGATTATCAGCTGGAAGAGAGGTTTTAATAGTGAAAGTATAAATTTTTATCATTCCCTTAAGCATATTGTATAAAACAGCTATTTCAGATGGTTTATTGATAACGGGTGTTCCTGATAAAAATATTAATTTACAGTTTTCTGCATTTACAATCCAATCATAGAAAACCTTTGAAGGTTTTGAAGTAGGATTTAATATTTCTCTTATAAAATTATGAACTTCATCAATTACAACAACTTCACCATAAAATGGCGAATCAACATTATAATTTTTCTTATTAAATCTTAATCGTTTTTCTATATTTTTCACAATTAATTGATTATTTGTTTGAACTTTCTTATAATCTTCATCTAATAAATGTATGTCTTCATCATTCTCATCTTCTAAATCTTTAATTTTTGAAGATTTAACAGTTGGGAATGGATTATAATGAATGAAATTGTATTTTTTTGAAATAAGATAATTTATTTCTTGTGTAATATATTCTTGTTCATAATCTAAAAAATCTTTAATATTTTTCCCATCTTTATCGGGGACAAAAAATCCACGAATACTTCTAATTTTAACTGCTAATTTATCCATTGTATCCTTTGTATTTGTTTTTTTCAATGAAGTAATGGTTGCATTTTGAATTTTTTTAATAATTTTTGAATCTAATTTATAATTTTCTTTAAAATTTTCATCCATACCTTTAATTGTCACAAATTTCCATTGATTATCTTTATTTAATTCATCTTTTCCCCAACCCATCTTTCCAGTGAGTGGATCACCCATTATTTCTGATATAAAATTAGCTTCTAAAGAAGCAGGAAGTAAAGTATTAATTCTCATCTGATTCGATAAACCCTCGGCTAAAGAGATGGCTGTAGCTGTCTTTCCTGTACCTAAACCATGATAAACTAAAAGTCCCCTATATGGCATATCATAAGCCAAATATTTTTGAACTAATATTTGATAAATATTTAATGAAGAATTTGCTTTTAATTTCTCTAATCTTTTATAAAAATCTTCATTGACCCATTTTACAAATGCTTTCCTATGTTGTGATATAGTTTGATTATCATAATTTTCATATTGATTCACATCTTCAAGTGGGTCTTCTTCATCATCAGAAGACGGAGAAGATTTAGGAGAATCGGGTGAATAAATAGGGTCTTTATCATCAACAATATCATCTAATGTTAAATCTCCTGATTTAGGGGAACCGGGTGAATAAGTAGGACCTTTATCAGAATATCTAGGGTCTTCTCCGACCCACCAAGGTGGTTTTTCCTTTGGAGTTTCAGGTTCAACTTCTTCTTTCTCTTCTTCTTTCTCTTCTTCTTTCTCTTCTTCTTTCTCTTCTTCTTTCTCTTCTTCTTTTAATTCAAGTTCTAAAGGAGATTCTTTATTTTTTTTAATAATCTGATTACGAAAATTTTTTATTTTTTTTGTCCATTTATCTGAAGATAAATCTTCAAATTCTTGAAGTTCTTTGATAAATTTAGTAACTATTCCTTCTATGGAATCTTTTTTTATTTTACTAATACCCTTTTTCTCAACCTTGAATATTTTTTTTAGAAGATTAATTAATTTATCATCTTTGATTATTTCTTTTTCGATATCAGATATCATTTATATAATAGATTATTTATTTTATTCTGATATAACATGAAATTTCTTTAAAGAATTATAAGAAGCTGTTTGTTCTGCCTTTTTTTTACTTTCTCCACATCCATCATTTATAAATTCCTCATTTTTATAAATCTTACATATGAAAGTATTATCATCACATTTACTAGTTTTATAAATTGGATAAATTTTGTAATTATGTTGAAAATATCTTAAAAGTTGATCTTTATAATTATTGTCTTTTAAGATAAGATTTGAAAAGTCTACATATTTTTCAATAATATGTATTATTAATTCCTCTACGATCAAATAATCATGCGTATCTAAATATATAGCGCCAATTAAAGCTTCAAATATATCTTCTAAGATATTTTTATTTTTTCTTCCAGGTATTCTACTTTCCTCAACATATTTTGATATTATTATATAATCCCCTAAATCTAAACAAGAAGACAAATAAGCCAACTGTTCACCACAAACTAATCGAATCTTCATCTTTGTCAAAAATCCTTCTTCTTGTTCATGAATAGTTCCATATCTTTTGTATAAGTAAGAAGAAATAATACTACCTATTAATGAATCACCTAAAAATTCCAAAGTTTCATATGATTTATCTTGAAGAGGAAGACTATTTTCCAAATTATCATAGTTTTCATATTCTTTTAATTTACAATAAGATTTATGAATGAATGCAGTTTGATAAAGTTTCAAATTTGTTACTGGTATGTTTCGAATATCTAATTTTTTGTAGATATTTGAAATATCTGAAATAGTAATTAATTTATTAGTAGGATTGTATGGATTCATTTTTTCATTTTCCGAATTCATTATTAATTAACTAATTTAATTATCTTTAAATAATAAATTATCAAATTTAAGCGGTGCAAGATTCACCTACCTCCAGTGGTCTTCTAGGCAAATCGGGACCAATAGTTGTATTCATCCAGGGGCTAACATTTACTTGAGGATTTGGTGGTTCAGATCGAAGCTGACGATTGGCATTTCTAAGAGATTGACCAATTGTATTCACTCCAACATGATAACCTGCATCAAGTAAATTCACACCCTGAAGGATACCTTCACCTACAGGTTTTGCAATATTAAATTCTGTAATAGCTTTATTTTCATCCGTTGGAAGTAAATCTTCCGGTTTAAGTTTCTGTTGCGGATAGCAAGAAGATGGTGTTCTTCCCAATCCCTTAACTCCTAAATTAACTTCATTGCTTTCAACACCCTGTTCGGCAGCAGCTATAGTTCCAGAATTATCTGAAGCACTAACCTGACCAGTGAAACCAGCCATACCCAAACACTGATCTAGAATACCACTACAATAGAGAACGCCAAAAACTAATACAATCAATAGAAGTTTTTCTGAATCACTTAAAGACATATTATATTATAGAACACAAAAAAAAAATAATAATTAATTTACAAAGTATTTAAATATTCCTCCAAAATTGCAATTTCATTATTACAATCTTTGATTGTTTTTTTCAGTAATTTTATTTTGTTTTGCGTTTCTAATTTTTCTTTTAAATTACTCATTATATCTTCATCGAGTTCTATATCTTTTTCAAGATCCCTATTCAATTCTTCTTCTTCATATTCATCATTAAAAGAATATGTATTTAAAATAGAATATCTTGTCTGATCAGAATTGACTTTTATTTGAGAAATATAAAAATCACAATAATATTCTTGTTTCAGGAATTTCAAACCTTTTATATGTAAAATAAAAATGATATCTGTTGAATCATTTATTTTATCTAAAGAAATTATATTTTTATACTGATCATAAATTGAACATTTGATTTTTTCTTTTAATCTCGGTATTTTGAATGAAAAGATTTGTTTTTTATCTGTTGTATAAGAAATCGCCCTTTTATACATACCATCTAATAATTCCTTAGGAATTTCTTTGCCAAACCATTCTTTATTATTTTTAAATGTTGTATTAATATTAACATCATCTAATCGAAGAAAAAAATTAGTTAGATTATCTACATTACTTTTTGTAGAAGCATCCATTGTTGTTTTACTTTGAATGATATTCTGAATATCATCTTTCATATTCATAATTGGAGTTTGAATAAAAAATTCATTATTATCATAGCTTATTGGAGAATAATAAATTACCCCTTGTTTTATAGGTTTATCAAAGTGTATTTTATTGAAATCAATATTATCATAACTATTTATCACTGTCATATCCTTATATTTAATATTCTAGAACTTATCTAGATTAATATAACGCATCAAAGAATATGAATAATCTTACACTTCCATTTCATATAGAATATGTCATTTAATTTCCAAACTTTATCTGCATATATATCACATTCCATTAACTGAAATTTTGATATATTAAATATATTCAAAGCATATTCATTATCAGAATATAAATCTGTTTGAAATTTATTATAGCTAAATGGAAGTTTGACTGTGAGATTTGGTTCATAGATTCCTTTTTTATCATATTTAATTTGAGAAGAAAATAATTCTGTATCATTTTCAGTTATTCCCAAATGTTCCATACATCTAAATTCAGAATTTTGAATAAAATCAAAAAATTGTTTCATATTTGGATCAGTTTCTAAATTTGTAAATTGTAGACTCATTGAAAAACTCTGATTTGTTTTTTGGATACCAAATAAACATTTCATTGGAGGCGTTGTAATGTATATTTGCGGATTCTTAAGATAATATAGTTGTATATAACCAAAGCATTTATTATCTTTATCACAAGTTTCATCTTTAACATATTTCTTTTGACTGTTAGGGACACTCATATCTTCACATTTATAATTCAAGTATCGAATATTATCGGGATGCAATTTATCCGATGTTATATATTTGCATTGAAATGGATTTTTTAATGACATATTAATTTATTTAATTAAATAAATTATCTTTAATACTATTTATCTTTGATAATCTACTATTATTTTCCGTTTTGTTTGATTATTCCAAATATTATGACATGGTGTCCCATTTTTGGGGTCCATGCAATTTTCAGGGACTGCGCTCATTGATCCCCATAAAGGTGAACCATTATTCGCTGAACATTGCTTGAAATAATTACCAAAATTATTTGGTGAATTGAAAGCGTTACAGTTCTCTGTAGATTTTGATAAATCGAATTGATTCGTAAAAGAAAAGTTATCCATATTATAATATTAATAATATTATAATATAATATATTATGCCAAGAAATCCCCCAAGATCTAGAAGTCGTGGAAGATCTAGAAGTCCTAGAAGATCTAGAAGTCCTGGAAGATCTAGAAGTCCTGGAAGATCTAGAAGTCCTGTAAGACCATCAAGTACTAGTACTACTGCAGAAAAGCAGGAAGCATATGCGAGATTTCTTATGGAAAGAAAAGCATTAACGGAAAGTAGAGCGTTGAAAGCGATGAAAGCGAAAGAATTCCAAGAATGGCTAAATACCATAGAGGGAAAGAGGTGGCAAAAATCTCAAAAAGAGGCTCAAAAAGCTGAGAAAAAAGCAAAAGAAATAAGACAAAGATGCGAACAATTATTCCTCCAAAACGGAGTGAGCCAATTCGTGTCACTCGATGAAAAAGAACCATATATAAAAGATTGTATAGCTTGTCTATATAATAGTGATTCTACCAAGAAAGAGAAGGAGAGATGTGTTCGGAATGAATTTACTTCAAGATATGCAAGAGATACAGGAAGAGATACAAAAAGAAGTACACAAAGAAGAAGTGCATCACCCAAGATCCCTAAACCTAAACCTAAAGCTTTACAGAGTCAATATTTACAAGACCTGGCCGACGGAACAGATTGGAGAGGAGATTTAGAGAGAGCAAAGCAGTTCGAGGAAGAAGGACATGATTCCGTAAAGAGGATGATAAGAGCGCGGTGTGAGAGACAACATCCCCCTGGATCTGAAAGAGAAGCATGTATTGCTACAATGGGATCAGACCATGATAAGCCTGTAGGCGCAGTGAGGACCCAGATCGCCGCAGTTGGCGGTTTAAGATACGCATATCCCGAATTTGCACACCGCAAGTCTTCAGAGCCTAGAAGTCCATACTCGAGTTTTGCCGCACCGGAGGCACTCAATCCGAGCTCGGAGGGCGCAGCGCAAGCTGCAAACGCTAAGAAGTTAAGGGCACCGAAAGGCGCAAAATCTTATGTTGTAAGAATGGAGCAGGCATTAGATGCTGCAAAAACAAGAGATAAGGAGGAGGGAAAGCTACTGAAATCACCAATAGTTTCTAATTTAGAAGATGGTGTAGAAAAGGAAAAAAGAGAGGCTAAAATTCTAGCTGAAAGCGCTGAATTTACAAAAAATACAGAAAAAATGAGAACATTTACACAAAAAACTATACAATCATTAGAAAAAGAAAGAGAAACATCACTTGCAATGGCTCAGAATGAGAAAGATAAGTATAATAGAGAATTTGAAATCAATGAATTTCCAAAAGAACCACCGGATGACTATGATATGATAAAATTAAAAGAAGATAGTGATATTGAAGTACAAACTCAAATAGATATATATAAAACTTGCGTAGAAAACATGATATCATCACAAATTGAATTGTTTAATAAAAAATTCAATCTAGTAGCTGAACAGAATAATGTAGAGGAAATTAATCTAATAAAACAGTTGAAATTTTCTTCTGTAAGTACGGCCCCAGATGAAATACTAGCATCAAAAAGAGAGAAGATTTCAAAATTGAAAGTTTCTATAGGTAATTTGGAGGATAAAGTGGAGAGTGAAGTTCGCGATACAGAACAGCAGAAAAAGATATATCGTGAATTGCTGTCAAAAAATATTGCTAATATAAGGGATAGACAGAAGAAAATAGAATGGAGGTGGAAGAAACTAAAAGGAATTATTGACGAAGCCTTAAAAAGCTGTCAGTTATCCAGCTACAGTATAAAATATTCTGGTCGGGATGAAATAAATCATAGCATAGCTAAACGCATAAATTCAGTACTGCGTGCTGAAGAAATTTATTGGCCGTATGCATGGAAATATGATGAATCTGCAAAAATAAGTGATATTGGCTTAAGTTCCACAGCACCCCCAGATTATGATTTTAAAACTTGGAGAGAAAAATCTTTTTTGCAGTCAGACCAGAGGATAAAATCCATGGGTGAAGCTATTGAGGCTCAAGGTGAGTTGTTTTTTGGCGAAGATAAGTCTAAGGAACAGGAAATTTTCGCGAATTTATACGCATTTATTTATCCTCAAAGTGAAGGATATATCTTAAAATTAATAGAAGATAATATAAAAGATTTACCTCGGACTTATTATACTATATATTGTTTGATTGCTCTAGTGAATCGATTAGATATGTGGGATTATATAACTTTTGACCATCCCACTCTATCTTCAATAAATGAAGAAAAAAAATCTGTTTATGATTTTAGTAAAATATACAAAGATGGTAAGAGAAAATTTCCAGAAGAATCATCTGAACAACGGAAAGAGAAAAGTTTATGGTTTTTTGATCGTCAAGATAGTAGTCATAAAAGAGTACTCGATGAAGAAAAATTTCGACCTTTTTATGGAGAGTGTAAAATTAATAAAAAAATTATAGCTATTTTAAAAAAACATAAAGTCATAAAAGATAAAGAACATCTATATAAATATATAGTAAAATTTGTTAAAGAAAAACAAGACTTGGATGCTATTTCATCAATTCTTGGGGAAGAAAGAAGACCAGCAGCTTCATCTGAAGCTAAAGCAGCGAGTAAAGCTTCAGCTGAAGATAGAGAAGCGGGCGAAGCTGAAGATTTAGCATTGACTGAAGAAGAAGCTGTAACTAAAAAATCTGAATATAATCAGAATTCTCTATTGAATTTAATAGTTGATGAATTTATTTCTTCTTTACCTACGGGGTCAAAATCTACTGATAATTTATCGGCGAATTTGAATTCATCGATAGAATTCTTAGAACAAGATATAAAATTGAAAGATGGAGATAATAATGAAGAGGCAATAAATGATATAATAGTCAACTCGTTGACTATTATAAATAATAATAATGTTGCTATAGAAGAATATTTACGCGGTAATACACAAAAAATGAAAGATATAAAAGGGTATATTTCTATTATAAATGAAGCGATTTGTAATTATACATTAATGAAAGTCGATGCTATAAATTTTGTTATGAATTTAAATTCTGAAAATACAGATATAAATAAATATTTAGATATATTACATAAAAGTAATTCAAGTTTTCAAACAGAAATTGATGATTATGTACAAGAAATTTCAATTATCACGAGGGATTATGATAAATTATATGAGGAAATTAAAGCTAAAACCGCCCATTTTGAAGAATATACTTTTATAAATAATATTAAACATAATCGGGATGACATAACTAAAAATTTCTATCAATACATAGAATATATATCGATATGCGACATTGATTAGATAAAGGTAATATAAAGAAATTTAAATATAATAATTATTAATAATGGTCATTATTAATAATAATAATTTTGTAGATATTTACCATAATAAAATATATCTACCTAAGAAATACTTTGATATAAATACAGATTCTCTCATAAAGAAAAAACACATCAATAAATTAAAAATACAATATACAAAAATAGTAGAAGAATCTAAATTTTATAATTCGGATAGATTAAATAAAGATAATCTATCGAATTCACAAGATCTAATTAATGATTTATCTTATTCAATGGAACCATTAGAAGATTTATGTTATGTTAAACCTATTAAGAAGAAGAAGAAAAAGAAAAAGAAAACAAAGAAAAATATAAATATATTAGAAATGGGAGACATTACAGCAAACCCCGTGAATAATCCTATTATAACTATCAACAATGCATAAATTATTATAATTAAAATATATGATTTATATAATATGCCAATTATAAATACAGATCCATTTACTTTAGATAGCAATTCTGTAACAAGGAGAAGACAAAGAACAAGAAGAATTAGATCGGGTACAGGTAGAGATAAAGATAATTCAGAAAGTTCAGAAGATAGCAATGAAGCAGATAATAAAAATAAACTTAAGATGGGTTCTATTACGGCCAATCCAGTAAATAACCCCGTCATTACTATCAATAACAGTGGTGGAGATAGAAGTACAGATAAAGATAAAGATAAAGATAAAGATAAAGATAAAGATAAAGATAAAGAACAAGATGAAATGTTAGAGGCGATCATTGATTATATTGCCACGAAATATTATGATAATATTTAATGTTTAAAATATATTTAAATTCTAATATATATATATATAATGTATGGAGCACTTTTAAGCGAAGTCTGGCCTGATATGCCTCAATCTGTTCCAAAGAGGAAAAAAAAGAGAGAAAAATTAGTAGACCCTCAGCCCCTAACTCCAGACGAAATGGATCAAGAACTTTTGAGGGAAAATTATGAAGAACCAAATCTTTCTAGAAAATTAGCAGGAATGCGTGTTTCGCCATACTTAGATAATAAAACTCTATATGAATATCCTACAGAATATAGAAATAGAAAGTACGGTAATTCTCAATTAATGGAAACTGGTACTAAATATAGAGATTATAATAGAAACCCCGAATATTCATATCCAGAATATTATTACAAAAATACACCTGAAGAACAAATGAATGAATTACTTTTATATATTTTTACAGGTTTATTTTTTATATTTGTATATGATAATCTCTTTAAATTGGGGAAAAATATTTAAAAACTTAATTAAATATTATAGTAAATAAAATATGAATATTGTAGATTCATGCCCCGATTATATTACAGAATTCGTTAATATGAATATGAAAAATTTAATAGAAATATACAATACTGAATCGTCAAAATTGACAAAACCATTATTATGTTTGAACTGCTGTAAGAGTAAAAATAAGATAGATGTCTATTGTTGGGAGATGAATAATATTATCAATGAAGAACAAATGAAAGAATTGGAATCTTTATATAATGATAAAAAATTTATCCTGATTAAAGATATAGAATTAGAATCTTCATTTACACTGCCAATTTCAACCATATAGATTTGTTTTTGATTCTATTATTTCAAAATATCTTTTTTTATTTTTTTCTATAATTTTTTTAATTTCTTCTTTTCTATTGATAATATTAGTATCATTATTATAAAAGAAAATTTCTTGCAACATTGCTGTTGTTATATCATGATTTTTCACAATATTATAGAATTTATCGAAGTCCTTTTCTTGTTCTTTCAAATATGAATTGAACATTGCTTTTGTTTGAGATTCATCAGCATAATCTATTTTTTGAATTTTATCAATTCTACAAGATCTCATCATTGCAGTATCAAATACTTCGGGTTTATTAGCAGTTAAAAAAACAACCGTTCCCTCAATAGTTGTGAATCCATCCAATACATTTAATATACTCTGAAGAGTAATATAATTCTTAGAATCATCTTCTTTTCTTTCATCAAATGATGTATCTATATCTTCCAATACAAGTATCCTATTTTTTTCTGAATCTGGGAAGTTAGAAAAAGCATCAACAAAATTGGTATCAACCATATCTTTAGAAATAGGGATAAAAAATATAGGTAGATTTAATTCTGAAGCAATTGACTTAATCAAGCTAGTTTTACCTGTTCCTGGTGGACCATGTAATAATACAGAATATTTATAGGGAATCCCATATTTTGTATATTTATCTAATTGTTCATTGCTTAAGAAATCTTTTATAGATTTTAGTAAATCATTTTTAATATTATCTTTTGTATAGACTGTATCTATATTTCTTTTTGGAATTTTTGAAATCATCGACCAATAATCTGTTTTATAATAGTAAATACTTATTGTTTTTGTATCTTTATCTCTATTCTTTTCTTTATCTTCAGCATATTTTATACAATTATCAACAAATTTATTTATTATATCTTTATTGCCACCCTGTATTTTTATCACAGATAATGGTTTTTCATTGCCACCACAATCAGAAACTAAAAATGTTTGTAATCTATTTAGTAAATCTTTTTTATAATCGACAGTAATGAATAAAATATTTCCTTCATAATTAATAGAAAATGAGCATGTAAATGGTGTATATTTTTGAATCGTAATACTATCTCTTTTTCTATAATTATATTGAATTTTTGTAGTTTGCGAGTAATTATATAGATTTATTTTATCATGATGTTTGTCATATAAATAAATACATACAGATTCATATATTTGATTGTAAATATTTGTAATTATTAGTGTTTCTTTATATTTCGAAAAATTACAAAGATAAGAGCAGACAGAAAAACCAGCTATAATAGAAAAAGGGATGATTAATTCTCGCATTTATAAGTAAATATCCATTTATATCTTTTAAATAAATTTGATTTACTTAAAAAGATAATATTCTATATCATAATAAAATGGATGTCAACAAAACTATTAATAAAATCAAAAATTCAAGAATTAATCTTAAAAAGTATTTGAAAAGTGAATGGAATATAGAATCTATATCTGAATATTCAGAAGAGGAAATAAATATACTTTATAAAAATAATCCATCTTCTGGTATTAAATTTGGTTATGCTTCTGGGTGCAATTTTGTAGTAGATCATAAAAGTATTCCTGATCATAAATTACATATTATCTATTACAATTTTCCTGAAATTGGTAAAATTTCTACGAAAGTAACAAAAACTTGCTCAGAAAAGTTAAATAATCTTTATAAAGAGTCAATTATAAAAGAAGATGATAGTCTTCTTGTAATTATGTATAATTCTATACCTGAGAATATAGAAAAATCGATAGAAGAAATGTACATTTCAGGGAAAGAGTATATTAAAAGTATAGAATTACCAGAAAATCTAGAGACATATTTATCTGATCCAAATAATCAATATTCATATGAACATATTCGAAATATTCATATATTTCATCTTGATGAATTATCTATTGATATCCTTTCCAATAATTATGTCCCCAAACACAAATGTATTAGAGATAAAGATACTATAAATGAGATAATTAAGAAAAATAATTGTTCTTTATCTCAACTTCCACAAATACTGCGTACGGACCCTGTTTCTAAGAGATTTAGAATTTCATCTGGCGATATTTTTGAAATTGAAAGAGTCACCCAAACAGGAGGGATTCGCAAATACTATAGAGTATGTCGTTAATTATTTATTAATTCATTAAAATTATCCATAGGTATAATACGAACATTGTTTGTATCCCTACATAAAGGTTTCATTTGTAAAGAATATCCATATGAAATTAAGAACATACCTATAATTAATAATAATTGATTAATTTTCATTATAATGTTACTTATATAACTTTTTTTATTATTAAATCTTCAAAATCACTTATTCCTTTAGGGATTGATTCTTTATTTGAATGTTTGAATTTTTTATCTGATATCAATAATGTAGAATTATCATCTATATCACTATTCTTTTCAGGAATATAAATAATATCACAATTTTGTTTGTTGTATAAATTTGATAAAATATAACAAAAAAATAATACTGCCAAGAACAATTCTATGTTCATATATTTATCTATTTATTTTTTCTATCGAGCCATGGATCAGAATTTTCCAAAGAATTTGTAAGATCTGAAATATCAGTGTCTTCAGGTAATTTTTCTGGTTCCGGCTCTGATTGCGGCTCTAGTTCTTTTTCTATTTCGGGTTCGGGATCGATTACCTCCTCTTTACTGGTTTTTGATACTATCTCAGAATTTTCTTTTGCTTTTTCTTTCTCTTGTTCATTCTTTAATCGTTTCTCTGCAGCATCTCGAATCCTTTCTCTCTTCTCTTGTTCATAGAAAATATCTCTATTTATATTATTCTTTTCATATTCTGCCATCATATTGTTCAATTCTTTATTTTGGAATACCTCAGATTCTACTCTATCTGGATTAGGATCCCATGGCAACCAGTAACCTACTTGACCAACAAATGTACTGAATCCAGAATCATTTTTAGTCAATTTTTCAGCTCTCTTTTCAGCTTCTTCCTTCATATTATAAACACCTCTAATTTTTAATCCTCTCAAAGATGTTTTGAAATTATTCTTCTCATCATATTCCTGTTGAAGTTTATCTTCATACTTATAGCAAAAATCTTTATATTCATTATAAACATCATCAAATTTCAAATCTAATTTCTTACAATAAGATTGTAAAAATTTCGATACTTTAAAAGCATCTTTCTCTTGTACTAATGCTTCTGGTGACAAAAATGATAAACATACCCAATTTTGTCCTGGAATTGGATCATCAACAGTCAAATAATCAATCTCTTCTTCTGAACCCATTTTATAATACTATTCTTTAGAGTTTTTTTAAATAATTTTAACTTACTAATATATAATGATTAAAAATAACAATATTGTGAAATATTTGATAATGTTTTTAGTAACGACTCTTTCAACGAAATTAATACCAACATGTGGTGTTCTTAGAGAACATGCAATTTATGTTGGATTTATATCTTCATCAACATTCGCTCTTCTAGATATGTGTTCGCCGTCTATTTCAATACAAAGGGAACAACTAGATAATTTAAACACTAGGGATAAATTGCCATTTTAAATCATGGCATATTTTTTTCCATATCATATCTTGATGTTGTAGTTTTTCTCTGCTTTTTAAAAGTGGGAAATATTCTATTAAATCATCCAATTCTAATAATTCACTGAATTTATGAAGAACATAGGAATATGAAAGAAAATTTCTTCTATTTGCAGGACAATTATTCAAAAAAGGTATCTGTATATCTTTGAAAAGTGATCGTAATTTTTCTTCTGTATCATGGTTTAATTTAGGTGATCTATCACCACATATTACATTCATAATAAGTGGTATATTTTCATAATATTTATTATAGTTTAGTTTTTTAAGTATCTCTCTCACTTTTGTATAGGTCAATTTATTTATATTATAGTGTTTGTCTTTTTTTATTTCATTTAAAATATCCTTGTATATATTTTCGGGTAATTCTGTCGTTTCTTTCCCCTGAAATTGCGCCAACCATTCATTAAAATGATTTATTCTTTTATATGTAAAATAACTTACTTCTCTAGGAGGATCATTGAATGCATTTTTTTCAGTCACAATTAGAGTTTTACATGTATACCCACAATCAGTACATATGATTACTGAAGATAAATCATCTAAATTCATGCTTCTACCACAATATTTACAGTTTTCTAGTAATTCACCTTTAAAATAATCTTTATATGTTGTATCATCTATATTTGATAGATAATAATTATTCGAATATATATATTCTTTATCCATATCCTCTTCCTCTTCTTTTTCTTCTTTTTCTTCTTTTTCAGAAAAATAATTTAATATCCCTTTATTAACTTTTGTATTCGATAGTTTATCATTTCTGTAATAATTATCCAAAAATAATCCATTATCCAAGAAATATTCATTTTTATCATCTTCATTCAATTTACTAATAATTGTGGTGTGTAAATCATCAATCATTCTTCTACCATCAGTATGACATTTCTTTGTTTTTTTATCTTTTACTATCGACATAATATAACAATATTATATATTGTTTTAAATATTTAAAAATAAATTATAACTTAAATAGCAAATAATGGAACAATTAAAAGAGATTCAACCTTCAGAAATTAATGATTTTAAAGATAAAGTCAAAAATTGGATTGCTATAGAAGAACAGATATCTATTTTACAAAGAAAGGTGAAAGAATTAAAACAAGTAAAAAAAAATCTTGAACCTTCAATCACCGAATTTATGAAAGATAATAATATTACAAATTTGAATACAAGTAACGGGAAAGTCAAGTGTAATCAAGTGGTTAGAAAAAAACCATTAAACAAAATCAATATTAGGGAAAATTTATCCAAAATTATAACAGATGATATTATAGTCGAATCAGCAATGAAATCAATCATGGAAAACAGAGAAAAGAACATTGTATACATTTTATCCAAACCTAAAAATACAAAAAATAATAGTTATTCTATTCAATAAAGTAATTCATATAATTTATTATAAATCATATATCCTTTTTTATTTCTATCTTTTATTTGGCTGAGAATTTTTTCAATATCATTACTATTGGCTTTTTGATTTATATTTAGTAAATACAATAATATCATTCTATGTTTCTCCGTGAAATCATTTAATATTACTTTATTATTAACAGATAAAGAAGATCTATTAAAATACAAATTATTTGAAATATATTTATTATATCCTTTCGAATTTACATAATAATTAATTATACATGTTGTATAAATTGGTAATAAATCTCTGATATATTCTTTACTATAATTATCTATTAATAGATAATTATTATAATTATTGTAAATATTTACAATCCTCTTGCTTTTTTCTGTAGATAGATATTTATAAATATTATCTAATAAACTTAATATTATCCTACTATCATTTGATAGTCGTAATATTTCAGAATATTCTATATCTTTATTTATTATTTTTTCAGATATTGTGTTATTAGAATAATAATTGTCTTTTTCATCTATCCATGCATTTTCTACAAAAGATATAAATACATTTAAATTATAATTAGAATTTTTAATACAGTTATTTTTCATTTTTTTTGTAAGAGTTATTTTTTTGTCTTTAATAATTTTGTTACATATATCTTCATAATTATTTCGAATATTTATTTTCAATGTATCATATTTTAAATTTTTGAGATGTTTATTTTTTATAATAAATGTTTCCGATGATATTATAATTATTTTAGAATCATAAAATACCTTTTCTTTTAAGAATAAAATAATATTATGAAAATTAGTTATATCATTTTTATAAATTATATCTATATCATCTATTAATAAACCTCTTGATTTACTAATATTCATCATTAATGAAATACTCTTGCGTTTCAAACAATTTACTATATGATCTTTTATATTTTTGTGGATTTTTGAATTGTAGAAATTAATAGTTGTTAAAATTGTATCGCTCAATAATTTATTCGCAAGCGTTGTTTTCCCCGTACCCGGATCACCATGAATAATCAAGGGTTGATTAATATTAACTCTCATTTAATAAAATTAAATTTTTTATATTTAAATATATATATGGTTAAAAGTAAGCAGTTAAAACCTAGGAGGAATACTTCACATACTAATGCACATTTAGGTATGAGAAAAGACAGAAGTGGCAAGTTGCCGCCATCAACTGTAATAATTAGTAAATCTAAAAAAAGGATAGAAAATGCAGAAAAGGCACATAAAGAAATGATGGAACAGAAAAAAATAGATAAAGCATCAAGGATTGCTTCAGGTAAATTATTAGATATTGATGGGAGATCTATTATTGGACAAGGAAGACTAACTTCTAAAGAAATTGATAATCATCTAGAAGCATTAAATGAAGAAGTAAAATTACTTACTCAAAACATGCAATCAATTCAAAAACAACTCGAAACAGCACAAAGTAATATGAAAAAAGCAAGGGAGAAGAAGATGAAAGCTAAATTTGCCGAAGATGCTATAGATGCTTTTCAAAATTTAAAAAATATTGGAAATCGTGGAGCATCTTTAGCAATGAGTGGACTTGCTGAAATAGGCGAAGCAGCATACACTAGAATTAAATCAAGCCCCATGTTAAATAGAACTGCAAATTCAGCTTACAAATATATGAAAAAAAATACACCCGCGGGTGTAAAAGTATCTGAAGAATTTGGAGAATTTGGGGCAGCAATGGAAAGATTATCTAAAAAGAGACGGAAAACTAGAAGAAGGATGAAGAGATGATTATCTTCTTTCAATAATATCCATTAACTTAAATTTTATCTTAGAATTTTTTTCATTTTTTATTAAATCACTTAATAGTTTTTGATATTCATTGTTAATACAATCCTTATTAAATAATACTATAAATATGGAATATAAGCATTGGACATATTTATATTTTACTTCATAATCATCGCTTATTTTAAGAATTTCTATAATATCATGAATATTTTTATCTACACGACCGTTTGTTAATTTCTGTTTTTCTAATTCTGTTGTTAGAATATACCAACCAACGATTTCATCAATATATTTATTCCTTTCACATAACTGTAAATATTCAGATTTAGTATTATCTTTTAAATTATATTTTTCTATATTTTCCTCTATATCTTTTAATACTGTATTTATAATAGCTAATTTACTATCATCTGTATAGATATTACATAATAATTTAAGATATAATTTTATAAATTGTATCTGTTTTATACATATTCTTAATATATTGTCAATTATATTAATATTAAGACTACTATTTTTATTTAATAAACTTATAATTTTAGTTTCTACATTATCATAATTTTTATCAGTTATTTTATTTAATAAAGATATGATTTTTCTTGTTATATTATCTTTATTATTCTCACTATTATTTTTTTTATAAATTCTTCGAGTATATTTTTTATTTTCAATTAGTGTTTCTATGAATTTAATAAATTGAATGCTTTTTTTTATATCAAGATAATCTGAATATTCTCTCTGTAATGTTTCATTACTATTAAGTTTACTTAGTAAATCATGATATAACATATTTATTATATCTATAATATTTATTCTTTAAACATTTAGTAATTGATTTAGTCTTTCAATTATTTCATTTAAAATTTTTATGATTTCATTTAAAATTTTTATGATTTCATTATTTTCTTTTTGCAATCTTTCAACATCATCAAAATCTGTCAATAATAGAATATTAATATACGGCTCCAAATTTATTATATCACCTGTTTTTAATAAATGACCTCTAAATATTTCTAAATCATTCTCTGGAATAGTGTAATCTTTTCCCAGTGGAATTTTATTGTCCGTTGTTATATCCTCTTTTTTAATAATTATTTTATCATCCCCCTTTGTTAGTATGTATCCATGTAATTGCATGTTATCAATCGGGATTCCTGATATTTCAGATAATCTTTGAAAAAATTTCTCCTCCTTAGCGGCTCCCTCGGCTTCTCTATCAGCCCCGGCTTCTCCATCAGCCTCGGCTTCTCCATCAGCCCCGGCTTCTCCATCAGCCCCGGCTTCTCCATCAGCCTCGGAATCATTAATATATTTGTTTTGTATATGTAATCCAGCTTTTAATGCACGATATTTTTTATCATCATCCAGATCCAGCTTTTCAATAAAATCTTCTTTTTTAATTTCCGGAAATCTTCGCGTTCCAACCAAAAATGAATATGTATTTACAAGATGTTGCAAATATTCTCTGAATTTAGTTTGAATTTCGGGTGATTCAATATTTTCTAAATAATTACTATATTCATGTGCAAATTTAAATAGTGTTTCTGATACAGATTGAGATAATTCTAAATCTGTAGGAACATTGAGCTCTATTACTTTTTCAATTGGTGTTTCAGACTCAATTATTGATATTAAACTATTTTTTAAATATTCATTTCCTACAACGGTTGGATCCATCTTTTATTATATATATATTATTCTTTATAATATTTTAAGTAAATCTTTTAAGAATTCTTTTTCTATAGAATTAGATTTGTTAACTCTGGGATTTTCGAAAATATAATAATCTTCTGTTGAATATTTCAAGTTGCGGTTACCAACTTTGATTGTAATATAAGGATCTTTAATACATACTAAATTACCCTTTTTATAAAATTCACCAGTTCTCTTATTTACTATAATTAATCTCATATTAATAAATAAATCTTCTATATCTTCATGATAAATAACATCTTTCAAGTGCTTAGTTGTATCTCGAGATAAAAATAAATTAAATACATCCAGTTTATTGTTATATATCTCAAGTAAAGGCTTTAAAGGTTCTATCATAATTTAATATAAGTATTATTAAATTTAAATGATTAAAGATGTTTCTGTAATTTTAAAAGAATTAGAAAATTATGAAGAAATTGAAATGCCATATAATTTCAATAGTAATTGTCATATTAAATATATAACTATACTTAAAAATGGAGAAGAATCTTTCTTTAAAGGTGGAAAATATGTAAGTAGAATGAACGATGATTTGTTACTTGATAACGGAACAAAAATTTGGAGAGTTCCAATCTATCTGAGAGATAAAGAAGGAGAAATAATCTATAAAAGTAGATTATTTTGTAAAAATTCAGAATCAATATGCGTTGATAAAGATTCAAAAGAAGAAATAGAAAAACTGAATAAAGTAGTAGAATATCAGCAGTCGATTATTAATAAATTATCTGAAAGATTAAAATTACTCGAAATACAGAAAAATGAACTTCAACTACACAAAAAAGATTATGAAGAATTATTAGAACAAAATAGACATAATCTTAAAAAATTATCATTAGAATTAAATGAAAAGAATGAACATATAAAATTACTATTAAATGGGAATAACATGTGATTTATCAACATATCCATGACCTACAGTGTGATTTCTATCATCTACAGAACCTCCATTTATCAGTTGTTTACTTTCTAGTATTTTTTTTTGCATATTTTCTGAATATAAAATTGTATCTGAATCATTATAGTGTTTATATTTAGAAGGTTCTATATTTGATATTTTATTCTCAATATTTATTATTTTATCTCCATCAACATCTTCTAATATTTCTTGAAACTGTGAAGAATATGTATTATTATCATTTATTTCAACGACTTCTTCACATATAGGAGAATTGTGTATGCTATCTATATCTTTCAAATTATGTAATTCAATAAATGTATCAACTGTTCCATTGGAAAAATATTCGTGACTATATTTTTTCTGAATATAATAATTATCCATTGTATTTTCCCCACGACATACAAAAAATTTAGAATCATCAACATTTTGATAACCTTCTGGGAAAATCATAAATAAAAATAATAACCCCAAAAACCAATATAAAATCATATATTAAATATTGATATTTATTTTCCGGTACTTCCAAATCCACCATTCCCTCTTTCAGAATCAGAAAGAGTATCAACTATCGAAAGTTCAATTGGCTCTAAGTATCTTCCACATATTTGAAATAATCTCTGCCCCTTTTGAATATCAAAATCTTCATCACTAATATTATCTACAGCAGCCATTATATTTCCCCTATAACCCGCGTCTATAATCCCCCTACTGTTGGCCAGGCGAAGGGGTGTCTTTGAAATTGAAGATCTACACTCTAAAGTATAGCAAATATTTCTATCATCATTATCAGATTTACCTTCACACTGAATCATTAGATCGATAAATACAGTTTGCTTGGCACATACTTTAATATCTGCGGGGCAGTAGAGATCTAATCCAGCATCACCTCTTCTTTCTCTATTTTCATTTTCTTCATCGGTTGCCTTTTCAGAATACAATTCTTTTAGTTCAGGTGTAAGTGGTTTCAAAAGTAGCTTCATTATTATTCTATTAATTAGTTTTATAGTTTTAAATAACAATCAAATTTACTAGAATCATCTCGGTTATCTACAAGTATTTAAGTAGATATCGTCACGGACAATTTTTTCAAAATAATTAAAATAAATTCTTTCCACCCCCTCATCCTCCTCCTTTCATAAGTCTTTTGGTTTTCTTTTTCCCAGATCTCTTTTTACCGCCCTTTTTACCGCCCTTTTTTGCTTTACACGAATTCGATTTTCTATCCCATACTTTTCCATGTGTTTTACAAAATCTTCTAGCACTTTTTTGATATCCCCCCACTGTACAATTATGACATATTTCATCTCTATTCAATTTACCTGTTTTAGGATTCATTATTGGTCCAAAATATCCTAAATTCTCTTCATAATTTTGACTGTGTCTTGTACCTCCGCCCTTTTTGGATTTTTTTCGCTTACCCTCCTTGTTGGATGTTTTTTTAAGTTCAGAATAAAATGGAGACCAGGTAATAGATTTTCTCATTTATAATATACCATAGATTTTTATAATGTAAATTTGATTATTTTCTATCCATCTTTGATTAAAGAAAGATGAATATCTTACAGGGAGAAATTTGGTGGATTTCTTTAGAAGAGAATCCGGTAGGTCATGAACAAGGTGGTTCAAGACCATTCTTTATATTGTCAAAAAGTGAGTATAATAATAGATCTAAAACACCAATAGGTTTTGCTGTTTCAAAAAGTATGCATAAAAGTAGAAACAAATTCAGTGTTGAAATTGTTTACAAAAATATAAAAAATGAAGATGAAAAAGTCTGGGTGAATGTTTCACAATTAAGAACTTTGAGCATAGAAAGGTTCGGAAAAAAATTAGGGAGATGTTCTTCAGCAAATGATATTCAAAAAATAATGAATCATTTTTATAAACAAATTATCTTATAAAATTTCATCTTTGCATAAAGGACATAAATTAGAATGTTTCATCCATTTTATGATACATTTTTTATGATAAGTATGACCGCATTTTAATGTACATATTTTATCATTATTAATATATGTTTCAAGACATATACAACAATCATCTATAAGATTTATATCATTTGTAAATTTAATAGAAATTGAACGAATAAATCTGTACTTTTTACATTTATCAATACAGAAATAACAAGTATTAGAAAAGATTGATATAAGTATGATAGATGAAATCATAATCAAACCTTCATACAAATTGATAGAATTATTCTGTACATTAGGGGAAGGTGGGAATTTCTGATTTTCATATTCCATGAATTATCTTATTATAGAGATTACTTATTAAATCAATTTTCAACATTAGGTGACAAACATAATTTGATATCTCCTAGATTTGCTACATCATACTTGATTACTAGTGGATAATCATTTTTAATATAAACATAAATAAGATTACATAAATTCGTACATTTAGTAAATAAACTAAGATATCTTAATGAAAAAACACCCTGAATTGGATTTGATTCAGAAGTGGATTTCGCAAATGTGAGACCATTATGTGTTTCTCCTAAAATTGTTTCTTGTGTTGCAAAGTCTCCAACACAATTTAAAAGGAGAGTTGATCCTATACTTTTTACCTCTATATTTTCGCCAATATTTGTCATGTCGCGGATAATTTTTTGAAAATCATTTGAAGGCAATGTTAGTTCAGTTTCAAATTTTGCAGGTGGAATCTCAATAATATCATCATTAATATCTAATAAATTCATTTTAAATTCTGTTCTTACATTTTTTTCAAAATTATTCATGATAATCCCCAAACGATTTGAATCATTCTTCTTAATATAAAGAGTCAATGTATCGGTATTACTCATTGTTTTGATAAGCTTGTAAAAATTCATCATATTTATTCCAATTGTAATCTTTTGAGGACAAAAATAGTGTTCAAAATTTTCGGCATGGAGTTTCATATGTATTAATACAATTTGAGAATTATCTGTTGCTATTAATTTTATACCCGTTTCGTCAAATACCATATTTGTATCTGTTAAAAGCTCCTTTAAAGATTCAATTAAAATTCGAGTTGCCCCAGATTGAACAGTTTTTATATTCATAATATATTCATCTTCATTTTCCTGAACCATTTTATTGTAATCATTATATTTTATTTCTTTAAATAAAACTCATATTAACTAGATATTTTGTCTGCAAAATTCAACATATTAGAATCCCCATAAATGAAATTACCAGTTGGTTTATATGTTTCCGTAGAGATATATTTGCTATCATTTTTAATTTTAGTAACATTTGTGTTTTCTGCTAAATTTTTATTTGGTTTGAGATTCCATGTAATAAAAAGCCAATTAGGATCTATATATAATAACTCAAATCCGTTCGATTTTAGACTGTTAATTATATACTTTTTTAATTTTTCAACATCATACAGCGGTATACCAATCATAAATTCTGGTATTTGATAAAAACAGTATGTTCTATTGTTTTTAGAATTAAATAAAATACGAGAATGACATTTTTTTAATATATTATCATATAATTGTAATTCTTTGATATATTTATCATTTATAGGAGCATATAATTCTTTCATATCAATTCTAGACATCTTATAAGTTAAATAAATATTTTATTTTTGATATACTAATTAAATGGACAAAATAGATACACTTGTTATTTCTGGCGGCGGTCCTTCTGGTATAGCATATTTAGGAGTATTTAAAGGACTTTATGAAAAGAAAATCATAAGGAAAAATTTAGAAGGAATAAAAGAAATCATATCTTGTTCAATTGGATTTTTACCTGCGTTTTTATTCTCTATATCAGATAATTATACTATGTGGACAGAAATAGTTGAATCTGCAAATTTATCAGCAATTGTAAATACAGATGATATATCATTGGATAAATTATTAAATGGTAAAGGATTATTCAGTAATCAATTATTATATGATATATGTGAATCTATATTAAATAATATCTATCAAAAAAAAACAATTACATTGAAAGAATTATATGATTTAACTAATATCAAATTAACAACTAAAGTGTATAATATAACTAAAAGAATAGTTGAATATATTTCACATGAAAATTATCCAGAACTAGATGTTAAATTAGTTGCTAAAATGACAACCTCGATCCCTTTATTTTTTGAACCAGTTGAATATAATGGATGTATTTATGTTGATGGGGGAATTCGTGGTTCTTATCCTATTGAAAAGTGCAATTCAAAAAATTATTTAGGATTATTTATAATTGGCGGCATGTCTTTGAATGAAAGTACAAATATACCATTAATAAATCAGATGATCTCTATAGCATGTGATCAAGATTTATCTTATTATAAAAAAGATGATAGAGAATTAAGATTTGAAATTAATAATGGGTGGGATTTTGATATGACAAAAGAAAAAAGAAAAGAAATTATTGATAAAGGATACAAATTAACATTAGAACAAGCTGGTAAATTTATTCAATCAATCGAAGATTAAATTTCATACAACTTTCATAACCATTTGGTTTCTTGTCAGATTTATATTTACCATATGATAGACCATATTTAGACTTTTCTTGCCATTTTTTGAGTGCTTCTCTTACACCACTCTTATCCGGACGATTCATAAATTCTTCATCTTTACACCAATCAATAAATTCTGAATACAGTGTTTCAAAATCGGTTGGAGCATACTCTGTAACTCCATCCGCCGCCTTTTCATTATCTGCTTCTTCACACTTTAGAACAATCCATCGACCAACCAAATCATTATTATTTCTGTAATCTCTTGTCTTAGCCTTAACTTCATCTGGAATAGTAATTCCATTCTTATCATAATCCCTCCAATTCGGAAGAAGAATCGAATAGAATGGAATAATCCACATTGGAATCTTATTTTTGATACGCTTATCCTTGATATGTCTGTGTTTTGACTCGTCTACATCCTTTTCTTCATCTACAAAACGAGCTATGAAATCAACAACTTCCATCCTTCTCCATGTACCATCATCATTTGATGGAACATTTGGCAAATCATTACACATCATCAATAGTTTAAACTGTGGTGTAAATTCGAATGGTTCTTTGTAAAGACCTCGAGCTTGAATTTTATCATTTCCAGTCAATTCCTTCATTTGTCCAATATTCATAGTTTCATTAACATCTGGTTCTTGCATTACCGCCAAACGCTTTCCTCTTGTAACCGCCATTTCTGGACTTGCTGCTCCAGATGCCTTCCGCTTTTGAGTCAGTAAAGCTACTGGTAGATTGCAAGCATATTCTCCAAGACACAATGACATCAAATCAATCAATTTGGATTTACCATTTCCACCAGTTCCTGTCCACATATAAAATCCCTCATCTCGATTATCACCCGACAACAATTTACTCAAGAATTTCAATGTATATTCTCTAACTGCTTCATTTGGAACAATCTTATGAATGAAATCTTTCAAATCCGCATGATATCGATTATAATTATCAATATTGTCTTCAAAATAATCATTTAGTTCATCTAGAGGAATTGGCATATCTGCTTCTTCTACTGGCAAAGTAACCTTAGTAGACAAAGTAACATAATCTTCAGGTCGACCTTCGCGAAACATATTATTTTTAAGATCATATATACCATTATCAAATCCTAAAAGACTATTATCCGTGTCAAATTGCTCCATAATTTCTTTCTTGTAGAAGAGATCTCTAAGATTATTCATCAATCCCTTCACATAATTCCCCTGTAGAAGTTTCATCTTAATAGACAAGACATTCTTCATCCAGCGACCCTCTTTTGTCTTCCCATCCCGAATATCCTGTTTTTCATCATCATCTTCTGCCGCTGCAATAGCTGCCTCTTTTTTCTCTCTATAAATTTCTTCATATTCAGTATATAAATTATAAATTTCATTGTGAATCTTTGTTTTTAGAATAGTCCCCTCTAAAGTTCTTTGCCAACGAACCCCATTGAAATGATACCATTCATCTTTCACATTAACAGAAATAAATTCATCTTTGTATCTTTGATAGATAACTTGAGCAACCAAATAATCAGCTTCAGAACCATTCTTAATCGATTTATCTACAAATGTTGAAAGACTCGCATTCTTCGCCTTGATATACTCTTTTTCATTATCATTTTTCGCCCAAAACATCAAAGAACCAATCCCTAATCTTTCTCCACTATGATCATTATTGAAAGATTCCCACTTCTTTGAACAATCTCGCTTTGATGTTCCATCCTTATATCTATCATACAAATTACTGAAAGCTTCCCAATCTTCTAACAATGAAGGATTAATATTATGCAAACACAATCCGACCGATAACCATTTACCATACTCTTCTGATCTATTTTTGGATAGACATTGAATTAATGCTTTCACTAATTTGAGTTCTTCTTCTTCAACAATCTTATAAGGATTAATGATATTATTATTATCTACATAGAATTTATCTCCGTAGATATCATCGTTATTTGTCATTGTAGGACTACTAATAGATAGCTTTTTCTGTTTAAGTGTTTTTACAAACTCCTCTTTGTAGACTACATTATCATTTTCTCGATAACACATTGACATCATTTTCATAAGTTCAACCGGATCTTGATAATACTTTTGAAAGATACTCGATTCTATCTCAGATGCTCGAAAATTAGAATCCATTCGATAAACTTTAGTAACAATGTATGGACTTTCCATTTTCTTCCCACAACCATACAATTGCCAAGAAGAAAATGAAGAATCAACTATCTCTTTATCAGTATTATCTGGTGGAATCTCACAAGTTTCCTGGAATATCTTGGTAATCATACCAGAATTTTGAATTCGTTGAATAATTTTCTTAAATGCGCCTTTGCTTACAATTAGAGATGGATACATTAAATGCAAACCATCTTTACTTTGGAAACCTGATTTATTACATGGATACGGTTTGGCTTTTTCCATAACAATCACATTACCATTTGATTCAGATATCTCCAAACATTCCTTTATTTCAGAGTTAAGATAATCGATGATTCTTTGAATAGTTGTATCTGAATATTGTCTTTCATTTATTACTGATTTATATTTCATATCAAAGTCAAATGGTAAAGGGAAATTATCTTCCATTCTTTCAACTATTTGATATGATTGATTCTTATCAATAACATTCTCATTTACTAACTTATAAAAATCGAATAAATTATTTTGAGGGATTTTCCATTTCCCACCAACTTTTGTCGGAGTCATAGATGTGTGCGTTGGTTTTTCATTTGTTGAATTGGAAAGTTTGAATGGCTTCAAAAAATCTTCCATTCAAATAATGTATCTTTAATATTTTATTCTTTAATTAATTTCAATTTGCTTATTGAAAATCAAATTTCTACATTTAGTCGAAACTCCGTAATATTTAAATATTATGAACAATATCTAAAACACACACGAAAATTTATTTTTCTACAAAAATAAATGACAAAATTATTTAAATATTAGAATGTATTCTGAAATAATATCAATTAAATGTCCAAGGATGTTGTTAAAAGAATCGCCAAAATAGACATGAAACAGATAGAACAAATGAATTTAAATGAAAGTGGTATCTTTGTAGAATTCGATGAATCGGATATAACTAAAGCTAAAGCAATGATAATTGGACCAAAAGATACACCGTATGAAAATGGGGGACTGTTCTTTTCGATAGAGTTCCCTTGTAATTATCCATTTTCTCCTCCCAAGATCGAATATATTTCTAATAGTTTTATTCGCTGTCATCCAAATTTATACAGAGGGAAAGCAAGAAACGATTTCAAAGGTAAGGTCTGTTTATCAATATTGAATACATGGTCTGGTCCAAAGTGGACATCTGTAATGCATATTGGTGGTATATTATTAACTATTCAATCAATTCTTACAAATAATCCATTACATCATGAACCAGGTTTTGAAAAAGAAACAGGTAAAAGAAATGATGCATATAATGATATTGTAAACTATAATACAATTAAATTTTTGATTTCTGAAAATTTAATGAAAAATCAAGAGAGTTCTCCATTTTCAGAAATTATTAAAAAACATTTAGTAGAAAAAAAAGGAGAAATTATTTCTAAAGTAGATTCTTTGCTGAGTAAATATGATTCTCCAACTAGAATTACAATCGATACATACAGAACTGATGTGACTATTGATTATTTGCGATGTAAATCAATAATCGACAAATATTATGAATCCATTTAAATATTGAATGAATTCTCTTGTTCTTCATCAAACATACCGTACATACTATATTCACTTTCTTCATCAAAATCGTCAATATCAAAACATCCTACTTCTTCATCATTAATGGGAACGGATGGTAATACTGGATTATTTTCTTGGTCAACAAAAAGATTTTCTGTATCTCCACTGTAACTTGCCATAATTTCTTTTATTTTATCATATCGTTCATTCATATTATCTTGATTATATTCATCACTTTGAATATATTCATTTGCTTTTTCAGCGCCCATATGATAATATAGGGTGATTCCCATCTTTTGCTTTTGGATTTGAGCATATCTTTCGTCTTTTGTTGCATCTGTTAATTTTTCAACAATATATTGTTTTTCTCTTTCTTTTTGTTTGGAAATACGATTTGATAAATCTAATCTTTTTTCATTTAAGAATATCCAATTTGGATCATAATGTTTATATAAAATATCAGTAAAAATATCAATCAAAAATTGAGATAGTACAGAACTAGATTCTTCACTGAATTCTTCAAATTCAACATCGGTATCTATTTCAGAAAATATATCTTTCAACATAGAATATGCTTCAGAAGTATTGTCATTTAAATCTTCAATAAGCTTTATTGATTCCGTAAATATATTCAAGAAATGATATTTGATTACGATATTCATATTTTTCTCATTATAGTATTCATCTCCTTCATATCCTTTCATATTTTCTATATCTTTCAAAAATACAGATATATTATCATATAAGAAACTAAAATATATATGTGCATTCGGGTATTCTTTGAAATATCGATTAAAACCAATTAATGATGGATTAGATCTTTGAAAGAGATTTTCATGAAAATAAAGATCTATATGAGTATTTTCTCTATCAATGTGATTTGTAAATGAAGAATAATTCACATCTGACATTTTCCATCGTTTTTTAGGTATTTCTGAAGAAGATGTTGGTTTAAATATATCTCTCTGCATTAGTGATAGAACATTTCTAATGTGTGTAATATATCTTTCAATGTATGAATAATTTAAATTGTCATCATTAATGTATAGTTTTAGTAGAGTTATTAAATCATCTGATACAAAATTTACTTTAGAACTATTATGCTGTTTGAATAATGTTATAAATCTTTTCTTTTGATTTGTTTGTATATTAATAGATCTTGTGAAAAAAGTAGAAATCTTATTTATCTGCAAATTCCTATAACTAAGCATAGTGGAATATATTTCACGATAGTTTTTCATAATTAGATCTTTATTATCATAATCATCACGATAAATAATATCTAAGACACTAAATAAAGTAAGATATAAATTTTGATTAGATTCATCCATTGAAAATATTCTACCATTTAAATAATTTAATAAACGACCATATATTAGAGGATAAGTATCTATTAATGCATAATCGGATTCTTTATAGATTATCTTAGATTTTTCTATCGAATTATATATCATTTTATTCTTTGCAATTAGATAATTTATCAATAAAAGATAATTTTCTTCATTTATATCTATATCTTTATATTTTTGAAGATCAGTATTAATATTTTCACTTATATGTATCTTATACTTATCATATAATTTATTTTCTTTCATTTTTATAATTTTATCATTTTCATCGTACCGATATAGTGAGAATAAGTTGGTTAAATATTCCATTCTTTCTTCTTTTAAAAGATTAAATTCAGATTTTGGAAAAGCTTCAATTGGATTATAAAAATAAACTCTTTTAGGATTCGTATTCAATAAATGTAAATCATATGTATTAATCGTATTATGTATATAATGATTACATGAATCTATATTTTTAAAACATGATTTTATTTCAGAATTATCTCCATACAATCCGAAAATTTTTGGAAATAGTTTTGTGCGCAACATTTTGAAATCTAGTTTTGGAAATGAATCACTATCTTCATTCCAACCATGCTCTACAAATATTCTGTGTAATTTATCTTTTTCATCAGATGTATTGAGTAGTCTTCTAAAAGATAGTGTCATGAAAGCATTCGATTTTTGGACTCCATATAAAGATACTACATATCTAAATAAGACTTTGAATGAACTATTTTTATAAATAGATAGTCCTGGTATATCTAATATTTCTGATAAAGATACAGATTCTGTATCACCCAAAGTCCTTAAAAGAGCTGAATTATTTTTACAAATCCCCCCGTACTTTTTTACATACGATTTTTTATCTTTTTCGTAATTATTTCTCAGTATATCACTTATCTCTTTGTTAATTATATTTTTTTTTAATGGTCTGAACAAGGGCCATTCTTCTTTTAAATACTGATGTTTTTCTGCTTTAATAAATTCATCATATTGTTTGAGTTTTTCAAAAATTTTAGGGAAATTAGGCTGAGTTATAAACTGTATTATATTTGCTAATTGAATATCTATTTCATTTGTATCAAATTCTTTCTCATTAAATAATCCATTACAGTTATTCCAAACCTTTTCATCTTTATATTTTTCAGATAATTTACGAATTTTAACTGATAGATAATTCAACGCGCTTTTATGAATAATTTTACTTTCAATATCGATTATTTGGAAAGTTCTTTCAGAATCATTATTTAAAAATAAAGATGGTATTTTTGTTTGGATGAAAATTGAAAGTATAGAAGATAATACTAATACTTTGTTTGTATCAATTATCCACCCTTGAAAATTCTTTACAATATTTTCTCTTTCTAATTTGAATCCTTTTTTTTGTTTTTTATCTTTTTCAGATTTCTCTTTCTCTTTCAAATCGCTTATAGTTTTGTTTATTCTTGGATGAATATCACTAGTTGTTACATTATTAAGATCATATCTTAAATCGGCCATTCGATTATGATCAATATACTTGTATACCAATAGAATATTGTAAATATCATCATCTTCTAATGAAACACCAATTGATGTAGATAATAAATTAATAATATTACATAATTCTTCATTATCTGTAATATATTTTTCTATTTCGAGCTTCTTTTCTTGCGAAGAATCTAACACTTCAGAACTAACAGATGGTTTTTCACCTTCATATCCATCAAATAATGTCGGATTTTCTTCACATAAATATTCTCCGCAGTATTTGCAAAATATTGATCCATCTTCGGGAGGATTTCCAAATTTATCCTTCATTTTATCAAACAAACTGTTTGAATTATCTATCTCACATTTATATAAATAATGTGTACATAAAATCTTTTTATCACTTATTTTGCTATACAAAAACTTATTATCTTCTGTTATTTTTTCGGATCTTCTTGTAAATGTACGAATAAATTTATCCAAATAATGATTATAAACTTGACGATCTCTTATATTTAGAATATAATTTAGTATTTTATTGATCAAATCTTCTTTATTTAATGTTAATTTAGTTGTTTCAAATTTTTCTTCTTTTATCTTTTTTACCATTTTCACATAATCAATACAATATTTTCTGATATTTCCCTGGATAATTTTGAATAAATTTTTAACTTTATCTGGATTAAAATCAATTGTATTAATATTATATTTCCACAAAACTTTCCTTAAATCCGATAAATTATAGATGGATTTAACAATTTCACTATCTATTAAATTTTCTAATAAACTATCATTCACTGATTCTTTTATTCTATTAATTTCATTAATGTCACTTTTATCACTCAAATTAAGAATTGTATAATTATCACTAATCTCATAATCCTCTATTTCTTTATACTCTATTAATGATTTTTTCATACTTTTCTTTTTTTTCATCTGATTCATTCTATTCTCAAATGAATAAATTGTCTTTTCAAATACAGTGTAGTCTTTTGTAGTTATTTCATCAAATGAATAGGTTGTTTTATCTATTGGCTCTATTAACATCGCTACGAATCTTAAAACATCACACGAATGAACTATTTGTCCCGCATTTTTGATGGAATTGCTATTCCTTCTTTCATCATAGGAATATGGTTCCCCACCTAGTCCCGAACAACTATCATCTTGTATACAATTTCTTAAAAAAGTACCCGAATATTCATTCGTAGTGTATCCGTAACCATTTTCGGTGTTAATTACTTTCGAACTATTAAAGACAACAGATAAATAATCGCTATAATTATTTACAGTTTTCATAGAATTTTCATATTCTTGTAATTCAGCACTTAATTCAACACCAATTAAATCATGATAATATTTAATATTATCTGATATCAATGGAACTAACCATTTAGGTATTTGGTTATCCTTTTGAATAATTTTACCAGATTCTATCATTTCATAAAAAGTATCTATTGTTTTCTGTACTTTTTCAATCATACTAGAATTTTCATAAATATTCATACTTTCAATCATCACTGATAGTAGATTATCCTTTATCGCTATCTTAGAATATTTTTTATCTTCTTCTATATCTGTTTCTAATGTATAGTCATTCAATAAAGATATTTCACTATTATCTGGTTCATACTCTATTACTCTTACTATTTCAATGATTTCATAATCATCCGTTTTTGAGATTATTTCATTTTCATCATAAATGAAAATATAATTTTTATTATTATCACATTCCATTGTTAATCTATTTTCATCCTTTTCTATTGATACTATTTTACCTAATAAAATATCATCTACAGATTCTAGTACAAATAAATATAAATCTCCCAATGTCAATTCTGTGTTTCTTTCTTCATATAGTGTGACATTTATATTACCATTATCATCATCATCATCTATTATTTCTGAGTCTTCTATAAAATTTTCATCCACTTCTACAGATTTTTCTTCATTATCATGGATAGGAATTTCTTCATCCATAGTAATTATAGTTTATACTATATTTAATTATTAGTTATTTAAACAATAAACTTCTATATTATAAATAAATAGTTATGGATTTTTACAATTTCATTAATGAAAATGAAAACTATCAAGAAATATTAAAAAACTATGGATTTAGAATGAATAAATATAAAGATCTCTTAATTATTAGTTATAAATATGATAAGAAACCAGAATTTGAACATGATTGGATGAAACTTTGTAGGGGTGCAATTATTTGTGATAATATGATTAAATGTATACCGCCTCGTAAATCTATTGAAATTGAAAGTATTGATACTTTTGAACATTTAACAATAGATAAAATCGATGGATGTAAGATAGAATCTCTTATCGATGGAACAATGATCAATTTATTCTATCATAATGACGAATGGTTAATTTCAACTAGAAGTGAGATTGGAGGTTATAACAAATGGACAGATAAAAAATCCTTTCGTAATATGTTTGATGAATGCTCGAATATAGATTATGAAAAATTGAATAAAAATTATTGTTATTCATTTGTAATGCAACATAAAGATAATTGTAATGTAACACCAATACAAGAAAATAAACTTTTTTTAACAGAAATTTATGAGTTTGATGAAAATAATAAACCTCTTAAAAAAGATATCACAGAAATAGGAAAAATGATAAATATTGATACACCTGTTTACTATAATTCTATTGAAGAAGCGATAAAGATATATATACAAAATGAAAATAATTGGAAATGGAAAGGGTTTACTATCAAGTTCGAACTTGCTAGATATAAATGTATAAATAATAAATTTAATGATATTATGGAAATAAATGTTAATAGTAATAATGATTTGATAAAATACTTAACTTTGCGAAGAAATGGTAATTTGAAGGATTATTTGAAATATTATCCTATGAAAAAAGAATTATTTAATGATTACAGAAATAAAGTCCATGATTTAACAGGTATTCTATTCCACACTTATAAAGATGTTTTTATACATAAAAAGAAAGATAAAGATAAAATTGAATTTTACTTGAATCCACTCATTTACGATATTCATGATATATACAAACAAACAAAGAAACCTATTCATTGGAATGTTGTCAAACAATATATTCATTTAATGCCTACAAAGAAACTAGCTTTTGCTATGAATCGAATGTAATTTCTGTTATATGATTTTTCAATAGTTTTTTACTATTTTTTAGAATACTATTATATTTCGAATCAGAAATCTCATTCTCAAGTATTTCTATCAATTCATTTTCATTAGATACACCCAAACAATTATATCCCGATTTAAATATTGTTCCTTTATTAATCCATTCATTGTGTAATATTAATAAACAATCTTCATAAATAGCTTCCAAGAAGGTGTATTGAGTCCCACCACCATCATCTTTTATGATTGACATGTCAATCATATATTTTGCATCTTTTAAAATCCTATGGGAATTAAATGTTGGAGATATATTCTTTGGAAATTTGCCCATCCAATACTTTTCAATTTCAAGATCTTTTAATTTATGATGAACATATAATCTATTCTCAGCTCCAAATAAATAAATTTTATTTTTATCATTTAGTTTTTTATTTGCTTTCAATAACAAATCTGTATTTTTATCGAAATCAATTCTAGAAATTGAAACGCATTTTTTATCAAGACCTCCGTTTTTAGGAATTTCATATGTGTGAAATGGATGAAATATTAATTGAGATTCAATAGTGAATTTATCTCTTAAATAATCTTGAACTGATTTGCGAATAGTTATAACATTCAATTTATTTAATAACGGGATATGATTATTTTCAGATATTTTTACTAATGGATTAATTTGTTTTGAATTTTTACATTCAGTTGGGTCGTGAATTACGATTTTCGTATCTTCTGGAAATAAATGTAAATATCCCCAATAATGTTTATCAACTGCTGTAATAATAATATTTTTCAATTTTAAAATATCTTCTATTTTCATATTTTTATATTCTCTTTCATATCCATAATCTCTATTATTTTTTTCTGTTCTTTTTGCTATCTTATAAATTGGACTATTTAATTTATGAGATAGATGCGCTGTAAATGTAACCCATCCACCATAAACAGGTTTGGCTAAATATAGCAAATTTATTTGTGATTCCATTTAAAATAAAAGATATTTAAAATATAATATTCTAACTTGGTAATCCAACACCTTTCTTTTTCTTATCTGGATCAATTGTCAATTTATCTTTATCTATAAATATTTTTTTGATATTTCCATCTTGTTTCTCGGATTTTTTTATATATTGTTTAGTTTCTTGCTTTTTTTCTTGTTTAGTTTCTTGCTTTTTTTCTTGTTTAGTTTCTTGCTTTTTTTCTTGTTTAGTTTCTTGCTTTTTTTCTTGTTTAGTTTCTTTCTTTTTCTTAGTTTTTTTCGAAGGTTTACTTTGAATTTCTTTTATTTCATCATTTGATTTATTCTTTTTATATGTTATTTTTTTGATAGGGGTGATTATATTTTTTTTCTTCTTCTTTTTTCTTTTTAATGATTTGCGCTTTGAATATCGAATATAATTATCTATTAAAGAATCATTTGTATTTAATTTTACTCTTAATCCCGCATTACTCAAAGATTCATTCATATTTAATATAGTTTAGAATTTAATATAGTTTAGAATTTATATTCTTATTTTTTCATGGTATATTTACGACGCGATTTCTTTTTTGCTTTTGTCTTTTTATTTTTATGGAGAGATTTCTTTTTACGGATAGATTTCTTTTTCCCTCCACCATATAAGCGTCTCGATGAGGCCATTGATCCAGGTGGAAAAAATACAGAATCCTTTGATATTGGTTCAAATAATCTAGAAGATTCGGATGATCTACTTGGTGATCTAGGCGATGTTGGTGATCTAGGCGATGTTGGTGATCTAGATGATGTTGGTGATCTAGGCGATGTTGATGATCTAGGTGATGTTGGTTTATACCATATAAAATATGAAAATGCCTCATCTTCAGATAAAGGTTGTTCAATTCTTCCCGAAAAATCATAAAGTGCATCAAAATTCATCCAATCATATCTGTCGATAATACTCTCCGCATCAATATTTGTTTCTTTGGATGGAATGTATGGTATAAAATGACCCGCATTCCCCTGTTCCCTCTGTCTCCAACTCTGTTGAACTCTATCTTGCGAAACTCTCCAAGACTGAACTAATCCCAATAGTTTATAACCATCATCTTTATGACACGGATCATCTCTCGACCGACTGGGGTTACAATTTAGTCTTATCCCAGGTTGAGAAATCCCATAAGTTAATTCTATCCCGATCCTTCTAAAAGCAAGTATGAGGAATCGTATTGTCTCGTTTGCGTCATAATATGCATAGTTATAGATATTTGCTTTCTGAGTTTCTATATCACCTATAAGAGAAGAAAATAAATTCAATCTAGAATTTTCCGCTTTATCATCGGCTGATATATATTTATCTTGTTCTTCCTTCATTTTTTCAAATTCTGTTATTACTTTTTGATATGTTTCCTGTCCCCATTCATCTTTGACTATTAAATCATATAGTGTATTTATAAATATATCCTCGCTATCATAGCTTTCTCTTAGCTGTTGTTTTAATTCTATAATTTTATTACGGATATCCCTATTTTGAAGAATTACATATAATGGGGCATTTAACCAGCATTTATTCACTCCATTTCCAGAATTTTGAACGGATATATTCGGCGTCCAGTACTCATCCTGATAGAAAATAGTGGATTTTCTACCGGGGGCTTCTCTTGGAGCCAACCCATGTTCTCTATCAGCGGAAGGCGTTGGAGATCTCGGAGAACTTCGCAGTCCAGTAGGTCGATGCCCGGGGGCTTCTCTTGGAGCCAACCCATGTTCT